AAAAAAATACTTTACAAGAGGTTCAAAAGTGTGGTATAATTATAATAGAATAGGAGAGTATTATTAAAAAAAAAAAAAAAAAAAGAAGCTATTCAGCTTCTCCTTCTTTATCTTCGTCAGCAGTGATTACAGCTCTACCTTCAGCAGTGATAGTGTAGCGAGTTAACATTTTAGCGTTTTCTCCTTCACCGAATACTGCTTTTTCTTTAGTGCAGAAACCTTTACCTGCAGCTGCTGCTAAAGTTGCGTTAACTCCGTTGAAAGTTTTACCTTCCATAGCACCTAATACTTCTCTAGCAAATCCTGCTCCGTTTTCTCTTTCTGCTAATACTGCTAATACTGCTTTCATGTTTTCAGTTACTTTTACCATATTTACCACCCTTCACTCAACCTATGGTTCATTGAGTGCCTTTCCTTTTTCATTTTACATATATATTATAACACATTCCTGACCAAATTGCAAGTATTTTTTTAATTTTTTCTGCAATTTTTTAGGAGCTGTGTGATAACCTTTCTTTCTTTTTCATTTTCTATAATAATTATACTACAAAACACACCAAAAGTCAAGTAAAATTTCTAAAAAAATTTAATAAAATATACTTGACAAGAGGACCGATTTCGTGATATAATTAAAGGGGATAAAAAAAAAAAAAAAAAAGATATATTTTCGCAGCTCCTTAGCGCAAACGTATGTTCGCTAGCGCAGCTCCTTTTACCGAACAAATGTTCGCCCCCCGGCCGCTTGCGGATATTAGGGGCCAGCCCAGCTCCTTGGGCAGCTCCTTTAAGGGGGCAGCTCCTGGTGGTTCAAAATAGGGGGCTGGCAATTTGGGGGTAGTATTTAGCTATGGCACGCCAGAACCTCCCAAAAAAATATGCGGACAAAAAATATGCGGGCGATTTTTTGCTGAAATAGTTGACAAACGCCTTGATTTATGGTATAATATTATTATAAAATGGGAGAGTTTTTTTATAAAAAAAATAAAGCCATAAAAAAAAGATGCTTATTCAGCATCTTTAACTTCAGCAGTTTCTGCTTCATCAGTTTTATCTAATTCAGCGATACCTGCTTCAGTTAATGTATATTTAGTTAACATTTTGTCGTTATAAACTGCTTTTGCTTTGTTAACATATCCTTTAGTAGCCATTGCTGCTAATGTAGCGTTTACACTGTTAAAAGTTCTTTTGCTACCAGCTTCTACCATTTTGTTTAATACTTCTCTAGCGAAAGCTGCTCCGCCTTCAAAAGTTCTTAATACTCCAGCAACTTCTTTGTAGTTTGCGTTCATTCCAACCATTTTAGCCATATTTCTCACCCTAACACTTACCTATAGCAGAAGCAAGTGCCCTTTCCTTTAAAAATTTTCTTTGACTTTTTTTCTTTGTCATATATATTATATCACATCTTTAAGTGAAAGTCAACACTTTTTGAAAAGATTTTAGCAAAAACTTTTTTTTAGTTTCTTCTTTTTCTTTTCTTTATATATATATTATATCATACTCAGAAGCGGAAGTCAACTATTTTTTTAATTTTTTTGCTTTAGATTTTTAATCCTCTCTTTCTTTTCTTTATATATATATTATATCACTTTTGGCTTTCAAAGTCAATACTTTTTTGCTTAATTTTTTTAAAATATTTTTGCAAAAACGCTTGACAAATCCCAGCTCCTTGTGGTATAATATAATTTAGGGGGGATTATAGGGGGAACGCTTATGCGTCCCTTAACTCATCTTCTCATCTCTCTTTCTTCATCTTTTCTATAATAATTATACCAAATTTTAAAAGAAAAGTCAAGAATTTTCGCTCAAATTTTTTTAAAAAAGTTTTCAAAAAATACTTGACAACGCCCACCAAAATATGATATAATAAAAGGGGAAATATAAATAAAAAAAAAAATATTTTTAAAAAGACTTGACAAGACGCAGCTCCCTATGATATAATAAAAGGATTGGGGGGTTGGGGGGGGCGTGCGCCCCGCGCAGCTCCAGCTCCCAGCTCCTTTGGTGGCGACCAAAGAGGTTGGTTCCGGTACCTAACCTAACCAATTGGTTTCCCTACCTACCCATCTGGACAACCACCGAACATTTGTTCGCCTTAAAAGGTCAAAAAAAAATAGACTTATCTATAAAAGATAAGTCCTTTTTTCTTTATAATTACGGGATTTGATTATTTGTTTTTTGTCAATTTCCACATGATAAGTCTTATTTTAATTCTTTCAAATAAGTTTAACCCCAATATATCTTTACCGAACATATAGACGCCCCCTTTCAAAAACCTATAATTTAATTATAGCATAAAACGGGTATTATGTCAACCCCTAAATTATATAAAAAAAGGGGCATGACACTTTTAGAATATGCCATGCCATAATCTATATATCGGTTGTGTTGATATATGGGGGTTTTGATTATATAATCAAGAATAGTCAAGAGATAAAACCCCTATTCCCTTTGACTAACTTAATTATATCATACTTTCAATAAATTGTCAATACTTTTTTACAAAAAAATAAAAGGGTTTATATCAACCCTTTTTCTTTCATTTCGGCTTTGAATGTTTCCACTGTTCGCCAATTTCCATTTTTGTTAAGTATCAAGTTATTATTTCTATCTAGTGTATTTTGAATTATACTTGCAACGAATATTGTATATTCAATTTGTAAGTCTTCAATTCCGAAGTGAGTTTCTACAAACTCTTCATTTTCTACTAGATATTGATATAAACTTTCGGCACTTGATTTGATTTTACTTTTTGGAGTTAACTTTCCATTTTCTAATGCCCATTTTACATAGTTTTTAGTGCAATAGATTTTTCTAGCATAATTCCAAAGGCAAAGTTTTTGTAGTCCTAAAAGTTTATTGCTTTCTTTGTAGTCTTTTCTTTTATCAATACCATATCTATGATATGTTTTATGTACTGCATTAAAATCAAATGCTACATTGTAAGCACTAAAAATGTTTATACCTTTATCAATGATAGTCTTGTTTATTAGGTCATACAACTTATAAATACTTATAACTTGTGCTTTCCCGTTGTCTATCATTTCTTGCCAATGTGCCAATTTTTCAATAGCATATTTGCCGTTTCGGTATTCTTCATTTTCCCATACCTCTTTTATGATAAAGCATTTCTCTTGCTTTTTTCCAAAAAGTTTATTGATAACTAAAAAACTTAGTTCCATTATAATTCTTTGGTCGTTGCAAGTTTCTACATCTACCAATAAATAAGTATTTGATTTTTTTAGACTTGTCTTGTCTTCTTGTTTCTTGATTATTTCCATTTTTTTCTTTCCTTTCAAATTGACTTTTGTTTTATAATTGATTTAAAAAAGCAACTTATTTGTTGCTTTCTTTTAGTAAATCAATTAGACTTTGAGTTGCTTTGTAGTTTGTAACCATTTTGTCATTTCTAGCAACTTTTGTTTTTGTAGCAAGTTCCTTACTAGCAATACTAGCAAGTGTAGCATTAACACTATTGATTTTGTCAATGCTTATTCCTTGCTTTTTTAGGTCTTCGCTATAATCTTTTATAAGGTCATAGCAAGTAGCACCTTTCTCATAAGTAGCAAGTAAACCACCTACAAAGATTTGTTTTTGAGTTAATTTGATTTTTTCCATAATCTCACAACCTTTCATTTATAAAATTTTCAAAGAACTCTATAAGTTGTCAAGTCTTTACTCTTTCAACTTACATACTTATTATAACATATAACTTGTATCAAGTCAACCACTTTTTGAAAACTTTTAAAAGTTTTTTTATAAGTGGTATAAGTAAATACCCTTAACTAACTTACATATATATAATACCATATATAAAAAAATAAGTCAATAGTTTTTTTGTAATTTTAGAAAGTTTTTTTATATCAAACAAATGTTTGTATCAAGTCAAACAAAAAGCAAACAAATGTTTGTATCATATAACTAATAAAAAAAATGTAAAAAAAAATAAAAAAGTTTTAAAAAACTATTGACAACTATTTTTCTTTTTGGTATAATAAGTATGTAAGATAAAGAAAGACAAAGTCTTACTAAAAAAGAAAGGTTGTGTTAATATGAAAAATCAAAAAAGAAAGACAAAAAGAGTTTTTAAAAGATGGGTTGAAAGTGTGGTTGCATTTGTTATGGTTACATCAATTATGTTAATTTTAATGAGTGTTGATAGTGATTGGAACTTGACTTATTTAAAGTTTGTATTAGTTAATAGTTTAATTGCTTTTATAAGTTATAAACTACTTAAAAAATATGGAACTTATTACTTATACTTAGACGAAGAAGAAGAAGACTAAAAGTCTTCTTTTTTTGTGTCTTAAAGAGTGGGAACTATCAAACGAATGTTCGTATCAAACATTTGTTCGGGTGGGGGTGGGTTTAGTAAAATATCGTACAAATGTTCGTATATACAATAGAGCTCCTACCCGAATTTAGAAAATTAATTTTGAAAATTAAAAATGAAAAAAGCCCAAGCTAGACTTGCGCTATATTTATTTCACTCATAAGTGCTTTACGTATTTTTCTCATTGCTGTCCATTTGCACCATGCCACGCAGTATTTAGTTTCTCCAGCAATGCAATAACTCCATACTTTTCTTCCGCTGGCCTTAAGTCCACGTAAGTATTCTGAGTTGTCTGTCGCTGGTTTTTCTTCTTCTGTGTTAATAGGCTCTTCAACCGGCTCCGGTTTGATTTGGCGTTCTTGTAAGAATTCGCTAAGTACCCCGGCATAGTTTTTGTATTGTGGGTAATCTTCAAATGTTTGCCATACGGTATTCTTATTTACTTTATTCGTTACGCCTTTTGTCATTAGATTTGTTAACGCCTGTTTCTTAACTCCTTCCATTGTATGGAATATTACATATATTTGTCCTGGGTCGCCAATCTTTTCAAAATCTAAAATGACACACCATCTTTTATTCTTTTCTAATTCTAATATTTGACCATTAAATTTAGCTTTTTTATCTTCAATACTACGCACTTCTTTTAAGTCTTTAATTGTATAAACTGTTTTCATAAAATTCCTCCTATTCACATTCCTTTTTATTCTATTTTTCTTTACAATTATATTATAATATAAATCGCTGCGTGAATTCAAGTATTTTTGTTAAAAAATTGCATAAAAAAAAGAATACTCAAGGGTGAAAGGTGAGTATTCTATGCGGCCCAAGTATGTCCCGTGTCATAAACATCTTCGGCCTGTCCGTTCTCATAAATAAGCCTAACTACGGGTGTGCGGACATTGTCCAACACTCCGTATCCCATGAGTTGGGCTGACACTACGTCGCTGGCGTCTATTAGTAAGCTGAGCAACTGACCAGGGTGAAAGGGGTCATTTGCTACTACGCTTACATACGCCGTGGCATCTATGTAGATGCCGTCATCATTATTCTGCGATGGGAATTCTTTTAACTGTTTCTACTGCGTATCCGCCATCTCCGCCTACGCATTCGCACATTGGGAATTCTTCGATATCTGTGCTGTCTTTTTCAGCAATTAATTTAACCATTACATGGCATTCTGCGCCATCATCAGTAATAACTGATTCTACTTCTCTGTAGAATAATTTTCCACAATCTTCTTCACATTCATAAACAACATATTTTGGTGTCATAAGCCTTTTTCCTCCTATTTTTAAAATCCTTGGCCTTGTGTCAATGACTTAAAGGGTGAAATGGTAAGTCACTCACAATAGACCTCGTAAAAAACATTTTTTCTTTTTTTATTTTTTACAATTATATTATAAAATATTTTTGGACCTTTTGTAAACATTTTGCGCGAAAGAGAGCGCGCTAAATTTTTCTAACGGCGTCTCTTACGGCGTTTGGCGGCTTCGACTTTTTCGTGATGGCGTTCTATTAGCGTGAAGATAAAATCATACACGGTGTAGAGCACTAACACTCCTGTCATGAATCCTAATCCATTCATTAAGCCAGTTAACAAGTCTGCTAACATACACTGTCCTCCTCTGGTAAAAAGTTAATATACATGCGCCAAAAGTTAAGCAGCGCTTGTATCTCACCTAAACGCTCTTGAAGTTCAGGTTTGTCGGCATCCTCGATGTAGTCCATCATGTCTTCTAGAGCCATGATTGTCTCTTTAACTACTTGTTTTCCTATCATAGGTTGCCTCCCGTAAAAATTATTTCATTTCTTTTTTAATTTTTACAATTATATTATATCAAAATTTTAAGCTCTTGTAAACTATAATAGCACATATTTTTTGTCATTAAGAGCAAAAATTAATTCTAGAGGTGTTTTAAAATGCTCCTCATAATCTGATACGCTCCATCTATCATGCGTAGCAGTGGCATCGGCTCTCAGCATATAGCTGAAGCCATTGCCGCTATGAGGAAATACGATTTCAAACATATAATCCCCTAAGGTAGAATAGATATGAGTAATGCGTCCACTCATCTCTTTATATACTGTAATATCTGTGTGTTCCGCATTTGTTATATATTCTAGTATATTCTCCATAAATCTATTTCTCCTTTCATTTTTATAATATAATTATATCATTATTTTATATCTTCTGTAAACTTTTTATCCGTTTTTACGATAAATAATTGTGCCATATGTGACATAGCATAATCTCTATCTATTGCAAATGCTATCAAGAATGGATTATCAAAATGGTAGATTAACTTCCATTCATTTCTTTCTGTGAATCTATTGTAGATAAGTAATTCCATATTATCGTCTTTTGAGATATAATATCTAAATGCAGGATACTTATATCCTGTTTTACTAGAAGTAACTTCCATTGTACAAGTTTTACTATGTCTTCTTTTGTAAATACCTATTTCAAATTCTATGCATATTGATACTACAAATGATAAGACTAATATTATAATTAGAATAATTCCTATTGTGGTCATATTTTATTCCTCCTTTGTCTGATGTGATTACAGTATACTATGTATATTATCCTCTTGTCAACTGAATTAGAAAATTTTTCTTCAAAAATTTTTCTACTACATCTCATTTGACTACTATTATATTAATTATATATATTATATTATATAATATTTATCTTTGTCAAGAGATTTTATAGAAATTTTTTTAACTTTTTTACATTTACCTATTGACAAACTAGAGAATCTATGATATAATCTAGTTGTAATAGTTAAAAAGGAGGTAAATATGAAGAAATATTGGAAACATTTTGTAACTATAACTAAGCACAAATGGGTTGTGATGATAAATTGTATAAAAGCTGGAATAATATGGAGAGGACTTACACATGATTTAAGTAAATATGGTATTACTGAATTTTGTAGTAGTGCTAAATACTTCCAAGGGAATAGGAGTCCTATAGATGCTGAAAAAGAAGAAACTGGATATTCATTAGCATGGCAACATCATAAAGGACATAATCCACATCATTGGGAATATTGGATTGACAATATAGGAACTAGAACTAATAATGCAATCAAAGTTCCTTATAAGTATGTAATTGAAATGATATGTGATTGGATAGGAGCTGGTAAAGTATATTCAAAAGAGAAATGGAATCAACATGAGCCATTAGCTTATTATTTAAAAGTGAGAGATAGTAGAATTATTCATCCTGATACTGAGGCATTGATACTTGATTTTTTAACAACAATAGATGAAAAAGGATTAAAAGAATTTTACGCTAAAGCAAAGAACAAGGAGATAAAGAGATTATATGAAAATAGCTAGTTATTTAGATTTTAATCTACAAGCATATCAAGAAAGATTAGGATTAGTAAATTTCTTAGATGAGCAAGGTTTGTTACAACAATGCTCTCCAACAGAATTAGATAAAGTAGCAAATTATTTATTATATGCTGAGGATGTAGACGCTGAAGTAGAATTAAAGGAAGGAAGTAAAAAGAAAGTAAGTTATGAAACACTAATTGAAACTACACTTGGTGAAAGTACAGTACAACATAGTGAGGAAATATCAATTTATAGAGTACCTAGACCTAGTATTGACAGAGAAAAGGATGCAGATATACCTTTTATGAAACAATTATGGGAAGCTATAGATTGGGTTGATGAAAGATATAGATATTGTAGAGAAGTTCTTGAGGGAAAAAGAGATATGGACCCAGAAAGAAAATTAATTCCTACATATCAAACTAAATACTTCTTAAGAGAATGGATGATAGACTTAAGAAGAGAACAATTTTTACTAAAAGATAGTTATCGTCCAGTTGTTGGAACTACTGGAGGATTCCCTAGTCATGTTGATAAACCTGATTATTTAGGAATGTGTATCGGACCACATGTTTTATGTGATATAGATACAAAAGTAGATTTTGGTAATTGGAGACATATTCATGCAATGTTAAAATATTATAATGGTATGGTTCCTAAAATAGAAAACAATATACATCATCCTTGGTGGGACCCTTATATGTTCTTAGATGAGTTGATGAAAAGAGTGAGATTATCTCCTGAACATAGATTAATCCTTGAAGAAAAAATTGACCATGTGTCAAACGAAGACATCGTAAAACATTTAGAAGAAATGGGTGGAAAAACTTATAGTATAAATTATATAAGTACAATTTGGAAACAACATATAACAAAACAATTAGTAAAGCAAGCCTACTTATGGTGGGAAGAAAGAACACATCAACCTGATGGAACATTGGAAAACATGACAAAGTGGAGAATATGTCCACAATGCGGAAGACAATTATACGCTCATGATTTAAACTTTGGTAAATACCAAGATGGGTCTTGGAAAGAAATATGTAAGGATTGTACATATGAAAATAAATTAGCAAAAGAAAAACGTCGTGAGGAGAGAAATGCTAGAAAAAATTCTAAATAAGGAAATAGTAATTCCACATGAAAAACTTAAAAATGTTAAGATTCAAGTGGGACACTATACTATTACTTTGGAAGAATTTATAGAGATTAAAATTCGCCAAATATTAGAGGAGGCAAAGAATAATGAATGAGCAATATAGAACATGTCCAGAATGTGGTAAGAGACAAACTTTGGACATGTATTTACCTGTATCTAATTCATCATTATATAACATAAATGGTACTAGTTATATTTGTATTGAATGTATTGCATCCAAAATAGATAAACATGATTTAGATAGCATAGATAAGATGTGTCAATTTCTTGATTTACCTTATGATGCAAATAAATGGATAGAAATGTCTGACAAATATGAAAAGCTAGGACCATTACTTATTGACTATTGCCAAGAAATGACTAATGGTAAATATGTTGATAATGATTGGTTTAGATATAACAAAATGTGGGAAAAATGTAGAGAGTATAATAGTGTATTAGATGAATTAACGGCTATGCATTCAGATTTATTAATGTATCTTCGTAAGAAATGGGGACACATTGATGATTTTAGTTTAGAGGAATACATGAGAATGGAAGAATATGAAAGACATACTCTTAGCCATTATCCTTTCAAAGATGAAGCAAGAAGAGATATGGTAAGAAAACTTGCTAAGTTATCTGCTATATCAGACCATTGTATTGCTAATGGTGACAATAAAGAAGCTACTGCGATACTACAAAGCTATAATACTTTAATGAAAGAGCTTGGTATTAGTACACAAACTGCTAATAGCGAAAATACAATAGAAAGTTTATCTGAGTTAGTTGCATACTTAGAGAAAACTGGTTTCTTATTAAATTATAAGATAACTGAAAATAGAGATATAGTTGATAAAACTATTGAGAATATGCAACAATATGTAAGACGTTTGTTTACAGATTCAAGCGAAACAGTAAATGAAATGTATAATTCCAAAATGATTAATCAAGAATCTGGAACTGATATTACAGATGAAGATATTGAATTATTGTATTCATCATCTGAAGAAGAAACAGAGTTTGATGACCCAATGGATGAGAAAGAATTAGAAAAAATGTTCCAACAAGTAGAAGATGAATTCAAATAATGTTGAGAAATTATTAGATAAATACTACAGCACATTTTTAGAAAGAAACGATATGGCGCAAATCGTTATAACGCCACAGTATGTAGAAGATAATAGAGAGAAGATGGAAAACATGGTTAGGATTTTTACATTATATCCAGATTATTTGATTGATGTAATTACTCCTACCGACTCTTATTTTAAACTATACTTCTATCAAAGATTATTCTTACGTGTATGTATGCGTTATAGAGAGGTTTCAGGAACATTCCCTCGTGCGTATTCTAAATCGTTCTTAGATTTTCTAGCTATGAATATTCGTGGTATTATGCAACCTAGAAGTAAAGGATTTACTTGTGCGGATACAAAGAAACAAGCTGCACAAATCGTAGAAGAAAAAACAAATGAAATTTATCGTATGTTTCCTTTTTTAGTTAACGAACTTAATATAAGTGATGCTGATAAGATGAAAAAGAAATATGGTAACATGGGTTCTGATTATGCTGAACTTAAATTTAGAAATGATAGTCAAATAGATATTGTTAATACTGGAAATGCAGGACGTGGTGGACGTAGACACTGGGGTACTCTAGAAGAGTTTGCTATGATGGATGGAGATGCAGTTAACGAAGTAGTTATTCCATTAATGAACGTTGACCGTAGAACTGTTGCAGGATTATTAAATCCAACAGAACCACATGCTGCACAAACGATGATTACTACTGCGGGATATAAAGGAACCTATGCTCATGATAGAACATTAGAATGTTTAGTAGATATGGCAATAGAACCAGACAAAGCATTTTGTTTTGGTGGGGATTATCGTATACCAGTAATGCATGGTTTATTATCAATAGATAAAGTAAAAGATAAATTACAAGCATCTTCATATAAACTAGAGTCATTCTTACGTGAGTATATGTCAGTATGGACTGGAGGAAGTGAAGATAGCTATTATTCATATACTCAAATATCTAAATGTCGTAATTTGATACGTCCTGAGTTTAAAAGACAAGAAGGTTTTAATGGATTCTATGTATGTGGAGTCGACGTTGCGAGATTTGAAGGAGACCAAACTGTAGCAATGATATTTAAAGTTTTTACTGAAGGTGAAAGATATAAAATTAATTTAGTTAATATCAAAATCTTAAATGGTACTCACTTTAGAGACCAAGCTGCAATGTTAAAGCAATTTGATTTAGATTATAACTTTAAAGCTATCGTAATGGATATCAATGGTAATGGTGCAGGTTTAGCTGATTATATGATTGATGAACAAGAAGTAAATGGTATTTGGTATGAACCTTACGGTTTTTTAAATAAAACTAAGTATTCTGCTACAGAAAAACGCAATTGTGTGCGAAAATTGTTCGGAATTGAAGCAAATCGTTCATTAAATAGCGAAATTTATACAAATGCACATATAATTTTAAGTTTAAAACGTGTTTCACTACTATTAAATGAGCGACAAGCACGAAGATATTTTAGTCAGTATAAAACTTGGAATAAAATGACCCCAGTTAAACAAGCTGAGAAACTTATTCCATATGCGCAAACAACTAAATTGCAAGACCAATTATCAAACTTAAAAGCTAATCTAGATACCAATAGTACTATAGTGCTACAACGTATAAATAGCCATACACGAAAGGACTTAGTTTCAGCGTTCGTTTATGGTTTATATTACATCAATCTTGTAGAAGAAGAAGATAAGAAAAAACGTAATCGTGATTGGAGTAAAGCTCAATTTAACTTTTTGAATTAGGAGGTGAAAAAGTTTATGGAAGAAAAAACTAGTTTTTATTCTAAAGCTCAGCTTAATGAATTTAGAAAGTCTATTAGAGCCATGGGAGAGACAGTTAATAACGGTACTGTAGTCATTCCTATGGGAGATGTTTCAACTAAAGGTAAAAGATTATTGGATAGAATTAGACCTGAAGACATCCTAAAGACTCCTATCAACGATAAGGAAGCTTGGAGAAAATATTCTCGTATATATTTTGCTCATCCATTGTACAAAAGATTGCTTGAATATTTTGCTTATATATATTATAATAGTTATATAGTATCTCCATTACTTGACGACTCAAAGAAAACTAATAAGAAGAAACTAATGAAAGACTATAACGCTATTCTTAGAACATTAGATGAAGATATTCAAGTAGAAACATTTACTAATAAAGCGTTATTAGATTTACTTATAGAAGGTGAAACTTTCTATTATAATGAAGAGTATAAGAAAGGAGCCAATTCTTACTACAAAGCTATTAAATTACCTACTGATTATTGTAAAATAATTGGTACAGCTGGAACACCTGCAATTAATATCTTTGCTATAGATTTAACTTTCATTGACACAATAATGGCAGAGCTTACTAAAAACAATATTCTTACTATTGATGAAGTATTAAAGCAATATCCTAAAGCAATTAGAGCTGCTTATAAAGAATATAAATCAGGTAAGACAAATAATAAATGGTTCGTTGTACCAGTAGAAAACGGTATAGCATTTAGTACAAGTGATGGTAGACCACCTTTTGCTTTACTTATTAAAGAAATAGCTCGTATAGAAATGTTAGAACCATTAAAAGACGACTATATCTCAACTAACTTAACTAAATTATTAGTTCAATTAATAGATATAGACAAAGAAGGTAACCCTGAAATAGATTTAGAGTTAGCCGCAGAATTCCACAAAAACTTAAAAGCAGTAGCTGCTAAGAAAAATAATGTGGATGCTATTACTACATTAGCAAAAGAAATAGATGTATTATCTTTAGGTGAATCTGGAGATGCTACAAAAAATTATGAATTCTTACAAACTTATTACGACCAATTCTACGATGACGCTGGAGTATCTGCTGAGTTATTTAATTCAACAACAGCTGGTACATTATCTGAATCTCAAAAGAGAGATGCTATGTTTATGTATAAATTGCGTGAACAAATAGCAGTATGGATGAACTTCTATATAGGTACAGTTTGCAGTAAAAGAATAACAAAAAATAGCAAATTTGTATTTTCTTATTTAGACATCTCCTATAAAAATAGAGAGGAAATGATAGGAAGTTATATTGAAGGTGCTCAATACGGATTTAGTAAAATAGTACCTCAAGTGGCTTTGGGAGTTAAACAACGTTATATAGAATCACTTACAGCATTCGAAAACGAAATTCTTGACTTAGGTAAGAAACTTGTTCCCCTACAAAGTTCTCACACTATGTCTTCTAAAACCGACAATGGAAGTAATAGTGGACAAACTAAGACTAGCGACAAAGAAGCACAAAAAGCTAGTGACAAGGAAAACGGACGACCATCTTTGGATAATGATGAAAAGAAAGATTCTACTATAGCGAAGGAAACGAGTTTATAGGAGGGAGCTACAATGAATGAATTACATAAGTATGCAACCTTTTCAGTTGATTTATTAGGAACTCCTAAAAAAATCAATAGTGTATTCTCAATCGGGAGAGCTAGAATCTTCTATAAAGGAATAAATAGAAACCGTTCAATTATTGACGGTGAAGTTGCTGAGAAATTAGCTAGTACTATTCCTGGTACTCCAATAATTGGAACTTTCAATTATGAAACGAACGATTTTGAAGGCCATGAAGATAATCCTAGTGCATTTGGATTCGTTCCACTTGACCCACATTCAGAATGGGTTAAATATAATGACAAAGAATACTTAGAAGTAGATGTTGTTATTTGGGACGGACGATTTGAAGAAGCCGCTGATATTTTAAAAAACGAAAAACATTTGTCAATGGAATTAAATCCAAAGACACTTCGTGGTAGTTTTGAAAAAATCGGTTCAAAAACATACTATAAGATGAGCTATGCAGAATTTGCCGGTATAACAGTTTTAGGTGATGATGTTGAACCTTGTTTTGAGGATGCTCAATTTATCACAGCATATAGTAATATGGTAAGTGCATACGCTTTATATATTGAGAAAACACAAAGAAATAATGAAGGAGGTAAAAATATTATGGAAGAAATTACAGAAATTGTAGAACCAGAAGTTACTACTGAAACAGTTGAAGAAACTGTTGAAATTATTGAAGAAACTCCTGCTGAAGAAGTTGCTGAAGAAACACCAGTTGTTGAAGAAGTTGCCGAAGAAGCTGAAGTTGAAGAAATAGTTGAAACAGAATCTGTTGAAACAGTTGTTGAACCTGAAGTAGAAGCTGAAGTTATTGCTGATGCTGAAATAGAAGAAGAAGCTGCTGAAACTGAAATCGTAGAAACTATTGAAGAATCAGAAGCTGATTTTAAATGTAAAGAAAAAGAAGCTTGTTCTGAATGTCGTAAAAATCCATGCGTTTGCGAAAATGCATGCAACAAAGATAAATCTAAATGTGCTACTGAAGAACAAAAAGAAGTTTGTCCTGAATGTGGTAAAAATCCATGTGTTTGTGAAAATGCATGCAATAAAGATAAAGCTAAATGTGCTGCTAAAGAACAAAAAGGAAAAAAAGAAAGTAACGAAGACGAATACGTTCTAAAAGCTGATTATGAAGCATTAGAACAAAAGTATAATGAAGCTTTAAGTTCATTAAATAAATATACAAAAAAAGAAAAATTAGAAATTATAGCTAAGTTCTCTACTAAACTAGAGAGCGAAGAGTTAATTGAAAAATTAACAAACGAAGTTGACAACTATACAATTGCTGAAATCAAAACTGAATTAGGTAATGCATTAGTTGAACAAATTTCCGCTGAAGAAGACGAAACTGAAGAATCAAGTAATGAAACAAATTTCAGCCTTAACATTAACTTAAGTAATAATGATTTAGGTAACAGTGCTTGGGATTTAGTAAAACGTCACAAGGCAAGTAAATAATAGGAGGTACATATTTATGGCAAAAATTTATGGTGATTACGCTACAGTTGAATTAACTAAAGTTGCTAGTAGAAAAACTGGTGAAATCGAAGCTCAATGTGAATTAGATTCTTCTATCGATTCATTAGAAAACGGTGCTATCATGTTTATTGATGCAGAAAAAGATACTATTGTTGATACTTATAGTTCAAAATGTGTAGACGCAATCTATTTACATTTTTCAAATCCACGTAGATATGGTGAACTAGAATCTGGAATGGCAAATTACAGATATGAAAGAAATGACGATTACGAAACTATGGGAGTTAAATATCTTCCAAGATTATTCAAATTAACTACAGGAGACTTATTTACAACTGATTTCGAATATTCAAGTTTAAAATTTGGAAATCACGAAATCGTTAAAGTAAAAGACACTACTATGCCAAATGGTAAAGCTGGTGTTTTATACAGAGTTGTAAAATAATTTAAGGAGGGACAAATACTATGGAATTAAGTAAATTAATAGAATTAGGTATTGCAGCTGCAACTAAAGAAAATATTCCAGCTGAATACAGTTTAGCAGACGTTAATGAAACTTTAAGAGAAGAATTAAAAGCATTCAATAACTATAGTTATTATAGAGCTAATAAAAATGTTTTATTCCAATTAATTGAAGAAATCGCTAACGTTGTTGTTCCTAAAAAAGTAATCGCTCAATTTGGTTCATTCGCAGAAGTTCAACATGTTAATATGGGAGAAAAAATCGTTTTCAAACAAAGAACAGGTGTAAGCCGTGGTAAAAGATTCGTTACTGTTGCTGGAGAATTCGGAACTTACCGTACATTCAACGTAGATTCTAGAGATATCACAATGAGTCCTAGAGTATACGCTGGTGCAGCTATCTTAGAAATAGGAGATTTCTTATGTGGTCGTGTTGATATGTCTGAATTAATGGACATCATCATAGAAGGTTTATCTAGTAGTATCTACAAAGAAGTTCAAGGAGCTTTAAAAGCTGCTATCAATGCTGAAGACAGACCTGCTGCTAACAAAGCTACAGTTGCTGGATTTGACGCTGCTGAATTTGATAAATTAATCAACACTGTATCAGCTTATGGAGATTCAGTTACAATTTATTGTACAAAAGCATTCGCTTCTACATTATACAATATGCCAGGATGGGCTGGAGATGCTAATCCTGTAACTGCTTTATCTGATTATGATGAAGTTAAAGAAAAAGGTTATGTTGGACGTTACAAAGGAACTAATGTTGTATTATTAAGTCAATCATTCACTGATGAAACTAATACAGAAAAAGTTGTTGACGAACAATATGCATACATTATACCAGCTGGAAAAGAAAAACCAGTTAAAATCGGTATTGAAGGTGGAACTTTAATCGATGAACAAAGATTACAAGATGGTTCTATCGAAGTTCAAGCTCAACATATGTTTGACGTAGCTGTTGTTGCTAATAACTATTGGGCAATCTACAGAAATACTGAATTAAATCCAAGTTATTCTATATAATTAGAAATACTAGGTAACTAGAGAATGGATTCCTATAGAATCCTTCTCTTATATTTTTTTACATTTTTTTAGGAGGAATTAATTATGAATACAGAAAGAACTATAATTTTAGAGAATGTTGCTGACCAACCTGTCGGATTAAAAGATACTTTACAAAGAACTTATCGTTTAGGAGTTGGAGCTAAAATAAGAATTAGCGAGGTAAGTTTACAAGATATATTAGACTATCCTGCAAGCAAAGTAATCTTTGCGGAAGGATTAGTAAAAGTTAAAAATGTATCAGCTAAAACTTTATACAATATGGGATTAACTGAAAAAGAAATAGCTAAATTCGCTGAGTTATCAGAAGAAGAAAAAGTTATTGTTATTAGTGAAAAACCATACGATGAAGTTGTTGAAGAAGAAGAAATTATCCCTGTTGAAAAACCAGTAGCTAAACCTGCAACTGCTACTAAAACTACAGCTAAAAAATCAACAGCTAAAAAATCTACTACTAAAAAATCAAGCAAGTAATGAAAGTTACAGAATATTATGATGTATATATTCGTTTCTTAAGTAAAGTAGAAGATGAATATTTGGCATCATTAGATAGCGAAGAGAAGTTACATGTAGCATTATATCCAATATTACTAAGTGCTATAAACTCTTTCGCTAGAATATCAGAGCATAATCTTAGAAAACGTGATGAAAGAATGCACGTTTTTTATGAAACGCTTACTGATGATGAAATAGAAACATTAGCCATCTGTATGAAACCAGTATGGTTAGAAAGATATATTAACAGTAGTAGAAAAATTGAACAACAATATTACGATGCAGGTATTAAAACTTATTCTCCAAATGAGAACTTAAGAAATTTAACAACTTTATATCAACAATATTTAGCAGATATGAGAAAAGCTCTACATGAGTATACATACAAAAGAGTAAGTATAGTAGGAAATTTAGGAGGATTAGATAATTGGCCTAAAGGTAGAGACTATAAACCAGGGCATACTATTCACAATGGTGATGCAGACGACCCTATTATCGTTAATGAGCAATAATAAAAATTAGGAGGGAATTATGGATAGAAATATTATCTATAAACATATCATTTCTAGCTTATATAAAATGTTATGTTGGAGAGAAGAAGGCAAAAGATGGCTAACTATATATGACGAACTACTATCTGAAATTACTTTTAATGAAACTATAGATGAGGATGTGAAGGGGAACCTAGTATTAAAGATTATTACACTAAAATATGTAGACTTCACAAACTTTAGACAAACTATTTTTGAGGTGATTAATTATGTCGACACGTTACGAGGAATACAAAGACAGAGTTCATTTTAAGGGTAATACCAAGAGAGAATATGTTAAAACTAAAGTAAAGGAGAGTATTAGTTCGTTAATAGAAGATAGCCAATACGGTTTTACTATTTCCGTTTATAATAAAAATAGTAAGAAATATACAGACCATGAAGTTGCAATTTTATCGACTAAAACAACTCAAGAATATGAGGCTGCTAATATAATTGCTCCACTAGAAGTTGGATTAGAAAAAGGTACTTTATTTAATTGGGACAATAATAGCTGGATAGTTTTAAAAAAGATGTTCAGACCAGACCAACCTGGGTTTAATGGTATAGCCTATCGCTGTACGGGAGAATTAAAGTGGATAGATAAAGATACAAAAAAATTATTTATACAACCAGCCTATATACGTTCAGGACGTATTACTAATGCTTTAGGAGTTACTCCTGATGTTAATAGAGTTTTTGATAATATAGTAATGCATGATACAGATTGGAATATGATGGCCGCTACTCAAAGAAACTTAGACTTCCATCCAGAAATGAGATTTATTTTAAATGGGCAAGCATACAGAGTTACAAATGTAGATAATGTATCAATAGATGATGTGTCTATTTTATCACTTGTAGACGACAAATTGTTAGATACTGATGATAGAATAAATGGAATAGCGTATGCAGATGTATATGAATATACTATCCATAATAGACTAACAGAAGACGTGAAGCTATATGCTAACGATGTTAAAGAGTTACCTATCGTAATATTAAAAGATGGTATTACTGTTGAAGAAGAATATATATTAGAAAGCGATGATGAATCTATTGTAGAAGTCGCTGGCAATAAAATTATTGGTAGAGGTTTAGGTTCTGTTAACATAACAGCTAGATTACTTAAAAATCCTACTGTTTTTATAACTATACCAGTAGAGGTAGTTACCGAACATGTTAAACAAGAAGATAAGGTTTATATAGACGGTAATGATTATATTGAATGGAATACATCTGAAGAATATAAATTGTCAAATGGCTTACCAGCTTCATTTGAAGTTGAATGTCTATCAAAAATTAGAAAAACGATAGATTATATTAATCCTACTGATAAAGGTTCAGAAGGCATAAAAATTAGTATTAAAGATAAGTACTCTGGTACATTTATAATTACAGCTATGACTGAACAAGGATTAGTAGAAAAGACAGTTTATATAAGAACGGTTTAAGGAGGATATATATTATGATATTAAATAAAAATGTAATGGAAACGGATAGCTTTTTAGACGTTAACAATGATATATATAGAATCATAACTGTTTTCAATAATTGCCAAGAATTGAAAAAATTATTAGTATATACAGATAAAAAACCATTAGAAAGAAAAGAGGATGTTACTAAAGATTTAAGAGATACTCAAATAGCTAGAGTACCAGTATTACCTTATGATGAAGATGAAGGGTCTATTATAGTAGTATCTATGGTATCTGCTGATGAATCGCCTAAAACAGACGTATTACATCCTACACTTGCTATAGATATATTTACACCTGGTAACCAATGGATAATTAATGAAGGAATAAGACCTTTAAATATAGCTCATATAATAAGCAATTTAATGAAATATCAATTAACTCAAACAGGTGGAGTAAAATATCGTTGTACCGGAGTAGTAAATTGTCAACTATCAGATATATTAGTTGGCTATAGATTATTGTATGAGACTGTAATAGATGATTAGTTTAGCTAAAGTATTACATGGTAAGCCAATAGTTTTAAACGGCGATATATATTTACACCAACCAACTTTGTATGAAATAGTAGAGATGGGAGAACAATCTTATTGGTCGTTAATTAATTTATGGTTATTAAAGAGAAGAGATATGATAAATACAGAAACAGAACAATCATTAGAATGTGATGATTATACGATTTGGAAACTATATATCTTCTCTTCTCCAGTCTTAAGAAAGACATTATCACAATCTTGCGAAATATTCTTTAAATCAAAAGTAGAGTTTTTTGATATAAGTGGTACTATATATATAGGGGAGAAGGGTTCAGGAGTAATCTTGGACGAAACTTTCTATTTGCTTGCTAAAGAGTATTTTTCAAAAATAGTGCCTGAATCAAGTGCTTCAGATGAAGGGCAATATCATGAAACGGATAATATGAGTGAGCGTGAAAAGCAAATGATTGAAAAAATGAAATCAAGTGCTCAGAAAATAGAAACTATTAACAATCCTAATAAAAAGCCTGAAGATTATTTAGGTAATAGGATATTAGGCTTAGTCGCTGTCGGAGGCTATACATTTGACCAAGTGTATAATATGACTATGCTGCAATTTAATGTACTTTTACAAAAGTATGTAGATATACAATCATTTGAACTACGTACTAGTTTAAGTCCATATATAAGCTCAGATGATGGTCATGAAAATAAATTCTGGCTTGACTGATAATGACTTAGGAGGTATATAAAATGTTAGATATTCAAGGAAGAAAATATGCTTCAGTTACAGTTTGTGATGTTACATTATACGATTTAGTTACTAAATACCCAGTTATGTACTTCGACACTTTAAAAGTTACTACTTTAGAAGGTACTGCTGAAGTTACAGACATCCAAGGTGGTAAAGGTAACGCTACTTTAGCTTCTGTATCACATAGTAAAGCTATCTCAGTTCAATTTGACGATGCTATTATGACTATGAGTTCATTAGCTGTATTAACTGGTGGTGAATTAAGAGAAGGAACTAATGAAGATAAAATCGTTATGATGGAAAGTGAATTAGTTCACGTTGCTGACGGAGACGAAACTATCGTTTTAGGTAGAAAAGCTCGTAAAGGTTCTTATGTATACATCGCTGAAATGATTAATGGTATTTTATCAACTGCTACTAGAACTGAAAACGCTTTAGAAGCTGAAACTAATACTATTTCATTTGCTGATTTCCATAACTACAAAGAAGACAAAATCGTAGGAGATGCTACATTCAGAGTATTCTATGAATACGAAATGGGATTCCCAACAAAAACTGAAGAATTAACTGAAATAACAGTATTAGCTGACAAATTTGCTGGAACATACAAATTCATCGGTGATACATTATTATTCAACCAATATACTGGATTAAATGACATTTTCCAAATCGAAATTCCTAAATTAAAACTTGACAGTTCATTCTCATTTAACTTAAATGCTGCTACAGAAGCTGTAGTATTCTCATTCAAAGGAAAAGCTTTAAGAGACGATGAAGGACAAATGATTAAATTCAGACAATTACGTCAAGAAGGTAAATCTGGAGACGAAACTTACGGACAATATGATGGTTCATTCAAACGTGTACCAGCTAAAGAAGTTACAGTTGACTCTGTAGACGGAAGTTTAAAAGATACTGGAAAAGTTTATCCATTAGACGAAGATTACGAACCAATCAGTGCGTAATTAATTTAATGAGAGAAGATAAATCTTCTCTCTTATTTTTTTTTGCAATTTTTTCTTGACTTTTTTACTAATTTATGATATACTATAAAAGAAATAGGTAATAGTGAAGAAATAGGTTGCTTACGCTACTATAAAAATAGAGGAGGAACGAAATATGATAGAACAATTAAGAATGCAAGAAGTTTCTCAAATTATTTTAAGTATGCCTGAAGGTGCTGTTATTAAAAACAAACACTTTGAAGTTGGAGAACCTGTAATGATAATTAATAACCCTGTGTTATCAAATCTATCATTCGTGTCAAAACCCGTAAGTGCCAATGATGCTCAAGGTCATATAGGAACAGCAGGAATTACTAATTCCATTGACTTTATCGTCAACGAAGGTTCTGTATTATATGCCTTATGGTCATATATATACGGATTTAATGATGAAGTTCCAGGTCCTACTAAAATAAGAGGAAACGAATACCTAGTATCAGATAAAGATGGATATATGAAATTATCTGTCAAACCTGAATTAAAACCTGGTGTAGATAGTGTTTATCTATATAAGGTAGAAGATAATATAAACACATTGATAAGTAATGAAGAATATGAGTTCTGTGTTACAGATGGAAAAGAGAAAGACTATTATATACATTGTTTTACCGCATCTGAGGGAGATAACTATTTTATTACTTATAATTATCTTGTAGATGCTACTACAGTATCTAAAATAAAACAAGTACATAATAATATTTTTTGTGCTATGGATATTTATATAAATGCAGTAGATTTGAAGAACGATGATAAACATACTGTATATGTTCATTGCGATAAAGTACAAGTAGATACTGATATGATTTTATCTGTAAATGATAGCTCGAAAGCATCATTTACTCCTATCCGAATTAAATCTGTTCCAGGCGGAGAGGAATTAAATAAAGATATAGCTACAATAGTGGTGATTTAAAATGGCTAAATGGACTATTAATAACTGGAATGCAAAAATAGATAGAACACTTACAGTGCGTCGTTTAGGTAGACAAGGTATTTTGTATGAATATGAATTACCTTATGGAGCAGACCCTAATCACTATTATGAAGATGCGTTAAATGTTAAATCTATTAAGCGTTCCGAGCAATATCCTAATGGTAAGAGACATGGACAATATCAACCAGTTGGAGATAAAAGATATTTTAATTATTACCAATTAAACAAAATGAAAAAAGGTGAATATGTTAACTGGATGGCAGATATACAAAAACGCCAAGAGGAAGAAATGGTCAAAGCAGTCCAAGAAGCTATGGATAAGGTGATAAATAATGAATAAAGAGTTAGAGTATAAAATAAGAGAGATAATTAATGCTTATATTAGAGCTCTTGAATCTTATGAAACTTCATTTAGAATGGATATGAGTAATAGATTGGGAGTTTCTGAAAGCAGATTATATTTATTGCCAAGCGACATGTATAATACCATAAGTGGATTAAAAAATGAATATTGGATGCATAATGTTTTTATGGATGAAGACAGTAAATATGCTCAAGATTATTATGACAAAACTCTTCAGTCATTTGCTAAATCTGGTAAAGTTTTGAATAATGAAACTGAAAATGGTGTTATATTTGAAGCCATGTTGTTACAAGCTTTAAAAGAAATACCAGGCACTAAAATACAAGATTCTTATAGTGTTCTACCTAATGTAAAATCTGAGTTCGATTTTGAAGGAATAGGTTTCAATAAAAGACATGGAGATATAGCTTTTACAATACAAGGAATAAAAATACCAGTGCTAATAGATGCTAAGTACTCTACAGATAGAAGTCAAATTATAAGTAGAACAGGACAAGAATTTAATAATATAAATGATTTGCAAAGTCAGATTATTAATGAGATAAAAAGAGGATTGTCAAATAGTATAGCTTATGATGGTAAGGATACATGGATGCAAGCATATACAAAAGCGATTGAAGAAAAAAAAGCTGGTCATTTAGACGAGGCAAAATATCATTATAAAATCGGTAAGAAACAACCAAAAATTTTAATCTATATATTTAAAGATAAGGGAATGTGGTCATCTCAGGTAGTAGCTGAATTGGAAGATAGGGTTGTAGATAATGCATCAGTTATATATGCCAAAAATAATAAAACGGCAATAGGCAAAGCTTTTAATAAAGATTGGCTTTGGTATGGCAATATGAAAAAATTTTAGGAGGGAAAAGTTATGCAATTAACATTAAAAAAAGATAAAATTAATGTAAAGTCATTAATTACTAAACACGATATTTTACAAAAGTCTAGTGCTTTAGTAACAGGGAGAGAAGGAGTATTAGAAACAGAAAAGGAATTATATCTAATCGTAGCATTTGTAGATACGTTCATAGAAGAGAATTTAATTGAATTATGTAATGAAGATACAAGAAGCCTTAATGATATTATGATAGAAGATATAGAACCTGTTTATTTCAAATTAATGGAGGACGAAGAATATAAAGAATTATATTCAGAAGTTAAGAAATTACATTTTGCTAGATGTAAAGAAATTTGGGATAATCAACATTCTATAATGAGTGTTATAGATGCAATTTTAACTACTATCGCTACAATGTCTGACGAAGATAAGAAAGAAGCTTTAATAGAGACTGGTAAAATTGCTGAGAAGGCTTTTGAGAGACGAACAGAAGTTATGTCTGACAAAGTAGATGCAGCAAATAGTAAATTAGAGCAATTTATAAAACAATATACTGAAAGTATAGAAGAAGAAAAAATAGAAGAAAGCAATGCTAAATAGCATTGCTTTTTTAATATATAGAAAGGAGGGAAAACGATGGCAAATAAGAAAGTGCAAGCTCAAATGCAAATCAATGTATCATTCTTATCGGATACTACTAAGTTAGTCAAACAGTTAGAATCTGCTACGAAGAATCTTAATTTAGACTCATCTTTTGGGAAACAATTTAGCGCCACTTTAAACAAAAGCTTTAAAGATGTATATTCTAACATTGATAGAATGACAGAAGGGCTTTCTAAAAAGGGATTAAGTTCTAAACAATATACAGCTTTCTTTAATTCTATGAATGCCCGTTTAAAAGACAGTATTCAATTCACTCAATCTTTGAAGAAAAATTTAAGTGAAATGTTTAATAGTGCTGAAAATAAACAAGCATTAAAAGATTTACAAGCATATAAAAAGCAATTAGAAGAAATTAATAAACTGGCTACGGCTCAAAAAGGAGCAGTAACTAGAAAAAATACTGCTATCACAAAGATGAAAGATGAAACTGGTATAGATTACAATCTTTCTAAACGTATGATAAATAGTATTAGTGCCAGAAGAGCTAATAATCAACCTCTTACTAAAAATCAACAAGATTGGGCATCAGCTAATAACTTAGATGAGGGAAAACTAAAACGTTTATTAGAATTATATAGACAAATTACTACGCAAATCAGAAAAATTGATGAACTTAATAGAAGTGCTAAAAGCAGCACTGGCCAAAGTGGAGTTAGTGGTAGTCAAGAATATTTAGAAAAACAAATATCTAAATTAGAGGAATCTGTAATATCACCTGCAGCTAATAAAACTAATATGGCTGTAGCAACTCAAATAGAGCAACTTAGTAAAAACTTAAATATAGTTGTAGATGAACAAATACCTCAATTTGAGCAAGGTTTATCTGATAGTGAAAAAGAAGCTGAAAGATTAGCTCAAGCTAGTAATACAATAAGAGAAATTTTTGCTCAGTTTGGTATAGTATTCTCTGCAGCAACTATAGTAAGAGCTTTCCAAGATTTAGCTAAAAGTGCATTTGACTTCTATCGTTCATTAGATAGTGCATTAAATGAAATTTATGTTGTATCTAATTTAACTTCAGAAGCAGTTAATGGTTTAAAATCTAATTTCATTAATATGGCTAAAGAAACTGGTATGGCTATTGATGATGTTACTAAATCAGCAGTATTATTTTATCAACAAGGTTTAAATACTGATGAAGTATTAATCATGACAGAAGTTACATCTCAATTTGCAAAAGTTGCTGGTATTGATGCGACAGATGCAGCTGATAAATTAACTGCAGCTGTAAATGGTTACTGTTTAGCAGCTGAAGATGCATCTTTAGTAGCAGATAAATTTAATAAAGTAGCAGCAGCATCAGCAGCAGATATTAACGAATTATCAACAGCCTTTTCAAAAGCAGCAGCACAAGCTAATCAAGCTGGTGTTAGTATGGATAACTATTTAGCATATATAGCTACAATGGAAGAAGCAACTCGTGAAGCACCAGAAAATATAGGTACTTCATTAAAAACAATCTTTTCTCGTATGCAACAAGTTAAAGAAGGTGGTACTACTGAAGATGGAGAAACTGATGTAAATAAAGTTGAGACAGCATTAAAATCCGTAGGTATTCAATTACGTGATACTGAAGGTGAGTTAAGAGACTTAGAAGATGTATTTGATGAATTAGGACCTAAATGGAATACATTAGATAGAAATACTCAAGCATATTTAGGTACTATTATAGCTGGTACACGTCAACAATCTCGTTTCATTACTTTAATGCAAAATTGGGATAGGGTATTAGATTTAAGTGAACAATCAGCTAATAGTGCAGGAATGCAAGCATTGATGCATGCTAAGGCAATGGACTCTATTGAATCTAAAATGCAACAATTCCAAGTTACATGGCAAGAATTTGTTTCTAATATAGCATCAAGTGATTTATTCAAAGGACTTATTAGTAGTTTGACTAAATTATTAAATGTATTTAGTAGTGGAAATAAACCTATTATGTTATTAGCTACTGGTATCGGTTTACTATCATCTAAATTAAAAAATTTACAAGCACCATTAGTTAATAAATTAAAAGATTTCGCTAACACTTTTAAAGCTATAGCTAAAACAGGTACTGGACAATATTTTACAGACCAAAGTCAAAAAGATGCCGCTTTAGCAGAAAATAAGAAGAAACAAATAGATGTTCAATCTCAAATCAATGCTAAAACACAACAACTAGATGTATTAACAACTCAAATGCAAGCAGAACAAACAGAAGAAAAACAAAAGGCAATAGCTAAAGAAAGAGAGCAAATAGAAGGAGAAATTGTTAGGTTAAAGAAAGAGCAAACTGATTTAGGTAAGCAAGAAAAAGAAATCTCTGAGCAACAAATAATGACTAAGAGAGAGGCTATTGGAAAGACAGCAGTTGCCGCCGGTACTCTTTTAAATATGGCTGGTATGGCAGTAGGACAAAAAGATGACAATTTAGCTGGAATAATGGGTAGTTTAGGAACTACTGCTACAGCTATAGGTCAATTTGCAACTGGTAACTGGATAGGAGGTATAGCTAGTACAGCTACAGCTGCTTATCAAATATTTGAAACAGTTGACAAATGGGACGAAAATATTAAAGCTCGTGTTGACGAAGCTGTTAATTCAGTTAACAACGCTTTAACAGATACTACTAATTTTTCTACTGGAATTAAATCAACTGAAACTTTACTTAAAAATTATGATAGTTTAAGTAAAAAATTATATAAAACTGAAGCAGAACAACAAGAATTAAATGATACTATACAACAGTTAGGAGATACTTATGGTATAGATGTTTTAACTGATGCATATGGTAATTTAAGTATTAATATAGCTGAAGTAAATAAAGCTCTAGATGAGCAAAAAGCTAAAAAAGAAGAAGCTTTAAAAGAACTTAATAAAACTGAAACCGAGAGTTTAAGTAAAGGTATTAGTGGTACGGGTAATGATACAACAGTTAGTGAATATATGTCTAAATTATTTTCTACTACTAGGTCTCAATACAAAAATTTATTAAATGGAGTAGAAGATGGTTTGACAGATGAATTTAGAGGAGTGTCTAGAAACGTAGCAGAAGCCTTTAGTTCTAATTTAAAGACATCTATAGTAGATTATGTTGAAGAAAACGCAGATGAATATATAGTCGAAGGGTTAGGAAATGGTATTACTAATTTGGAAAAAGGTATAGAAGAAACTCTTAATAAATCTGCTAATCACAAAGCATGGACTGATTTATATGGAAAGATTGATTTCTTAGAAAAGAATATTAATGATATGACATATGAACAAGCTCAACAATACTTAGATGAATATTTTGTTGAATGGAAAGATAAAATAGGACTTACACAACAACAATGGGATATTTTAAAGGATAGTATTAACAATACAGTATTTAAGAACGATTCATTAACTTCATTCTTTGAAGATGTAGGTAAGTTACAAGCTAAAGGAACAACTGATTATTGGACTAATAGCGATAAGAGTGGTAAGTTAGATAGATTAGAAAAAGAGCTTAAACAAGCTTATAATGATTATAATAAAAGTGTTGGCGGTTTAAATAAGACTGGTACTGGTACAGGTAGAGTAGGCGATGAAACTTTTGAAGGTTATTTAGAAAGTGTAAAAAGTGGCGATAATTATGATTATGACAACTGGTTTGATAATGCTACTCGTTTTAAAGAAGGAGACGAAGCTGCTGCTAAATTAGATGGAGTAGCTAAAGCATACAAAGAAGCTAGGGAAGAACAAGAAAAATTCTATCAAAAATATGCAGAGCAACATAATTTAGACAACCGTTTTGAAGCAGAAAAATATATAAATGCGTTAAGTGATATTAAAACTGCTTTAGAAGGTACTAATAACGCTACATTAACATACTTAGGAACAATAGAAAATTTATATGATACTGAAGGTATGTCAGGAACTTCTGCTGAACAATATGCAGAATCTATTAAACAAATTACAGATGGGTTAGATTTAATGACTAATTCCACAGACGCTGATAAATATAATTATTTAGCTAGATATTATGAAGCTAATAAGAGTCAAATGACTGAAGATGTTAAAAAACAATGGGAAGATATTTTAGATGAAGCATTTGAAGACTTAGCAGTTTCAACTCCTAAAAAATTAAAAGCTATAGGAACAGAATTACAAGATATTAGTAAAGACCTTGTAAAAATGAATGATATTATTCAAGATTTTGCTGATAATGGTGGATTAGCATTAGATACATTCCTTGAATTAGCCGATATCATTGATGGTATTAATTTAGATGAATTAGGTAAATTAGACCCATCAGCAGTAGATGCTTATATAAAAGCAATAGATAACTTAAATTTAGCTTATGATGCTAATACTGGTTATATTACTATGAACGCTCAAAGTGTTGCTACATTACAAGATATTCAAGAATTGCAAACTAAGAGCAAAATAGCTGGTATGATAAATGATTTAAAAGCTAGTAAAGCTACTACTGAGACTCAAATAGCTTACATAGATGCTCAAATAGCAGCGACAGACGCAGCTATACAAGTAGCTCAAATGGATAGTACAAATACTGTTACTAGTGACCAAATTAAATCGGCAGCTAATAGTGCGTTTACTAATGATTTCAATAACGCTATGGAATCAATTACTGGTTCTTATGAGAACGATGCTGTTAATCAAGGACAATGGTCTACTACTATTTTAAGTAATTTAGGAACAGTAGCAGATGCTTGGAGCAAATATTTTACAGGTATAGCAAATGGTTCGACAGAATCTTTAGACCAAGTAAAAGGAAAAGCTAATAATATTTTAAAAGACGTTAAGATGAAATGGGAAGGCGCTGGAAATTATTCTGGTATAGATTGGTCTAAATATGATACAATTAATAAAGGGTCCGAACAACAAAAACAGTTATTATCTGATTTACAAAATTATAAAGCTAAATTGGAGAATACAAAGAAATCTTATCAAGCCACTCTATCAATAACTGAAAAAGAAATCTCACTATTAGAGAATATGTATAATTCTGATTTATCTAATATGAAAGGCTCAAGTGGTAGTGGAGGGTCTAAAAATAAGATAGAAACTTATATAGGACAATTAAAGGAAATTTACAATATATTAAATCGTATCCAAGTATTAGAACATAGATTGAGTACTTTAGATACCTATGCGGATATATCTAAAGGAGAAAAATATGGTTCTCTATTACAAGAACGTTTAGGATATAATGAGGAATTATTAAGTCAATACGATTTCTTAGTATCTGAACAAAAACAATTTACTAATGGATATAAAGATTTTATAGGCTCTGTATCTGGACTTGAGGGAGTATTTGATTTTGATAAATATGGTCAAATTATTATTAATTGGGAAAAATACATTAATTTACAAGACCAAGCTACTAACGGAGAAGTAACTTTAAAACAAAAAGCAGACGATGTATATGAAACTTATACATCAATGTTTAAAGAGTTACAGGATGATTTTGATAACTATATAAAATATTTAAAAGCAGTAATAGATTTACAACAAGAAATGATAGATAGTTATGTATCTATGGAAGATAAAGCTGCTGATGCTGTTAAAGAGATTTATCAAAAAATACTAGATACTAAGTTAGATGCTATTGATAAAGAAAAAGAAGCTATTGAAGACTTAAGGAGAGCTAGAGAAGAAGCTAGACAAGACCAAGAAAATGCTAAAGCAGTATCCGGACTACAAACTAATATCCAAAGAGCTATGATGGATACATCTGGTGCATCTGACTCAGCATTAATTAAAGCTCAACAAGATTTAGATGGTAAATTAGAAGAAATAGCAGAAGATAAATATTCTAAAATGTTAGATGACATCATAGACCAATTAGAAGAAGAACAAAATGCATTGCAAGATGAGTTTGACCAATTATGGGAAGATATGGATTGGTTATTTGATTGGTTAGATAGTGAAATTATGAGAGATGAAGACCGTCTAACCGAATTATTACAACAAACAGAAGAATGGCACACTTCTTCATCTTTACAAAGAGAACAATTAATGCAAGATTGGAATACTGAATTTGAAACTTATATCCAAGGCCTACAAAACGGAAGAACTATATTAGATGTTTGGGACAGTATGAACGCTAATCGTGAAAGAATAGGACAGTTGGATACTAGTTTAGTTAACGAAATGAGTAAAGATAGTAAAGAAATAGTACAAACTATTAAATCATGGCAAACTGATGTTAATTCAACTATAAACTCTGCTGTATCTAAAGCTGCTAGTTATTATAGTGGCAGAGGTGGAGGTGGCGGAGGTGGTACATCTACTCACATTCCTAAACCTGGAGACCCAGACTTTATTGGTCCATTACCTCAAACCCTAAGTGGAGTCACAGACAATAATAATAATTATAAATATAGCTTAGGAACTAAAGTAAAAATTCATACTAATGGTATCTTACCTGGTAAATCGCCTAATTACTATGATTCAAAAGGAGTTAAAAAAGGTGAAAGTACTTTTGAGAAAAAAGGTGCTATTATTGAAAGAATTAATATCCCAGGAATGGGTAATTTATATAGAATGGAAGGATTACAATACTTTTATAAAGAAAGTGATTTATTTAAGTATAAACGCGGAGGTATGGTAAACTTTACTGGTCCAGCTTGGTTAGATGGTACATCATCTCAACCTGAAGCAGTATTAAATGCTTTACAAACTGAACATTTTATTAAATTTACAAATGCTCTTGATAATATGTTTGGAAGTAATGGTTGTGTTAATACAAATGCTGGAACCGTTAATATAGATAATATTCAATTTCATGTTGATTCAATGTCTTCACCTGAGGATGGAGAAAAGGCATTTAATGTATTTGTTAGCAAATTCAAAGAAATTGGAAATCAAACAGGTATTAAGATTGATACCTTTAAAAACACTTTATAGAACGTTACGCTCAGCGTAGCGTTCTTTTTATTTTTACTCTCTTTTGACTACTTTATAATAGAGAGAACAAATAAAAATAGGAGGGAAAATATGACGAGAGCTGTAAAAACTGGAGAGTTATTTGCGACTTTTAATTATGATGGTAAAGATTGTGCTGACATGGGTATATATAATGTCACTAGTGGTGCAACTTATATAATGAATATTGAACCAGTATTTAATGACCATAAATTAGAAGTGCCAGCATATGATGGAAAATATTATTATGGAACTCAAATTACTGGGCAACAATTTCAATTTAACTGTTTTGCTCATGATTTAGTGTCAACTGAATATGATAGAATGAGAGCTTGGTTAAATCCTAGAAAAATAGGAAGATTAATTTTGTCTGACCAGCCTTATAAATATTATTTAGTAAAACCTGTATCAGTTTCTAATTTAAACGCCTATCCTTTAACTACTATTCAAACACCAGATTACTCAATAATGGGTGACTTTTTGGAAGGGGATGTAGTTTATACTGGTAATTTTACTGTTACTTTTGAAACAGTAGGTTCTGCTTATGGATATGGTATGTGTTACTATAGAGATGATTTAATATATGATGCTAAAAAGAAATATGGTAGAGACTATTATTACAATAGCGGTCTTTTATATAAAGATATGTGTCCAAAAGCTAATTGGGATGTAGGAGCTAATGTTGAAAACCAATCAATACCAATGTATAATCCAGGTAGTACTGAAGGACAACCAATATATAAAATACAACATGAAGGTACTTTTGCTCCACACAGTTTTATTCAATTTAATAACGCTACAACAGGAACATCTACAGTTGTAGATATAGGAGGTATATCTGGGAATTTATCTATAGATACATCTTCTCAAACAATTACAGATGAAGAAGGTAATACTTATTATGGTAGATTTAGTGGAACTTTAATGAAATTAAGTCCTATGGGAGATGTAATAGAATTGCCAGAAACATGGGTAGAAAATATCGAGAATACAGACTTATTAGAGTATGATAGTTTCTATGTAGAAAACAATTTAGTTTCAATCAATCCTAAAGTTCTTAAAGTTACAGACGATTTGGTAGGTCGCTATTTTTGTGTAAACAATAATGGTGGTAGTCAAATTAAGTCAGTAGATGTTAATAATAATACATTGACGTTAGATGATGAAGTATATACGAGGGATATACCGAAAGCAGTTGTTGATGGTACAGCAGTTGTTACTCCTTCAGGAGCCTCATTTAATTATGTTGAATGCAATGGAGAAATACCAGAAACAGGAAACGAAGGAGATGTATGTACAGATGGAGACAAATGGTATACTTATGTATTAAGAAAAGATGGAACAGGAGAATGGGTAATATGCACATTCTACGATAGTAAAGATAGCTTTAGAAATATATATGGAGATTATATAACTCAATATAAAATGTTTGGAGCTACAATAGTAGAACTAGATGACTTAACTATACGTACTGGTTCTAAAATAAACTATAAAGAAAACAATATAGTAAAAGTTGGTAGTAGTGTAGGAGAGTTTAAATTAACAGCAGAGCTACGACCAAGATATTTATAGGAGGTGCACTAAGATGCAAGATTTTATTAGAATAGGAGGGCCTATTACTTCGGCTCCATTAAATGAAGACTTTAGAAGATTACTTAACGCAATTAGTATAGCGAACACAAACTTAGTGTTCCCAGAAGAAAATGCAGTAGTTAATACTATATCAGATATGATGGCTATAATTAACCCAGATGATGCTCAAGCTTGCTACGTTGTGTCAAGTGGTGAGTTTTATCGTTATTCAAAGACAGATAATCAATGGCATAAAATAATGGATATAGGTCAAACTTTTAGACAAGGTTTCCTTAATTCAGGAGCTGTAGTACTAGAAAACGATATAAAACTAGAAGGTACAAGTAAATTAATTATGCCTAAAATGTTGGTATATTTTAAAAATCAACTAGGTGATGATAGATATTTAAAAGGTATGTATCTAATTGAAGAAAAAACAATAGATATAAAAGATTACTCAACCGTAAGTGGTGCTAATTCTTATACAATTTTAGTAGATTCTAGTGGAACTTATACTATACAAGCTGGTCTACCTAGCGTAGATTATGTTGATAGAATATTTATAGGTACTTTTGTAATAGATGGAGAAAAAAATATATTAGGTCAAGACTTTGTTTATACATTACCTGATATTGCTTTTACAGCAGATAGAGGTCAATTCTTATTTAATGGCGGACAAGCTAATGGACTAAGTATTGACGGAGCTGGTCACGATGATATTAACAGAGCTGGAGGATATTATTATGACGAAGGTATAAATTATACTAAGGCTTCTACTGATAGATATCCAATAGATACAGATAATGGTTCTAACTTTGATTTAAAATATTTTGAGGCCGAAGAAAAAAGCACAAATATATATTATATAACACCAACAAATGGATTGAACAATGGATTAGAAAACACAGGTAAATTAATACATGATGTTTACTGGGATGGTATCCATGGTATGAAGAAAGAAGTTCCAAATGGTTTCTTTACAATACAACATCATTTAGTAACACCTAATGGACAAAACATTTTAGTATATGGTACAGAATTATTTAATTCAATGACTGATGCAATATCTAATTTGAATACTGTATCAAACGTAGATTTTGATTTTCCTTGTGTTGAGGCAACAAAAATAGTTATAGGAAATCCATTAGAAGGAAGTGAATTCGATTCAGCAGATAGGACTATATTTAGAGCTTTTAAAATAGGTAAATTAAGTCAAGTAGGTACAGTAAGTCCTGAATTTGCTGATAATATATTTAAACTATACAGTGGAGATGGGGATGATAATTCTCCAGCTTCAATGAGATTTGATTTAAAAGAATTACAAGACGAAGATTATACAGGTTTATATGATTTAGGTATTTTACCTTCACATGCTACAAGAACTTATTTCTATAAGGATAGTAAATATGTAAAAGGTCAAGGAGACGAAATAGAGATATTACCTGTTACTCAAAGTGAAGATGTAATAAGACAAAATGCTGAAAAAGAAGGATATAGAATAGCAGATGATGCTGATTTAAGAATATTAGAAGATAGAGTTAAGATTTTAGAAGCTGAAATATGGGAAACCTATAATGACACAAAACAAAGATATGAGCAAAGTGTTAGATATAGATTAAATGATGCTGAAGAAAGATTAGATGCTGACGATTTATTATTAGAAGACCATAAGAATAGAATTATTACTCTTGAAAATAACAAAGTAAAGAAAGAAACTAATATTAATGGATATACTTTAGGAGATACAGCTAATAAAGATGAAATTAAGACTATTGATATAAAAACTGGAGATATCACAGAAGGACAGGGATTAGGAGATACTATTAATTTATGGTATACAGAAGATAGAGTAAAAGCTAATCCAGATGTAGCAGCTGCAAAAACTCATGCTGATATTAAATCTATTAGTGATAATGCTACATTACATGCAAAAGTAAATCCTCATAATTTATCAACAGATGATATTAATATATTGGCCGACACTCAAAAAATATTTGTAACACCAGATGAAGAAAGAAGAATAAGAGCTGATAGATTACCTGAAGACACTATTCAAGCTTTATTAGATTTAGATGCGAAGAACTTAGATAATGTTCATATTAGCTATCAAGAAGGAAGTAGTGAAAATCCAGGACCTCGTATTGTAGATGTTGGAGATATTAAAAATATTCGTTTCTATCAAGACGGTGTAAGATTAAGTATGGATTCAGATGACGAAACATTAATTTTAGAATGTATCGGTCAAGTAGACGATACAAAAGTAATGTTTAAAAACCGTTACGCTTCTTTAGAAGCTGAATATCCTGATTTATATGGAGGATATGTTGATAACGCCGTTAATGCTGAATATGCCTACTATGTTAATGGTATAGAAAGTGCAAATGCTAATCAATATTACGGAACAAATGCAGATAATAAAGTAGGAGTATATGACTTACCTGTATATGTGTCTACAGCAGATGCAGAAGCATTTACATCATTAGACCAATTTACTTTTGAACCAATTGATGGTTCTGTTCAAGAAAAACATTTAGAAACTACTTTAAAAGATAAAATAAACAACAATTATCATGCAGTTTACGATGGTGGTACATTAAAAAGTGCTGAAGTTAATACATTCGATTTTGGTAATAACTTAACAGTTACAATTAATGGTAATAAAGCTACAATTAATGCTAATGGAGCAGGCGGACCTAGTGAAGATAAATTCGCTAATTTAGTTGACGTTGATGTAGTATATACAGGTAATGAAGGAAAAATGTTAGTAGTTAATCCTGAGGGAGATGGAATAACATTAGCTAAAACTCCTTCTACAAAAGAATATATGTTGCGTTCAGTTTATGTTGAACCTACAGATATATCAAAAGTTAAAAAAGCTGTACATGCAGATAACGCTACATTAGCAGATTCAGCTAATAACGCATTAGCCGTTAATAATAAATCGGTAAATAATGATGCTAATTCAGATACATTATGGACATCTGATAAAATTATATCTAATACAAGTTTACAAATAAGAAATGAAGGCGTTAATACATATAGTGGAACATCAGCTCCTGCTAACTCTTTAGGAAAAAATGGTGACATATACGTTTTAATAGAAAGTTAATAGGAGGTGAAATAACTTATGGGATATGTTAATGGAAAAACAACCAGTACTGGTGGTAACGTAACCTTAAGAATTGAAGCCGGGTATGATAGTGTATCAAGAAGTGGTAATACAGTATCAGCCAATATCTATGGACGTATGGGTATGGGTAAGAATATTTCTGGTACCACAAACTGGTCATCTAACCAATTCGCTATTTGGCTACCTGCCGGAGGAGAAAAAAGAAGTGTTAAAGGTTCTGGGTCAAGCAGTACGGCTAATAAATGGTATGAATCTGGTGGTAGAACAGTTTCATGGAATGTTACAGCTGGTCAGACATCATTAGGAACTAGTGTAGGTTTTGGATGGAATGCTTGGAATGCTTCTCAAGGTAATACAGTAGATATGACTATTACATTTGGTGCTTGGACATTATGGAATGATATTAATGCTTACAAGCCAGATGGTAGTACTCAAAACGGTTTAATTTTCGACCTAAGAACAAGTGATGGAGGTTCATGGACAAACTTAACAAATGAACCTTCAGGTTTTACAAAAGTATATGGTACAACAGCGACGATATCTAACATTCGTTCTAATGTAACAGGAGCTCATTATAGTGGAAATAATGTAACTAATAACACTGCTTCAAGTTTTTCTTGGACTTTTAATACAGCTGACTGGGTTTGTAAATTATATACTGCATGGAATACTCATACTATGACTGTTAGAAGAACTACTGGTATAGCTGACATTACTTCTCCAGCTTGGGGTTGGACAGGAAACTATAAAACTGGTACTGTGACATACGGTCAGTCTTTTACAATAAATGCAAGTTTATCTACAGGATATCATTGGGTTAACTGGACAGGTTCTTTCACTACTAGTACTCAAAATTATACATTTACTATTGGAGACCAAAACTATGATATAACAGCTAACGCTGCGCCTAATACATATACTGTAGTATATAATGCAAATGGTGGTGAAGGTAGTACAGCTAGTTCTAGTCATACTTATAATGCTGCTAAGAATTTAACAGCAAACGGTTTTACTAGGTCAGGATTCAATTTTGTAAAATGGAATACAAAAGCAGATGGAACTGGTACATCTTACACAAATCAACAAAGTGTAACAAATTTAACCTCAACTAATGGTGGTACTGTTACTTTATATGCTATATGGGAAATGATAGCATTACCTAGTACATCTTCTAGTGTTACTAATATATTACCAAAATCATTTGATTTAAGAGCAACAGCTAATGGAACTATTTCATTTGTAAGTACTAAATATGCGAGTGCTAAAGTTAAAAATTTGTTAACACAATATAATATGCCAGTTAAAGTTTTATCTGACGGTTCTGTATGGATAAGGTTATATTACCATGATTCAAAAGGAGCTAGCGTATTATGGAATGGTACAGCTGCTCAGGCGATAAACAATCAAGAAGCAGATAGATATTCAAGATTAAATTTATTAGGCAATGATGATTTTAAAATTAATGGTAAGTTTGAACTGATGCTTACTTATCCAACTAATACGGATACTGGATATAATAGATGGAGACAAACTAACGCTCCACAAAATGAAGCGATGCCTAAAACAAATACTGGTACAACAGTTACTGGTTATGAAGCAATTCATATAGATTGGTCAGGAAGCTATTGGGGAGGTCTAGAATTAAATAATACAACAGAAGCTCCTTGTTATATTGATGGTTCGGTAGGACATGGAAACTGGTGGTACGCTATAGCACCAAAAACTCCATATAATGGTGGTGTGCCTGGACCTTCAGCTCAAGTATTTAGACAAACTGAAATATGGTTAAGAGTTCCAGAAGTTACTGGTAGAGTAATAAATGCAACTGCAAATACTACTATTCATGTAGAAGATTTAGATGACGAATCTACATATGTAATTTGTTCAAGAACTAGGAATAGTGCTGGAGCAGCTTATAGTTCAATAGTAACTTGTGATACACCAGTAGACCAAGCTAAAATTATGATTAAGAAAGATGGAAACTGGGTTCTTGGAAAAACATTTATCAAGGTAAATGGTGAATGGATAAAAGCTAAAAAAGTATATATAAAGAAAGACGGACAATGGGTTGTTAATGTAAACCCTAGAAATTAAGGAGGGAATGAGAGATGGCAATATATCCAATAAAATTATTAAAGGATGAACAGGGTCAACCTTTCATTCCTTTAACTCATGTTAATGCAGTTGCAGGAGAGGAATATACAACTACTGTATTAACAGCAACTAAACAATCAGATGGTCATTATCAAATATTAAATGATGACATAGATAAAAAAACGATAACTAATAAAGTTGTAGTAGTTGATTTTGATATAATAGGAGAATCACTACCTACATCTTATTTGGGAATAAACGGTGGAACTGAATATCCTATGTACCAAGGTGATGGTATAACGCCTTTAAGCTTAAAAGGATTAGACGATATAGTTTGCTTATTTATATTTACAGGAGATAAATGGCAATCAGTAAAAGTTGGTTCATCAGATAGCGGCCATACTATAACAGATAGTAATGGCAATTTAATGGTACAAAGAAGTGTATTAAACTTTGATGGTGCTACAACAACTGATGACCCAGGAAACAAAGCAACTAAAATTATGACTAATTGGGTTAGTCAACAATATGAAACAAAAACAGGTGAAATAGACAATGGAAATTGGTCAAATCTATTAACAGACGGTATAACTATACCTACAAATGGATACTATAGAGTATGGATATATTTAGCATTAGATAATTTAACTGATGTAGGTAGAGAAATAGGTTTGAAGATTTCTGATTCCAAAGGTGAAACTATTTCACAAGATTGGACATATCAATATCAAAGGTCAAGAACTAAATACATATTAGAAGGAACTTTACAAAGAGGTTATGTAGTAAATCCTGAGATATATGTAGACAATATTTCAAATACTGGAAAATCAAGAATAACAGGAGGATATGTTTACATTGAATATCTACCTGTTAAAAATATATAGGAGGTAGAAAATAATGGCAAATTATCCAATTAAATTATTAAAAGATGAAACAAATGCAGCTTTTGTACCGTTGGTTTCTACCGACTGTATAAGAGATAAAAACAATCAAACTTTACAACAAATATTAGATAAAAAATTAAGTCCTACAAATTTATTACCAGGGGAACATGTAAGTATAACTACGGAAGATAATAATTGTTATGTCAATGTAGATTTACCTGCTGGGCTTACTTTAATAGATAATCTTAATACGACTACCTCAAATCAAGGTAGCTTAGATGCTCACCAAGGTAAAGTGCTAAAAGACATGATACCTGAGATTATAGATGATATAACAGACACAAGTCCTACTAAAGGTTTGAGCGCTAATCAAGGATACATATTAAATCAAAAGTTTAATGATTATTTACCTTTGCATGGAACAGCAGATAAGGCTGCTACAGTTGGGAATTTAGTTGTAAGAAGTAAGTCGATGTGGGGCACATTAACAGAATCTAATGGCTATACTGTCGTTAATGCTTGGGATTCTCCAGCGGATGGAGGAATAGCTCTTTCTGATAAAGATAATCGTTTATCAGTCCAAATAGATGGGCTATTTTATCAAAACGAAGGAAGATATAGATGCTTAGATACAAGTGACTTACCATATGATAGCGGATGGATTAGTGTGACTACTTGGCAGAATGGTGCTGGAAATTGGGATAACGAAGCTAACCCTGTTCAATACAGAAAAATAGGAAATATAGTATATTTTCAAGGATTAATGAAATGCGGTTCAAGTGGTGTACAATTCACTATACCAGAAGGATTTAGACCTAATAATAAGAGTTATAACTGTTGGATATGTAGATGTGGAACTTCGACATGTAGAATACACGTTAATTATTCTGGTATATTAGGTAATGTAGCAATAGAAGGAAATTCTTCTAGTGGACTTGAAGTACCGTTATCTCCTATTTCATATATAGCAGGAGCTTAATAAGGAGGAATAAAATATGGCAAAATATCCTATTAAAATGTTAAAAGATGAAGAAGGAAATGCTTTTGTTCCTCTTACATCTTCTGAAGCGTTAAAAACACCTGATGGTAAAACATTAGATGAGAAACTTCAAAATAAATTAGAAACAACAAATATAAAAGCAGGAACTGATATTAATATAACAGTAGATGGTAATAATGTAACTATTAATAATGCCAGTAAAGGAGTTTTAATAGATAACCTTACAACAGAAACTCCTGGAGTGGGAAGTCTTGATGCACATCAAGGTAAAGTTTTAAAAGAAATGATACCAGAGGTTGTTAATAATGTTACTTCTACTGATAGTGATAAAGCATTGAGTGCTTATCAAGGTTATTTACTTTCTGGTAAGGTTGTACCAACAGGAGGTAAAGAAGGACAAGTATTAAAGAAAAGTTCAGATACAAATTGGTCTCTTGAATGGGGAGATGCAGCTGACCCTAATGCTATTGTTGGAGATGGGTCAATAAAGAAAATTATTGAATTGACTTATGAAGAATATCAAGCTCTAGAGACAATAGACCCAGATACAGAATATCATATTATTGATGCTCAGTCAGCTATTGATAATTTACAAGCTACATTAGATAGCTTACAAGAGCAAATTAACACAGTAAAAGGAAGTTTAGGAAAAACAGCAATATCTAACTCTTATAATGATTTAGATGATAAACCAACTATTCCTACATATGTAATTAAAGATTATATGACTATAGCAACGCCTGAAGAGTTTAAATGGAGTAATAATAATGTTTGGGTCACTGTAGGATTCTCTAGAGTAGTTGGAAACTCTGGAACTAAACTGAGTAACATAGGAAATGCAATTAAGATTGGTACTGGAGTAACTAAAGTTAGAATATCTAGTATGTTAACATTTTATCAAACACCTGCAGATGAGTATTTATTTTCAGGCATATATATAAATAATGTACAAGTAGCTAAATCAATAACTAGTACTAATATGTGGGGACAAATAAAAGTTGACTGGATAGCAAATGTAAATGCAGGAGATATTATCGAATTACGAGTACATAAAGCAAATAATTTAGAATATGTTTTACATAACTTTTCAGGGTTTGGTACTGGTCCTTGTAATTACATGACTGTAGAAGTTATAGAATAGGAGGTAAAAGTTTATGATATTAAAAAATAATAAAAGAATAGACGGGTGTAGTGATACAGTACCAATAGGTACACTTAATCCTTTCTTAGGTACAACAGCACCTTATGGTTATTTAATATGTCAAGGACAGAAAGTATCTAAAACAACTTATAAAGAATTATATGAAATATGTGGTACAACATTTGGTCCTGAAACAAGTGATGAATTTACTTTACCCGATTTAAGAGGACAAACAATTGCTGGTTATAAAGAAGGGGATTCCACTTTTGGTACTCTTGGTGGATTAATAGGAAGTTTAACTCACTTACACAGTACTGGTAATCATACATTGACAGCAGCAGAATTACCACAAATGATTTTTGATATTTCGCATACTTGCTATGCAGAAAGAGTTATTGCTGGAATAAAGAATGTATCTGTTGCTCAGAATGGAGGAACACAAGCAGGATGGGAAGGAGCTGCTACAACAATCGATGGTAATCGTTATGCTCATAGATTCACTATTGGTAATGATGGAACTCATAATCACGGAGACACATCTTCTACCTCATCAGTTCAACCGACTATCGTATTAAACTGGATAGTAAAAGCATTTCAATTAATGCCTAATCAATCTTATGTAGAAAATAGCTTAGAAAGTGATAGTACTATTAATTCATTAAGTGCGGCTAAGGGAAAAGAATTGAACGAAAAAATAAATGGTTTAAGTGAAGTATCTATTAGCGGTTCATATTCTGATTTAAAAAATAAACCAACTTCTATAGTTTATCAAAATACACTGACTTCAGCTATTTCAAGTTTAAATATAAATAATCTTAATTTAATTGGAGATGGATATATATATGATATCATTATTACCGTTCCAAATGGAAATACTAAGATGGATTTAAGAACTTATGTTAATGGAATTAAAGAAGAAGTTTATCAAACTGTCGTTGGTATGAACGTTCAAACTGAAGCATCGTCTAACTCAACTGCTGTTACTGCTACTTCTCCTTGCGCACGATTGAATAATAGTTCTGGTATATATTATGGTTTTTCACAGAATGGAGGACCTTCGTTAATACAAGGTACTCTTGTAATGGCTGGTCAATATGTTATGTGTAATTACACTGGAACAGCTATCAATAGTAAAAAGGTTTATTATATTCAAGCTTCTTGTACTTGCATGAAAGCGGTTAATAATTTAACAAGTTTGTTGATAGAAGGTAGTATGATACCAGGCACCCAAATAACTATTACAAAAAGAGCATGGTAAAGTCTTATTTTACATTCAAATAATATACTATATAATTAGAGAAATAAACATAAAGGAGGGAAAACATGAGCGTTTTTAAAGAAATTAACAAAGCTGACGGTAGTGGAGTAACACAATTTTTCCGCTTAAGTTCAGAAAAACAAACTGTTGAAACTCATGATTACGGTGATTTTTATAACTTTAAAGGAAGTGTTGCTAGTGAATCAGATTTACCAACTACTAAGTTAGAAGTTGGAGACGCTTACTTTATTGAAGATGAAGAAAAAACTGTTTTCTGGAATGGTACTCAATGGTTAAAAATTGATACGCACGTATTAAATTATAATTATAATGATGCATCAAACAAACCATTAATTAATGGTCATATATTACAAGGAGATAAAACTGCCGCTGATTTAGAACTTCAACCAGCTGGTGATTATTTAACTGAAATTCCTAGTGAATATATTACAGAGGGAGAATTAGAAGATTATGATTATGCTACAAAAGCGTATGTTATAGAACAAGTAAACAATGCAGAGCATTTTCATAGAGAAATAGTTACTGGTTTACCTGTAATAGGTAAAGATAATATAATCTATATGATTAAAAAAGAAGGAGCTACTGGAGAAGACATATATGATGAATATATGTGGGTAGGAACTAGATATGAACATATAGGGTCTACAGCTACAGATTTAACTAATTATTATAAGAAGGGAGAAGTAGATAGTTTATTAAAAGGAAAAGTTTCTACAAGAAATGGTTTTGACCTTTCTAGTAATGATTATACTACTGCTGAAAAAACTAAATTAGCATCATTAGAAAACTACGATGACAGCGCTATATGGGGTGCTGTTAACGCATTACACAACTATGACGATACAGAATTAAGAAAAGATATAACAGCTCTAGAAACGGCTGGAAATGCCCTTAAAAAAGATGTTGCAGAATTGCAAGATAAAATAGAAGATAAAATAGAATATATAAGACTTGTAAAAGCCGGAGATACTTGGACTTGGATGGATGTTAAAGGTGATATTATATCATTTACTCAAGTTAGAGATGCATTAGGATTAGAAAACACATTCTTAATTATAGAAGATATTGAGAATGATGGTAAGATGATTCCTGCTAGATATGATATAGATGAAGAAGTTATCCATGTATGGTATACAGATATAAGTGGAGAAAACTATGAAATATATTTAAGTGCAGAAACTAAAAGATTAGATGATTTAGGAATACAACCTCATTATTTACCTCATGCTAATACTTTACCAGAGTCAGGTAAACCTGGTGATATGATAAGTATAGGTTCTGATAGGACTTGGTATGTATGGGAAGATAACTCATGGGTAATTATAGATAAAGGAGGTTCAGTAGATTTAAGTAATTACTTAGCTAAAGATAATACTACTGGTTATGCTCCAACAGGTAATTATAACCCAGCTACTAAAAAATATGTAGATGACAGTGTAGCAGCAATTCATGTTCCTACTAAGACATCTCAATTAACTAATGATAGTAATTATATTACTAAGACATCAAATGATTTAACTTATTACTATACAAAATCCAATACTTATACTAAAGCAGAAGTTAACGCTTTAGTTGCTGGAGGAGGTGGAGGAGGTACTTCCAATTATCCTGATTTAACTAATAAACCTTCTATTAATGGAGTAGAATTAAATGGTAATAAGACTACAAGCGATTTAGGTTTGTTTAGTGGAGCTTATGCTGATTTAACTGATACACCTACTATTCCTACTAAAACTAGCGATTTAACAAACGATAGTAATTATGAAGTTAATACAAATAAAATCACTTATATTAATGGTTCATCTACTGATGACCAATATCCATCTGCTAAAGCTGTTTATAATGCTATCAATAACAAAATTGCTAAAGATGGCGAAACGATTTTTGGTTGGTATGCGACCTGCCCAGAAGGTGGCAATATGACTGAATTACATGGTTTTACAAAATCTGATTTAAACAGTTTTCAAGTCGGAGATTATGTAGAATGGCCTAGTACAGTTATGTCAGGAGCTGTTAATGGTGGAATGATTATAGGTAATGATTACAGCCATGGTTATAAACCAGAGGGTGGACGTTATTATATAAGAACTATTTATGTAGGTAGAGGTTCTGGTTATAGCTTTACTTATGTATATGACTTAGAAGGAGAAAATGTATATAAAGGTACATGGCCTGATTCTGAAGGTGGAAAAGCTTGCTTTGCTGGAGATACATTAATTTATACTAGTGATGGAGATAAAGCTATAGAAACTTTACAAGTAGGTGACAAAGTAAAAAGTGCTAATGCATTTTTAAATATAATAGAGGATAAACTTATCACGAAGATAATAGAGCACGAAGCTAACAATCTAGTAGAAATTACAACAAAAAATGATAAGATTATAACTACAGGTGACCATCCATTTAATGAAAAAGAGAAAGGGGTTACACCTGCTAGATGTCTAGAAAAAGGAGATATACTAGACACTGGAGACTTATTAGGTTCAGAAGTAAAATCAGTAAAAACTTTAAATAGTATTCAAAAAGTTTATGAAATAGTTGTTGAAGATAATCATAATTATTACGTAGGTAAAACACACATACTAGTTCATAATGAACATTTGAAGGAAAATTAATCAATTCGAGGAGAAAAAATCTCCTCTTTTTTATTTTTATATTCAAATGCTTACTATACATTAGAGGCAGAAATAAAGATTTCCTAAGGGAGTTTTTATATATCATGAGAAATCCTTAGTAATGCGCCAGTTTACGATGGATTTAAAACTATAATGGGGTATTGCGGAAACGTAATACCCCTTTATTTTTTTTAGGAGGTTATATAATGGAAATAAAAATTACGGACAAATTAAGTCAACAAGTTTTAAGTATCGATGGCAAAACCTCTTTAGCAAGTACAGAAGTAATTATAGGAGAAGAGCAACCAGACGAAGGAAAGTTATGGATAGATACCGGGGAAATATCTAACTTAGGCACAGAAGTAGTTGATAGTGTTAACGGCAAACAAACTAACAAAGCTCCTAGTGTTAGAGCAGTAGTTCAAGATTTAGTAAGTATTTTATATCCAGTTGGTTCTATATATATGAGTACTAATGCTACCAATCCAAAAGATTTATTCGGTATAGGAGAATGGGAACAAATTAAAGATACATTCTTAATGAGCGCCGGTAATACTTATGGAGCTGGTACAACAGGTGGGACAGCTTCGCATACTCATAGTATAGGACATACGCATGGTGTTCCTGGGGTAGCTCATACTCATACAACTGGTAATCACACTTTAACTACTGATGAAATGCCTAACCATTCACACTGGGGTATAATTGGTGCTAATGGAGTTGAACGTATGGCTGGTTATGGAACTGGTACAGCACATACAGGTACCATAAATGAGATGACTGATGTTGCCTGGGAAAGTTTACATACTGGAAACTCTGGTGGTGGAGGAGCCCATAACCATGGAGATACCGGTTCAACTACTCCTACAACAACTACAACTAATTCTCAATCTACATCAATTTCTGGTAGTACGTCTAATCTTCCACCATATTTAGTAGTATATACTTGGAAGAGAGTATCATAAGGGGGTAATAATATATGAAATATAATGATAATGGAGAATGGAAAGATATAATTGTTAAAGCAACTGACACACTTCCTATTGGTACTGAAGTAGATTATAATGGAACTGACGTACCAGATGGTTGGGAAGAAGTAGAGAATACTGTTACAAAAACTTTGAAAGCTGTATATCCTATTGGTAGTATTTATATTAATACTACATCTGCTAATCCTAAAGATATATTTGGATTCGGAACTTGGGAAAAAATAGATGATGTATTTCTATTTGGTACTAGTGATGCTAATCAATTAGGTAATACTGGAGGTAGTGCAACACATACACACACTACTGGGAATCACACTTTAACTATAGCAGAAATGCCTAGCCATGACCACGCCGCTCGTTATGGAAGTACTATTGATGGAGACGGTACTGGTTATAGGTTTTCTAACACAAATGGAACAAACAGAGCAATTATAGAAAATGAAGGTGGAGGTCAAGCTCATAACCATGGAGATACTGGGTCATCGTCTAATATGCCACCTTATTTAATAGTATTTATGTGGAAACGTACAGCATAGGAGGTAATATATGAAAAGAATAAGAAAAATAGAAACATCTATAGGTCTTACTGGAAATGTAGTTAATAACGATAGTATAAGCACAAGTAACTCTTATAGTTGTGATTATATAAATAATCACTATATTTCATCAACATCAAATACTTCTTTATCAGGAAATATATTTTTAACAGAGACTTATGGCATATCTACTCTTACGGCAGATAATAAAAATACTGGTTTATTATGGTGTGATGAGAATCATAGTCAATTGATTGTAGGTTCTTCACTTTTATCAACGATTATTAGAAGTTCTGATGATAATTTATATCATATGAATCAAGCTAAAAAAACTAGTTATAAAATATTAGATAGTTACAATTACAATGATTATGCCGCTAGTAAGACTAACAATGCTAATAAAGTTATTTTAAACGCTCGTGGTGGGCATGATGACTATGATGGAATAATGTCTTACCAAACTGCAGGTAACGAAGCTTGGGTCTTTTCTACTAAAAATGCCGTAACGAGTTTTATGGTAGTTAATGGAGAAGATACGGTTACTAACATTAATAATGAAAGATGGTTAAGTTTAACTCCAGGTTTACAGGTAAAACAGAATTGTGTTTCTATAGGTAAATTGATACCTAATGGCTCTTCACCTACTCATAGATTATATGTAGCTGGTGGTTTATGTGCTACAGGAGGTATAAGTAATGATACAGATGATTCTACAATTAAATGCTACGGTTATTTTGAAAGAAAGAATGAATTAAATTTTGGTGGAAGTGGTGACAATGATAGTAATGTGATGTATTTTAGTTATAGAGCGAAAGATAGTAGACCTATTATAGCTAATTTCATATTCGGAGGAAATTCAGGAACGGCTACATTAAAAGCTGCAGCTTATAACACAGGTTCACTAAGAGAGCTAAAAGAAAATATAGAGCCAGCAGATATTAACGCCTTGGATATTATTAATAATACATTAATTACAAAATTTAATTTTAAGGCAGATGAAACAAAAGAAATTCGTATAGGATATATAGCGGATGATACTCATGAGCTATTATCTGGACCTAATCATGATAAGATGGATTTAAACAATTGTGTCGGCGTAATGATGAAAGCTATACAAGAGCTTAGTGAGGAAAATAAAAAGCTGAGAAATGAAATACAAAATTTAAAGAATGTATAGAATCAGAAGAGAACAGCTTAGTTCTCTTCTTTTTTTATTTTATTATTTTGATAGATACTATATCATTAGAAGAACATAAAATAAGGAGGGATAATGATATGTTTGAATTAAAAGCTATCAATAGATTTGAGGATTTGGAAGCTAGTGAAAGGGAAGGTAGACAAATAATACGTAAACCAGGAGATGTTTTTATAGTAAATAATCCTGCTAGAGCTCGTATGTTGGCAGGAGATAATTCTCGTAAAATTAAATATGCTGAAATTACAAAAGGAATTAAACAATGTCCAACAACTGATACTAATGAAAAGATAGTTATATATCAAAATTATCTATATATCATTGGTGGGATAGAAACTTTCTTATTTAATTTAGTCAAAAATTTTAGACATAAAGATATTACTATCATATGCGAAAATATAGAATATCCTCAATTAGTTAATTTATCTAAATATGCTAATGTAATGATAGATGACCATACTAAAATAGAATGTGATGTTTTAATATTAGGTAATTATAATTGTGATACTGTTTTAAGTAGGACAAATGCAAAGAAGGTATATCAAATGATACATGCAGATTGGAGAGGAATAAAACAAATCCCAGCATGGTCTAATTTTACTTGGAAAAAGAATAGCAGAATAGATGAAATTATTTGCGTATCTGAAAATGCAGCTCAAGGACTAAAAGAAACTATGGGGTATGATAGTAAAGTTATTTACAATATCTTAGATAATAATTATAAAGAAGATGAAGGCCTAACTTTTATTACTTTGTCAAGAGCTACTGCTGAAAAAGGTATATTTAGAATAGTAGAAATGGCAAAAAGATTTAGGGAAGCTGGTAAGAGTTTTACTTGGTTTCTATGTTGTACAATGGACCAAGTTACAGATAGAAAAATTAAAGATTCTATTAAATCTATGCCAGAATTAATAATAGTACCACCCGATGTAAAAAATAAAATGCTTATTAAAAATTGTGATTATTTAGTACAATTAAGTGATACAGAAAGTTTTTGTTATAGTGCGTACGAGGCATTACAAAGAGAAGTACCAGTTATTCTAACCAGATTTCCAGAAGCCTACAATATAGTTGACGAAGGACAAAATGGTTATTTAGTAGAAATGGATTTAAGTGATTTAGATGTAGAAAAAATATTTAATGAAATACCCCCAGCTAAATATTATATAGATAGATGTAATTTAGATGATTGGAATAAAGTATTTAAAGGAGAGTTTTAATGAACGAATTAAGTTGGAATTATGATACACTAATAGATTTTATTTATTTCAGCGATTTAACGTTGGAGCAATACATAATAGTTAAATGTTTAGTGCTAAGAATGACAAGTAAACAAATATCTAAATATACTGGTTTAAGTACTGCCACTGTAGACAGAAGAATAAAAACTATTAAAGATGAATATAACAAAACTGTAAAAAAATACCCAGAGGTTTTTACTAACAAAATCTCATTGTTTTAAGAGAGAAATTAATTTTCCTCTCCTCTTTTTTTGTATATTGACCACTTACTTGATACTATAATAATAGGAAGGTATAGACCAAGATATATAGGAGGTATACGAAATGGCACAATTATCAAGTGAAGAAAGAATTGCAAGGGTTGAACAAGCACCTGAAGCTGTAAGAGTTATGGTAGCTAAAGCTTTCTTAAGAGATGATATTGATGACGAAGATGTACAATACTTATTTAATACCGACAGTATTGAAGAAATCAATGAATCTGCTGAAGAAAGTAATGTAGAACACATAAATGCCGAAGACCCAGAAGGTATAGGGGCTGCTGGTTTTACTATGCGTACTTCTAAACCAAGTGGAAATAAAAACTTTATAACTACTGGTTCAGGAGGATGGAATACTTGTATCAAAGGTTATCCTATGGATGCTAATGCCAATGTTTTAGCTAACTGTGTAGGTTATGCAAGTGGTAGATTTAATGAAATTATAAACATAGCACGTGATACTACTGGATGTACTTATAAGACTTTAAACTGCAATGCTGTAGGTTTTAAAGAAAGAGCAGAAGCTGCTGGTTTAAAAACAGGGTCTACACCAAGACGTGGAGCAATCATGTGTTGGGGTAAAGACGGTGGAGCTGGGCATGTAGCTATAGTTGAAGCAGTTAATAGCAATAGTTCAGTATACACATCAGAATCAGGTTATGGTTCAACAGCATTCTGGAATCAAACAAGAACTAATTCAAATGGTAAATGGGGATGCGGTAATGGATATTACTTTAGATGCTTTATTTATTTACCAGACGATGTTCAAAACTTAATTGACGGAGCACCTGCTCCTACACCAACACCAGGACCAAGCGACAAATTCAATATTGGAGATAGAGTAGTTATAAATGGACCTCTATATGTAAATGCAAACGCTAGTTCTGCAAGTGGAAGTGTAAGCAACAAAGTTACAACTATAACTCGTAAAGTTCCTGGAACTGCACATCCTTATAATACTGAAGGAGATTTAGGTTGGATGGACGAAGGTTCAATTAGTCATTATAATGAACCAGCACCTGCACCAGCACCTACTCCAGAACCACCAAGACCTTTAAGTGTTGGAGATACAGTTGTTATTAAAGGAACAGGAAATGGTTCAAGTTATGGTACATCTAATACTGCATATGGAATTGGATGGACTAGACAAATCCTAAGAATATGGGATGGAAGAAGTTATCCTTATCAAGTAGGAAATAATTCTGGTACTACTGGTTTCTATAGAGCAGATGCTTTAGAAAGAAAATAAGGAGGTAAAATACTATGTTAGAAGCAATAATGTCAACATTAGGTATAATGGGGTGGCTAGGTGTTATCCTAGGAATTCTAGTAATTGTTAATACTGTATGTGGTACAGTAACTAATATAACAAACGGAGAAAGTTTTTCATGGAAAAAAATGTTAAAAGGGTTAGCAAAAGCTGCTATATTCTATGGTAGTGCAATATGTACAAGTGTAGCTTTTACTATGTTACCTTACATTAACGAAATGATAGTTAACTCATTCGGTGTTATTTTATTATCAACAGAACTATTAAACACTTTATCAAGTGTAGCCGTTTTAGGTATAGTAGTATCTACTGTTGTAGTCCAAGCTAAAAAAGCTATAGAAGGTATAATTAAATTAGCTAATATAAGTGTTGGAGAAGAAAAAATTACTTGGGAAGTAATAGAAGAAGAAGAGGATAAATAATCCTCTTCTTTTTTTTATTTTTGTAAACAAATACGTACTATACTAATAGGAAGAAAAATAAAATAATAAGGAGGTATGTGTATATGTTGGACAAAATAATTGAAATAATTGATAAAATTGGTCCGCTATTTTATATCATAGTGCCTGCTCTTTTTACTGTCTATTACAATACAAAAACTAAAGTTCAAGAAAAAGAAAAAGAACTTACTAAAAAGAACAAAGAGAAAGCACAAGAAAAATATGAAATATGGGAACATGAAGAATCACGCAAAATTATTAAAAAAGTCCAAGATTTGTGCAATTTCTACAAAGACAAAGGGCATATGGATTTAGTCCAATTTATACAATTAGAAAATGGTACAGTGGCTTCATCTAAATTATGTAATATGTTTGCTACATGTTTAGCAGAAGATAATCGTTTTGGTAATATTCCTAAGATGATACAAAAATTACAAAGAGTTCCTTATAGTAGATTTTCGGGTTGGGTATCTCAAATACAAGAGTGCCAAATAAACAATCTTGACTATTATTTAAGTCCTGATTCACAAGCGCAAGGGTCTTATTTGAAAGATATAGTAGATACTACGCCAATAGGTTCTTCTGCCTCTTCAGCAGTTTATGACCCTAATGAGCTTTTATTAGGAGCTGTAGTTTTCTATTATAGACAACCTAATTTTAACAACCAAGAAAAAGAAGACGTTGTGAATCTAATAGGTCAATTTAAAAACTCTGTTGAATCCATTTTCTTAAACTACCATTTAGATAGAAAAGCAAAAAAAAGAGAACTTGGATTAGAATCTGATATAGAAGAGGATTAATTCCTCTTCTTTTTTTTATTGACAAAAGTAAAAAAGTATGATATAATATATATACAAGGAGGAAAATATGAACGATTATATTTATTTCCATATCCCTGGGATATCGGACTTATTTGAACTAAATTATATGTTATTATCAAGAATGTATCATCATCCTGACCATTTTAGAGATAATGTAAGAATAGGAAGTATATATGGTGCGTTTCCTGGGACTAAATGGAATGGGGGAAGATTAGTAGCAGGTTCTCTAGAATTAGACAAAATACAAGAGATATCTGATATATTTTATAATATAGGCATACCATTAAAATTTACTTACACAAATCCAACATTAACACCAGAAGATTTAGAAGATGAGCTATCTAATAAAATCGCTGCTATGTGTGAAGATTCTGTAAATGAAGTATTAGTTAGCACAGACTTAATGAAGGATTATATTAAAAACAAATACCCTGAATATAGATTAGCATCATCTACTACCAAGAGATTAACTAATATAGATGATATAAATGCAGAATTGGATAACCCAGATTATGATTTAGTAGTTTTAGATTATGACCTAAATAATGATTTTGAAAAACTAGCTCTAATTAACAAACCTGAGAAATGTGAATTGTTACTTAACGCAGTTTGTAATCCTAATTGTCCAAATAGAAAAAGACATTATGAGATAATAGGCAATCTACAAAGAGGGGTAGATGACCATGATGAAGTAATAGATAAGTGTCCTTCTCAAGGAAGATTATTTTATGAAATCAAAAAACTAGATAATTTTATAAGTGTAGATGATTTATACAACATCTATGTTCCAAAAGGATTTAAGCATTTTAAAATAGAAGGGAGATGTATAGGACCATTAAAACCACTAGAGTGGTATCTATATTATTTAGTTAAGCCAGAATATCAAGAAGAAGAAAGATGCTGGTTAAATTTAAGTGTTGAAAACATGATGGTACACCCAATGTATCCAACAATATTTGATTAAGCTGATATTATATTTAAAGGTCATAAAACCTACTATATAATTGAGAAAAACATTAAAGGAGGTAGAAAGTATGTATAAGATAATGACTAAACTTCATACAATGAAAGAGAATGTTTTTGCTTTTCATATGGTTCCTAGTGATAGAGACCCAAAAGCTACAGTAGAATATAAAGTAGCTACACCAGAAGAAGCAAAGGAAATGGCTCTTACTTTACTAGGTAGAGTAGGTTATGAAGACTTAAGAATTGTTGATGACAAATCTTATTACTTAGATTTGTTATGGGGAAAGAAACCAGACCCAGCTCAAAATCTATACAGACTTGTTTTTGTCAACAATGGAGAAGGATATACTGCTGACCCTTATAATAAATCTGACATAGAAGAAGAAGAGACAGTTAAGGTTCTTATCCATTTTAATTCGAAACCAGATTCTTTCCATTTAGTATTAGATGGTAAAGAATACAAAACAGGAATGCCTGAATGGATAAGTTACGAGGAAATTGACGATACAAGTTGTTATCTATATTTTAATGGTATCACCAGAGACCATGAGATAGAAGTAATAATAGATACAGTTGAAGAATTACCAAGTATTTAACATTTGGTGAAATTTTAATTTTAATAACAAAGAGAGGAATAAACCTCTCTCTTTTTTTATATGTATATAATATCTCTTTATTTTCTTATCTTACAACATACTATATATTAGAGAGGAAAAATCCGGGAGGTAGTATGAGAGAGGTTACTAAGCAATTGATAGATATCTATCAAGTTAAAGACATTGACTGGATGGGGTATACCGTAGATAGACCACAAGATATTACCTTTCATCATATATGTAAAAAGAGTGATGGAGGTTTATACACCATAGATAACGGAGCGCCTTTGAACGGAGACACAGCTCATCCATACTTACATATTATAGAAGCAAAAGACTATGATATGTTTTTATATATTAACAATCTACTAAAGAATGTTAATACGCAGGGTTTCAAACCCACTCGGAATCAATTACTTGCTGTCCGTGCTGTATTAGAGCAATTTGAAAGAGAACACTGTTCTGACCGAACTAAAAAAGGCAAGCAATTAATTAAAACTAAATATATAGAAGGAAGAAAGAAAATATAAAATAGGAGGAAAATATGAAAGTAATAGATGTATCAAGATGGCAAAATAATATAGATTTTGCTAAAGTAAAAGCCTCAGGAATAGAGGGAGTAATTATAAAAGCTGGTGGTTCAGATTCTGGCTTTTATAAAGATAGTAAATTTGAACAAAACTATGCAAATGCCAAAGCTGTAGGACTTCATGTAGGTACATATTATTTCGTAGGAAAAGGATGTATTTCTACAGTAGATGGTAGAGCTGATGGAGAAAGATTTGCTAATTTAATAGCAGGCAAACAATTTGATTTACCAGTATATATGGACGTAGAATCTACTCCAATTTCAGCAAGAACTGGAGCAACAGACGCTGCAATCGCTTTTTGCTCTTATTTAGAAAGTAAAGGATATTATGTAGGTATTTATGCTTCAGACATTTCAGGTTTCAAAGATAGATTAGATTACTCAAGACTTAAAGATAGATTTACTTCTTGGGTAGCAAGATATGGTTCTGAACCTAAATATGCAACAAAATGGGATATGTGGCAATATACAAGTACAGGAAGAGTTAATGGTATTGCTGGAAATGTAGATATGGACGATTGTAGAAAAGATTTTCCAAGCATTATAATTAACGGAGGATTTAACGGTTATTCTAAATCTACTCCAACACCTGCACCACAACCTACACCTGCTCCTTCTCCTGCTCCTACGCCTGCTAAAAAAAGCGATGATGAAATTGCTAACGAAGTAATTCAAGGAAAATGGGGTAATGGCGAAGATAGAAAAAATAGATTAGCTGCAGCTGGATATAATTATTCAACTATCCAAGGTTTAGTTAATCAAAAATTAGGAGGAGCTAAACCTATTCGACCAGCAGTTCAATACTATACGGTTCAAAGAGGAGATAATTTAACTAGGATAGCTAATAAATATGGTACAAGTGTAAACCAATTGGTAGCTTGGAATGGAATAAAAAATGCTAACTTAATATATGCAGGACAAAAACTAAGGGTTAAATAATTTAACCCTTCTTTTTTTATTGACAAAAACAAAGCTATATGATATAATAATATTATGTTATATCTCTTTATTTTCTTGTCGTTTCACATACTATATATTAGAGGAAAAAACTCTGGTCTATAGAGAGAAAAGATATATAAAACAGGAGGAGAGAATATGGAAGTATATGTAAAAGAGAGCTTATTTGTGCTTGACTATAATGATAATATAGTAGATACTATATTTGCCTCAGATGACCATAAAACTCCAGGTTATGCTTATGATATTACTATCACAGAAGCTAATACTGGGTATAGTGATTTGAAGTTTAATATGCCTAATACTATTATTACAGCAGATGCATCACAAATAAAAAATCCTAAATTAGCGTTATTAACTCCATTAGTTAAATTGCGTTATAGAAGAGAGGTTTACTATACAGGAGATAAACCTATTACTGTTAGAGAACCAGAAGGATATGGAGATGTAGTAACTTATAAGGATGTTACATATAAAAATACATATCCAGACAATCTAATTGAAGATTATGTCATGGATTATATAGTACAACCAGTAGACAAAAAAAGAGATGTGTTAAAGCTAACTACATCTTTTACAGCAATAGATTATCCTAGATTTAATTTAAGTAAAAAACGTGTAGGATTAGTAATGGATAATACCACTCTTACAAAGAGAGAATGGAGTTTATTCCAAAATAAACCTATGGATAATCCAGGTACAATAAAATATATTCAATGGACAGAACAAATGTCTCGTGATTTTGGTATGCCAGGTCAAACAATTCCAACTGAATGGGACCCAGAACATGCCAAAGATTATCCATTATTAAAAGACAACATTATAAAGATGATGGCCAATGTAGGTATTTGGTCATATGGTTTATTAGCCACAGCTTTTTATTGGCCTATAACTTCTACTGGAAGATTTGATGGTAAATTATATAAGAAAGATGGTTTCTTAGTTTTACAATTATATGATTTCTACCATTTAAGTAAAGAGGGTATTGACCCAGATTTATATGTAGATAGATACGCTTGGGATTGGACACAGTTATATGCAGTAGACAGTTATTTATGTCCAAACAATGCTAAGAATTATTTATATCATATATTAGAAGGAACTAACTGGACAGTAGCTAAAAAAGAAGATGGAACAGACGATGTAGATATAGTTCAAAAATCTATACCAAATCCTAAAGGTTCTACAACTTCAACTACATTAGCAGATAGTACTTGTAACATAAGTGTTAGTGGAAGCAACTGTTATAATGCGATTACAGCAGTATGTCAAGGGTTACAGTTATATCCAGTATTTGATTGTATAAACAGAACTGTAGCTTTAAAAGTTTTTGCTGGTAAAAATTATGGTCTATCTTATATGTTAGGCAGTAACTTAAATAACAATAGCACTAAACTTGATGGAGAAAAAGTAATTACAAAACTATATGTTAGTGGAGGAAAAGATTATAAAGGCGATGCTAATATTAATATAGGTTACGCAGAAAGAAGTGCGTTAAAGCATTTCAACGGTTTCTATAAAACTATAGGTTCCGCTCCTACAACCGATGTTGAGGGATATTGGGCTATAGTAGACCCAGCATTCAGTAATGAAGATTTTCAAGTAATTAAGTACAAAGAAGATATGACTCCTTATACTGAAACTACCCATGGAATACTAACTAAAAATTATTGGGATGCAAGTGAAAATAGACAAGTTTATTTTTATAATAATACAACAGCCACTTGGTCTTTAGGTACAAAATTAGAATCTGGAAATTGGTCTGGTATTGTTAATGGAACTGAATATATAGTAGACCCTGTCACTGGTACAGAAGCTCCTTGGAATCCAAATGATGATATGTATATTACATGCCGTTCACCTTATGGAACAAATTATATTTTAAATTTAAGATGGGCTTATCAAAATCAATGGATAACTAAAGAGCAAATATTAGAACTATACCAATTAGAACAAGACATTAACGATTTAGATTATATGTTTATGGACGGGTATACTAAAGATAGATTAAAAACTCAACAAGATTATAACGAAGCAGTCAACGATTACGATATCGCACAAGATGGTTTCCAATCAACTTTATATGCTATGGAGAATAAATATTATAATGTAGAAGGAGAAATATCAGAAGGAACTACTTATTGTTTCCATAAAGCTCCTCAAGGTACATATATCAAATATGACCCTAAGACAGCTAAGAATTTACATTATATAAAAATATTCCACTGCTATGAATGTGGAGAAACAGAATTTATTAAACCAAATGGTACATCTGCTGGGGCTGATAAGACAATATGTTCTTGTGGTAGTACAGATGTAACAAATGATGAAATATATATTCCTATTTATAATGATTTTGAGTTTGTATTTGAACCTAGCATGTATCCTTATGGAACAGACACTAGTAGTTATGAAGGTCCTAAATACAATCCACATTTAAAAGGTTACTTCCAAAGATTGGTTATGAGCTTAGATAAAGCTAATAATGATTGGTCTATTGAAGATTATGAAAATAGAGTATCAATGATTGAACCAATAGCTTATGACACAGGAAGTGCTACAATAGATGGTTATGTATATAAATTATCTGGTGTATACGTAAGGTCTACAAGCGGACAAATAGAAGTATGGAACGAAAGTATAGTTAATTATTTAACTTACTATGGACAAATGCTTGATAATTTAAGACGAGTAAATGCTTGTTTAGTAAGAATACAAGAATTACAAGAACTTTACGATGAATGGGAAAGAGTTCGTGAAGGATATCATGCCACTATTCAAGAAAAGTTTGGTGATTATTTAATAGAAGGTAATTATAAAAATGACGAACAACCTTATGAAGGACTTTTATTTAAAGAAGGTCTAGAAGCTTCTGACAAATATTCTATACCAGAAGTTACTTATCAATTAGATGTAGTAGCATCAAGCGGTTTGGTAGAATATAGAGAACCTAACGTAAGTATATATGAATGTGGTGATTGTGGTTATTCAACAGTTCACGTTATGGATGAATGTCCTAAATGTTCAAGTACTGTTATTATCCGTAATCACGATACATATAATGACTTAGTTCATATATTACATAATATAGGACAAATAGTTCCTAAGGCTGGAGATTATGTTACTATCTATGATGAGCCTATGGGAATGTTCGGAGTTCCAGGTCTTATAACAGATATCACTCGTTATTTAGATGACCCTGTAAAAAATAAAATAACATTAAATACATCTTACACAGATGATGAAGAATTAGTAGGTAATATTATTACAGCTACTAATACGGTTTTAAGTAATGCTGATATATATGCTAGAACTTCAGTATTAAAAGCTGATGGTACAGTAGATGCTACAACTATGAAAGAGTCATTAGATAACTCTGATGCTGATATTACTATTGTAGGTACTAATGGTAATGTATTATTAAATAGTTCAGGTTTAAGAGCTACTGACCCAGTAAATCCTAAGAACGCTATGAAATATGCTGGTAATGGTATATTTAAAACTAGCAACTTAGACGAAGCAGCAAATGAAGCTGTTATATGGGAAAAAATGATTTCACCAAGTGGAATTAATGCTACTTACTTAAATGCAGGTACAATAGATACAAATAAGATAACAGTTATGTCTGGTCTATCTGGTAAAGTGTTAATTGACCAACATGGTTTAACAGTTAAAGATAGTGCTACAAAGACATCTCACTTAACTACATTTGATAAGAATGCTGCTATGAGTAATGTTAATTATGCTAAGAACTGGGGTATTAATAACAATATTTCTGGTTTTATAGGTGTTACTACTGATAATAAACCTTTAATTTATACAAGAGGTTTCTTATATGCAGAAGAAGGAAGTAATATAGCAAACTGGATATCTTCAAATCAAGGTTTCTATCATTTAGACTCAAATAGTCAAAAAGATTTATGGTTAAGCCCAGGAGGTATTTCTGGAGTTGTTAATGGAAATTCGGATACCATGGCTATTTATGCTGGAGGTAAATTCGGTGTATCTACCACTGGTAAACTATATGCAAAAGAAGCTAATATTAATGGTACTATTGTTTCAAACAATGCCACTATTACAGGTGGTTCATTAAAAGTTGGTAATAATTTTTCGGTAGATAACAATGGTAATTTGACAGCGACTAACGCTAATGTTAATGGTACAATTACAACTGGAAATCTAACGGCAACCGGAGGGTCAATTAGCAATTTATCTGCTAGTAATATAAATGCAACAAATCTAAATGCTACAGGAGGTACTTTTACTAACATTACAGTTACTGGAACAAGTACATTTAGTGGTAGTATTGATGCAAGTTGTATTACGTCAGGTACATTTGCAACAGCTCGTATTCCTAATTTAAGTGCAAGTAAAATTACTTCTGGTACTATGTCTGCTAATAGAATTAGCGGTGGTACACTTAACATTACAACATCTGGAGGGTACTTGAAAGCTGGTATTGATACTACTCATCCTGAGGTAAGTGGATTAAATATTACTGGAGGCAATGGTATTGCTTTTAATGGTAATGGTATATCTGGTTTAGGAACAATTAACCTAGATGGTGGAGGAACAGGACAAACTGCAACAGTATCAATAGCTTATAACTTTACATGGACTACAAGAGCTAGTGTGTTAACTGGAGTTTCTTATAAAACTGCTGAGCTATCATTTAAAAATGGTATATTTATAGGTATAGGTAATATTAAAGATAAAGAAGTAGCTATAGGATAAAAATACTAAAAAATAAGAGAAGACGAATTAATGTCTTCTCTTATTTTTTTTGTCTCCTAAGCTGTTTTTCTTTCCTCGCTTAGGAATTTCTATATTTTGATGTTGCTTCAACCATTTATCTACATCAAATTTTTCTTCTTCTTTTTTATTAAATGGTTTCTTCTTAAAATCTTTTTTAGGTTTATAAGGTTTCTTATATTGTTCCAAATCTTATTTCTCTCCTTTTTAATAATGATAATCCACAATAGTTAAAAAATAATTGGGGTGAGTTTCTATAAAACCCATAACCTCAGCTTTAACTCCTGGGCCTTGCTCTTCTAAATCAGTGTCAATAATTATATCCCCATCTTGTGAAATGATTATAGTATATGGTTTAAAAGGACTTAATAGTCCATATCTATCTTGTCGCTCACACTCTGCTCTTAGAATATTCCTAATGCGAGCTACAGATACATATTTGCAATCTCCTGCTACAAAATCATGTATACCATTAAATGGGCATTCGTCTAAACCGATATCTCTAAAAGGTCCTGGTTGTCTTTCATAATTTTTAACATTATTACCAACCGGTATAATATTTGCATATCTACCACCTATTAGAGCATAGTCCCAATAAGCATTCTCATTATCTTCATCACAATGATTATGTATAATATTTTGTACCTCATCTCTCGTTTTAGTTATTATAGTACAAAGTGCATGCATATTAATTACCTCCTATATATTTTTGACATTTTGGTGTATCATAATGACCATCTACAAAACATTCATGGTCTATTATCATATCAGTAATTTCAAAATACATAAATATACAGAACACAAAGAATATTATGATAGCAATTATAGCTAATGCATTTAAAATCTTTTCACACTTTTCCATATATCAACTCTTTCCTTTCTTTTTATAATTCAATAATATTATAACATAAAAAAAAGAAGATGTAAACTATTTTTACATCTTTTTTAGGAATGATATTATATTACCCATAAAATAAAAACGCCTTAAAATCGATTCTCGTGCGTCGTTTTTTCTCGATTTTTTAAAAAACATTCACCGCATACGCCTTTGTATGAAATATTGGTCTTATCATCTATAATTATCTGGTCTCCTTCAAAAATAGGAGTACCATTTATTAATCTCATGTTTTGTGTTGCCTTTTTACCACATGGACATATACTTTTTATTTCTTCAATAGTATCTGCTATTTGTAACAATCTAGTAGACCCTGGAAATCCTTCCATTTTAAAATCACATCTTAATCCATAACATAATACGGGACGGTCTAGTACTTTAGTAATCTTATATAATTCATCAATTTGCTCTGGTTCTAAAAATTGTGCTTCATCTACTATGATAGCATCATAGGCTCTATCTTTAACAAGTTCAATTATAGATTCTCCAGAATGGATACTTATATCTACATCTCTGGATAAACCTGTTCGACTAGTAACTTTATGTCCTCCCTTGGTATCTAACGAAGGCTTCATAAGTATTACTATTTTATGAAGCTCTTCATAATTATGTACAACTTGTAATAGACTAGCTGTTTTTCCACAATTCATAGCACCATATCTAAAATATAATTTAGCCATTTAGCTTTCCTCCTATAAAAGAAAAATACGGTCGTTTTTAACGATTTTTATCTCTTTATAATATAAATTATTTATAAAAGATTTTTAAGCGATTCACGCTTGCGGAATTCGTTAAATTTGACCGTATTTTATAAAATTATTTTTTAAATTTTTTAAATATGCTTAGTTAAAACTTTAGGTTTACGGCCACAACTCTTTTCTTCTCGGCAATAACCTAATTCTTCACATTTAGGTTTGAACATTCCATCTACCAAAATAGCCCACTCATCAGAATATTCTCTTAGCGCTTGAGCTACATCATTAAATAATTCTCTATATTCCCAATAGGCTCTAGTACACATTCTTTGATGCGACATGTCAACTAAATTTCTAAAGTTATGTTTACATGCTATTTTAGTTGTCATGCCTAAAGGTAATAATAAAGCACTATCTTCTTTTGGTATACCTTTATCTTCTAATTGAGTTAAAGTCCAATTAATAGTATTAATGCATCTTTGATATAATGCAGCAGCTTCTTCGTCATTTGCTATCTTAGGCGGTACTACATAATCAAATCCATGTTCATAATCTATATATCTAGTACTAGCTTGTAATCTAGTAGGAGCTCCTCCTATATGTGTATACCATTCTCTGATTACTCTAGCTGAATATCCATCTAATATCATATATACATCAGGAAATTCCATTGTCCTACCATGTTCAGAGTTTATACATCCCACTCCTCGTTTAAAGTTTTTACTTTTGCTGGATGTATCTGCTCCCCAGCATTCTCCGGCATATTTACCTATCATCTGGATAGGTTCTTTAGTTGTGTCTTCGCTTATTATTACTCGTCCCATTTAGTTCCCCCTGCTACAAAAGCCATTGTAAGAGTACCAAAAAAGCCTCCTACAAAAAAACCTAATATAAAAAATAACATTAGTTATCATACCCCCTAAGTTCCATTACTGCTAGTATGGCATAATTTGCCATATCCATAAGAGTATCTTCTATTTTTTCGTCATTCACTTTAGCGTCATTTTTACTTAATGTTCTAGCTCTATTTAACTTATCTTCAATACGGACTAAGAAAGATGTAAGTCCGTATTTTTCATAAGTATCATGCACACTATTCCCATAATCGTGGTTTTTGGTTATATATAAATTGTGCATAGAGTCGAGCATTTCTTTATGTAGCTCAATATTATTCATTATTTACCTGTAGACCCGAATCCACCTTCACCACGTTCAGTGTCGCTTAATTCTTCTACTTCTGCAAATTCCATTTTTACATAAGGCATTAATACCATTTGAGCAATTCTTTCTCCTGCTTCAATAGTCTTATCTTCTTCTGTATCGTTATGTAATGCTACGATATATTCTCCTCTATAATCACTGTCACATACTCCAACACAATTTGCTGGTCTTAAACCTTGTTTAGTTGCTAAACCACTACGAGCAAATATGGCAGCAAAAGTATCGTCTGGTAATTCAAAAGCTAAACCTGTTCCTACTTTAGCTGTTTCATGAGCTTTAATAGTTGCTCCTTCTACTGCATATAAATCATATCCTGCAGCATATTCGCTACCTCTTGTAGGTAATGTAGCATTATTGTTTAATTTCTTTACTTTGATTTCCATTATTTTGTTCCTCCTTTTTGGCGCACTCTGGACATAATACTTTTCCATTTACGCCTTTACAATAATTAAAAACCTTGCATTCATCGCATTGGTCTTTGTATTTCTTGTTTTCCATATTTTTCTCCTTTCATATAAATATTATATCAAAAAAAAGAAGAGATTGTCAAGTCTTTTCCTAACAATCTCTTAAAACAATTTTACCTTCTTTAAATGATGCTTGGACATCTATAATGCGTTGATTTGAGCTTCCTACCCAATGCTTATCAGGACTTAAATTATCTATCTCAAACCTACCATCAGCTAGTATATCTACATATCGTAGAATTTCTCTAGCGTCGTCTTGCTGCATCAACTCTTCCCAAGTATAACCTGTGTACAAAAATATGTTTTTTGTAGGGAATAATAACTTAATACATTCACATAATTGGTATATATCATTTCTATTGCCAGGATATAGAGGGTCTCCTCCTGTCAAAGTGATACCTTGACAATAATTTTGTTTTAATTCATCAAATATTTCATCTAAAGCATCATCGTCAAAATCTATTCCTCCAGAAGGATTCCAAGTTTGAGGATTTTGACAACCTTTACAATGATGACCGCAGCCACTTACAAATAATACTACTCGTAAACCAGGTCCATTGTTCATATTACAGTGTAAAATGTTATGATATTTCATATTATATCTCCCCATTTTCGTATCGTTGAATTAAACGATTTTGTTTATAGTTTAACCATTTACTTATTTCTGCTTCTTCTAAATGGCAATACATTTTTATCCACTCCATACAAATCATAACATCAGCAAATTCTTCGTGTAAATTATCCATATCAGGTTTTTTACGCAAAAATTTAGAGAGAGCTTGTTGCAATTCAGCAAGCTCTTCCATAGCAATTATTAGACTTGTATCTCCTTGTTTGTTTAATATTTGTCTTGTAGTAACCATTACATTGACTTCCTTTCACTAAATTCTTTTAATTTATGGTCAGCGTACATTGTACGTCCTTTAACTCTAGAATATCCTAGATATCCATTCATACGTTCAATTCTAGTAATATTCTCACTACCACAGTGTGGACAAGTATCACTATCAATAAATTGATGTCCGCAATCTTCGCAATAATCTAATTGAAGATTAACTCCTTCATAGAAACCTAAATCCATAGCTCTTTTAACCATAGTCTTTATTGCATCTTTATTATATCCTAAAGTATATCTACAATATTGAATATTTCCCCCATTACATAAATGGAACATTGGATATTCAATATCTTGCTTTTGAATTGGTGTAATATCTTCCCATACTCCACAATGGAATGAATTTGTAGTATAGGCTCTATCCGATACCCCTTTTATAATACCATATTTCTTTCTAAATTGTTCTATTTGTAAACCACATAAAGATTCAGCTGGTGTTCCATAAATAGCCCATAGAATACCATCTTCATGTTTGTGAGCATCTGCATAATCATTAATATATTTTAGTACTTCGATAGCAAATGAATTATCTTCTACAATAGTTTTACCAGTCATTAAAACGCTTGTTTCATTTAATGCTGTAATACCGAAACTCATTGTCATAGGTCTTAAGAAATCTTCTCCTAATTCTTCCTCAGGGTCTTTGTTTCCATTTAAGAAGCCACCTTGACAATATCCTAGAGGATTTGTTCCAGCTTTTTTATGTGATAGATATTCAAATGTTCTTTTATGAATTGCTCTACACATATCTAAGTAATATTCTAATACTTCATAGAAGTCTTTACCTTCTTGTTGAGCTTTTGCAGCTATCATAGGAAAATGTAATGATATTGCTCCTAAATTAAATCTACCTTCATAAATTGGTTTATCGTTTTCATCAGCTGGGTCCATTCCTCCTCTTTCATACCAAGGTGATAGATTAGCTCTACAACCCATACGGCTGATTGTTATACCATATTTTTTATATATTGAAGGACCGTATCCGTCTCCTGTACAAGATATGTAATCAGGATACATAGCTTTAGATGAACAATCTATTGCTTCATCAAATAACCATTCTAATTCTTTTCCTTCTCCATGTAAATTCTCGTCATAGAAGAAACTTAATTTAGGGAATAATACTGGGTGTTTGAATCCTTCATTTCCTTGCCCCTCTTTTCTTACTTTTAAACAAGCAGAAGAAGCCATAGTTTCAAATACGCCTGTTCCTAAACCAAAGCTAATACTTGTAAAAGGATAATCTCCACGACTTGATGCCACGGAATTAAACTTCATTTCCCATCCTTGGAAACCTTGTTCCATTTCTCTTTTAACTTTATTCATAGCATATGATTCAGCCTTTGTCTTTTTATCTTCTTCTTCCATTGTAGTTTCAAATAATAGTTCCATACATTCTTTATAATATTTGTCATAAGACATCTTAGCGTATGGTGCTAATAATTTATCGACTTCACTAATACTGAAACCACCATATTGACATGATGCAGCGTTCATAGCTATATCTGCTATCAAATCGAAAGCTACATCTAATGATTTAGGTTCTTGATAATCTAAATTACCCATTTGGAAACCACCAGATAATACATTTTTCATATCAAATAAACAACAATTCATTGTGTCTAATCTTGAACCTCTATCATGGATATAGATATACCCTTCTGACATTGCCTTTTCTTCCTCAGTAGTTAAAAAGAATTTTTTATAAAACTCGCTATTTAACTCGTTATATACTATAGCTTTTTGGGTAGTTACTAAAGCGCTGTCTGCATTAGCATTACTTCTATCTCCAATAAAACTTAAAGATAGCTTTTTACTATATACCTTATCTGTCATAGAAGCTAAAGAACTTTTATTATCTCTATAATCTCTATAACTCTTTGCTACTCTAGGATTAACTCCATCTAGAGCACATTCTACCATATTATGTATAGTACTTACCGATACTGGAGTAGTATTGTATTGTAGTTGTTTTTGTATTGTATTGACTACTTTGTTTTCTTCTTTGTCTGTCAATTCTACACAGACTCTTGTGGCACTTTTTCGTATTGCCTTTTTTATTTTTTCTCCATCGAAATCTTGGAGACTGCCGTTCTTTTTAATTATTTGAATAGCCATAATTACTCCTCCTCAAGACAATTAGAGTAATAACGATTAATACCATAGAAGCCTAAGAAGATAGATTCGCTTTCATCCTCAGGTATATCGTCATGAAATATAGCTTTAGCCCTTTCTATAGCAGCTTTCTTTTGCTCTGGTCTTTTAGTTCCTGAGATATGATTATATGCTCTCCACTCATCTGCCATGGCGGTTATCAATTCTATACCTAGTTCTTCTATAATTGTGTATCGCAATACTCCTTGTAACATTGCTAATTTTTTAAATAATACCGGATTTTGTTGATATTGGATATCTTCTAATATAACGCATTGTATATTGTTTTCTTGTATTATCTTTACAACCTCTTGCTTTAATTCGTGCACTCTCACGAAGTAATCTTTTTTCTTGTCGATGCTAAATGTTTTGTGACCTAATAATTGTCCTTCTTTATTAAAAAGTGACATACCAGTTACATAAGAAGCCGCATCTAGAGATAAAAAGAAGGGCGTAGTATCCTTAACATCTATAGCTTTCAAATGCATACATTCTATACATTCAAAATTTGTCTTTAATAAATAATCTACAGTGCCTTCTATTCTATGTCCGTGGCTTGAGCACGCACATTTAAGCACACTATCTTTATTTTGATAATCATTTATATTAAGAATGACTACGCCTAATTTATCAGCAAGAGTCAATATATTACTCTGCTTTTGGTTCATCCGTTTTTTCGCTCTTAGTATCTTCGCTTTCTAAATAGGCAATGTATCTATCTAGTTCGTCAGCATATTCTGTTAATCTTTTGTTACGTACGGCATTCTTAGCAAGGCTCATAAGAACTTGTTCTAAAAGCGATTTTGCCTCTGCTAGTGTCATAGTATTTCCTTCTTTGTTTTTCATAATTTGAACTACCTCCTATAAAAACATGTTCCTCAAATTGAGGATGCTCTTGTATCCAATCTTCTAATAAAATTAATAATGGCGACATTCCATATTGACTGAAGATATATTCATATCTATCTTCTCCTGTATGTATCAATTCTTTTTGTACGCCCTTTCGTAAGTATGATATATTAAATACATATTCATAGTAAGACATGTAATAGGGCTTTTCTGCCAAATACCTAAAAGCGAGTAGAGCAAGGTCAAAGTTCTCAAGATAGCCCTTTTCCCACATAGGACGCAGATTTAGCCTGAAATGAGTTTTGTGATTATAATAATTCATCGACAGCAAAGTTTCAAAACATATTTCTGGCGACTTGTTGACAGGTAGCTTAACCATGATTGTATTCGTCTTCCCATATTCTTTGCTCATAACTTTATTTACAAGCCATTCTATATTGTCATTAATCTCGGAAGCTATCATTCGTTTCCTAAAAGGACTATATCGAGGTTCTTTTAATACTTGCTCTATTATATTAGTATCGTTGAGAGCACTAATATCGACACTCTGTGCGAACAAAATCTTATGTTTTTGGTCCACAAGCTCGTTAAAATATGCAAGCTTTTCCTTATTATTCAATATATCTACGGGGTTATCATATACCATACAATATTTATCGGTTGGATAATCTTTTTTTAGTTCTTCTCCATCAAATACTTCGTATAAACGAATAGGTTTATATTTACCTCCTTTAGCCTGCTTATCAATACGCCAACTTAATCTATGATTAGGTTTCTCTAATGAGAACATAAGCATATTATTATAGCAGCTAAAGTCTGGTAACATAAATCTTGTTTCCGATTGAAAGGGGCGTATAGGTTTGTCTATAAAACCAGGCCCATACTCTTCAATGGGATATTTGTAATAATCTTTTATATATCCTGATGGATGAGGGATATATGGAGATTGTTTGAATACATATATTTTATCATATTGAGATAAATTATTAGGAGAAGGAGAAGATATTAGACGCACGTTTATGTTGCGGTCTTCTTTAAAATAGGCATATATTAAGCCTAAGTCATAATTTGGTGCTGTATAATATCTTGTTCTAAGGACATCATAGTCCATAAGCCCTATTTGTGTAACCATTAATCGTCAGCTCTGTATCTTGTGATGTTTAATAGACCGCTATCATCTATATCTAATATTTTATAGAACGGATATTTTCCTTCACTTTGTCTTCCTCGAGCCATGAATTGGTCTGCGTTACGCCAACCGTTTACTATTAATTTAGTTCCTCGCTTAAACCAAGAACGTTCTATAACTTCTTTCTTTCCTGTCTCTGCATTAGGTTGAGATAATTGCTTATCATATTTACTATATTGTTCAGCTACGCATTTAACATTTACAACTCCTGTAGGAGTTAATAATACTACTGTATGCTTATAACTATTTTTATCTAATACAGTTCCACATATACTAGTCAATTCAAATATAGGTATCTTTCTACCTTTAAATTCTTTATATTCAGCAGGTATCGGAATAGTACTCATTTGATAGAAGTCTTCGAACTTAAATTCTGGATGATATACATTAGTTAAATCATGTTCGTGATAATAGAAACCTAATGTATCCATTTCCCAAGTAGACATAGTACCAGTACAATATTGATTCCATATTTCTCCTACTTCTGCTGCGTGAAGTTTATCTATCAATTTATCTTGGTTTTTATATATGTATTCTTTTAATTCTAACATACCATCTTTATATAAATTATCCCATTCCTTTGTTCCAATGTACATACCTTTGCGGTCATGAGATAAATGAGATACATCAAAGTTCTTACTAAAATATTCATAAGCCCTCTCGTCTACATAATATTTATCGTCTTTTTTACTTAACTTCAAATATTTATTAAAGTTAAACAAATAGATGAACTTAGATTTATTCTTAGGTAGTATATTGTAATTTATTAACCCATTAACATTTGCTAATGTCAATTTATTTTTTGGTGGTACTAATATATCTAAATACTCATACAACAATTCAGTACGGCTTTTTTCGCTCTCTAGTTTGTCAAAGCATCCAGCTTTTATTAATGCTATTGCCTGTACCTTACCAGGTTCTACTTTATCTAAAAAGTCTTGGAAAGAATTAAATGGACGATTAGATATAATTTTATTAACTATTTCATCACCAACATCACTAATACCTTTTAACCCATACAATATAGTATTTGTCTCACTGTCTGGAGTAAAACCAAATTTTGCTTTATTAATGGCTGGTAACTCTACATTAATACCTTGTCTCTTAATACGACCAATTGCCGCACTTAATTTTCCATAGTTTGTTGTACCACCTGACTCTTCGTCAGCTCCACCAGAGTTGACTGTTAAACAAGCAGTCGCCCAATATATAGATGGATAACGATAGTTTAAGTTCATTTCTTGCAAAGCTATTAACGAGTAAGCTGTTGTATGTGGTATACTAAATGAATAACCTAACTGTCTTTTTATTTGGACATCCCAAATATAATGTAAGATATCCTCACTTACTCCATGCTCAGCTCCTATTCTAAAATACTCCTCACGAGCTGAAGCTATTTCTTTCATTTTCTTCTTTGCAATAATCTTTCTAATTTTATTGGCATGAGGAACATCGTAAGCTGTAAATTCTGGTATCATTACAGCTAACATCGCTCCTTCTTGACTTTCTAATACTCCCGTATAATCTTTCATAAAGTTATACAAGATTTCTTTTTCTTTGTCGGTTGCGTTTAAATCATAAATTTCCTTTTTAATCAACTCTGGATGTTGCTTATACATAACATATTCTTCGGTAGGGGTCTTAGCACCTTTTTCAGGTACAAGTCTCATCAGTGAATTAACCGCTGCTAATTGAGGAATACTTTCTGGTTTAACTTGAGATAAACTTTGTTTACCAACAGTTGAGTCCATTTGAAATATATCTATAATTTCGTTACGCCATATCTTATGCCACATTTCTTTATTATCTCTTTCTAATTTATCAGGGTGAAGATATTCGTCATAAGTTGACTTTAAATCTCCTTTCCATTCGATTAAATTATCTTGTAATAATAAATCTAATGTTGTATGTATCTTATCTAATGCTTCAACTGATAAACAGTCCATTTTTAAACCACCCATATATTCAGTATCTCCTAAATCAAACTGAGTTACCTCAGTTCCATTTGGAGCTTTCATCATTGCATTATAAGTATATACTGGAACATTAAATACAACTAGACCACAAGCATGAATACCCATTTGACATACAAGTCCTTCTATTGCTTGCGTCATTTCTAAGAACCCAGGATATTTATTAAACTCGTCTATTAATTGTCTTATAGGTTTTCTATCTTTTTCTGGGTTACCTTCAACACAATCTTTTAGTGGCCATAAGAAACCACGCTCTTGAGGTATCATTGTCGCTAAATATTGAGCCACATCATTATCTATCCCTAGACCACGAGCCGCTGTTAATATCGCAGAACGAGTACCTAATGTACCAAATGTACATACACATACACTGTCTCCGCCATCTTTTTTAGCTGCTTCTTTAATTTTCTTTAAAACAATTGGTCTTTTACGACCTTCTGAGTCAACATCTATATCTGGTAACTCTATTTTATTTCTTTCCAAGAAACGCCAGTGAGGAAGATATATTCCTTGTTCTAGGGGATTCATTTGAGTTACACCTATTAAATAGTTAATTAACATAACTCCAGCTGAGCCACGGGATATACCAACTAAACTTTCAGCTTTATCCCACATAATTTGTATGATGTTTCTAACCATTAATAAATACGAACTGATTGGTTGACCCAATCTTTCAGATACTAACCAACATTCTGTTAATTCGGTTTCTAATCTTTCTATATATTGAGTTCGTTTTTCCTCAGGTAAATTCATATAAGATAATTTAGTTAAACCCAGATATAATAAATATCTATCATCCTCTGATTCAGAGTTATAATATTTATTCAAATATTCATATTTGTCTTGTATCTTAATCATAGGATATATTAGTTTCCACTCTGAATGCTTACTTCTATCATCACTTAAGTGAGGTACTATTTGAGGCTGAGCTAAATCATATTGAGTTATTTTAGCATTAACTTCATTTGTATTGTCGAACATTACTTGAATATCTTCTTTACTAATGTAATCTTCCATTAACTCTATAACTTCATCTGAGCTCATCATATATGTATATTGGTAAAATTCTGCTGTTTCACGGTCACCATCTTTACTATTCAAGAATGAAGAATGTACTTCTCTATCTTCTTTTTTAAGATAATGACTATCTGTCGTTATAATACATTTGGTTTCAGTTTCTTTCCCTAACCAAATTAACCATTTATTATAATCTATCTGTTCTTGATAACGAGCAGGTTGAAGTTCTAAATAAAAATCTTCTCCAAAAATTTCTTTACACCATTTTATAAATGCTATAGCATTGTGCTCAGCACCATTTGCCTTACATATGCCTAGCCAACCACCAATACAAGCAGAGCTAGCTATAACATGTCCTGGCTCTTTACCTATTACTTCTTCAATGTCTGAGTAATAAGTCGGTACACGAGTTAAGAACATTGTAAATGAATGAGACCAAGCTCTACTACTTAATTCTCTTAATTGTCTATGTCCTATCTCGTCTTTTGCAACTAATATAAAATGGGGGAACTTTTCTCCTTTTTCATATGTGTCTGAACTTAAGCCATTACGACACAAATAGATTTCGTTACCTAAACCCAATTTAAAGTCTTTCCACTTTTCATCTTCTTTACATTTTTGTTTATAGAACTTCAAAGCCTTAATATGAGCTGACAATACTTCGTGGTCTGTTATACAAACACCTGTAAGTCCTAAGTCATAAGCATATTGTATTAAGTCTTCTACTTTATTTATACAGTCAAGCAATCTTAAGTTACTATATTCCGTATGATTATGTATACTAAAATAACTCATATTACGCCTCCTTAATTATATTGTACCACAATAGGATAGTTTTGTCAACTATCCTGTCATAGCACCAATCTCTTTACCTACCATATCAGAGTAGTTCTTAAATTTTCTAATTCTAAATGAGAATTGACCGCAGTCCCATTCTCCATAATATTCATAGCCATCGTCTAAAAGACGGGAACTAGTTATTTTACCAATAGGTTTTCCTTCTTCGTCTTCTAAGCAAGCATCTATATATTTTTTACACATCTCTCTACTTGGTAATACGATAGCTGATGCACTTGCGTGGCCATCAACTTCCCACGCACCTGTTACTAAGTACTTCATTTATTTTTTCCTTTCTTTAAAAATTATTTTTTTTAATTTTGTTAAAATACCTCTATTTGGTTTTTAAAAAGCTCATTAAGCTTGGTTAAATATTTAATTAAATAATTTATATTATAAAAACCATTTAATCGTTATATACTAGCTTATTCTGCTTCAATTACTTCTACGTCTTCAGTAGGTTCGGTAGAATCTTCAATAGTTTTTTCAAGAGCATATACGGCTTTTGTTAATTCAGCGGCGTATCCTTGTAAGTCTTTTAAAACTTTAGGAATATTAAGTCCATTAGAGTATGGATTTTCTACTAATGTTTGCATTTCAGATACCCAGTTTACTAATGTACCTACTCTTTCTTGTATACCTTGTACTTGTTCTAACATATATTATCCTCCTTGTTATAAAAATCTTTTAGCTCTTTCTTAAATTTAGCGTTATCAGTTTCTGTTTGGAAAGTAATTTCTATTTCTATATATACTTTACCTTTTTCAAAATCTTGAATAGAAAAATCTTTTGGATTAAAGTTAAGTTCTCTCACTACTATATGTGAATCTATAGTGTTGTTTATCATAAACTTATCATCATTGATAAATAATCGTAAAACACCATTACCTGAATTAGCTTCCTGAGTCTGGAAAGTCAATAAATCCTTTTCTTTAGCTTTCTCAAGAAGGTCGTCTATACGAGGATGGTTTCTTTTTAAGATTATTTGTAACCTTGTATTATTATCTAGTAAGTGAGATTCTATGGTAAAATCTAAATTACCTCTCACTTGTTTAGTATACAAAATTTCTTGTGACAACAAGTTTTCTAAGCGAATATTTTTTAATACCACTCTTCATCATCTCCATCAAAACTTTCTTCCCCATTTAATATTTTATCTATAATATCTTCTAATGGGTCACAAGTATTGCATCTAGCTTCAACCGCCATGTTTATTTTTTCTTTTATTTCTTTTTCACTCATACCAAAGCTTCTATCATCCTCTATGATAAGGGCATAGGCATATAATTCTACTATTGAAATTCCAGCTTCTAATACCTTATCATATTGTTGTCCTATACTACTCATTACGTTCACCTTGTAAACTTAATTCATTTAATAACTCTTGAGTTACTAGTTGTTCTTTTAAAGTTATTTCAATAGGACTTTGTGCTAAGTATTCTAATAATAGTTTTACCTTACCAGTAAGTCCATTTCGTAAGTCTAATGCTGTAGGTATAGCATCTGCGATACCAGGGATATTGCGCATCATTTCATATTCTTCTACAATAACCTTCATAGCTATCAAGTAATAATGGAATGATGCTATTGGGTCTTGTGGGTCAAATACTATCCCATTGATATAAGGTTGAGTTTTTAAAGAAATCTTAGTCCCTTTCTCTTGTAGAGTTCCAGGTTTGTAAAACTTTTTTGTTCTATTAGACATAACATTTCCTCCTTATAACTTTTACATTTTTATTATATCATTTTTTTTACCCTTTTGTCAATATAAAAAAGAATCCAGAAAGACCTTAGTCTCTCTCTATGGTCATCCTGAATTCGTTGTATAATATTTCTACTAATTGAGCTTTAGGAGTACCTGCTTTAACTTTAATATCTCCATCTATACACATGCTTTGTAATTCTTTAGCAGAACATGCTTCGAAGTAGTCTTTAAGTAAATCATTGTACTCAGTAATTAACTTGGCGATAATGTCTTGGTTTCTAACTTTATCTCCGGCTAATTTTACATATTCAGTTTGCCATGCTTGAGGCACAGCTACCAATTTATCTTTTTTCAATAAGGCTGTTATAAGCCAATTCTTAAATCTTTGCATATATTTTCCTCCTAAAAAGCATAATCCCAAATTGTTTGAGGAGTATACTCTGTTAATTCATAATCGCTTACCATAAATTGTAGCCTACCGACATTATATGCTTTATCTATATCGAATTCGCCTACAACATTTAGGTTATATTTTTCTCCACTTTCTAATAATTGTGATAGGTCAGGTACATTAAACATTACTACATCATATTGTCCACAGTCTATTTTAATATGTTGACCATCGGCTCCCATTAATTCATACTTGTCTGTAGGAATATCTTTTAATACTGCTAACGGTTTATCAACTCCATGAGCCCATATAGCATCAGATGCCATGATTTCTGCCATATCTTTATTAACTTGTTTATAGTTTGATACTAAATCTACCATATAAAGATTAACATTAAAATCTATTTGGTCTAACACTGTATCCAAATGCATTTTGAATGTAGGAAAACTTTCTCTATCTATCCCTATACCAAAAGCAAATGCATGTCCTTCAGCCATTTCTACTCCGCTTAGTCCTTTAATAGTTTCTTTTAAATTATCTAAGCCTTCGGCCGCTTTACCTCTAACGCTTCCACGATATTGGTCAGCTCCTTTATTATCCGTATATTTTCTTAATAATATAACTGGCTTGTTTGTTTGACTTAATAGTTTATTTGCAATTAGACCTGATAATTCAAAAGTTAAATCTTGGTCTTCGTCTATATAAACTATTGAGTTATGTCCATCATCTCGTAACCCGTCTTGAATAATACCTATACTTTTATTAATAGCAGTAGTTTGTCGTTTCTTAGCATTGTCACATAACCTAACTGCCTCTTCGTAGATTGGGACTTCTTGGTCCTCACTACCTCGTTTACTACTGAATGTCAACCCTAATGGATTAACTAGTGCCATAAACACCATATGTTTCTGAGCTTGAGTTCCTAATCTAATAATTGAGTTTATATTAGGACCTATTACCCAACCTATATCTTTAATTGTAGGTTCTGGGTTTTCCATATTATAATGTGCCTTTTTAATCAAAGCCATTAAAAATGGATGCTCACTTATATATTTAATTCCTTCAGTTACTATTCTCTTATTCTCTAATTGAGATATATCCATTACATCTGCAATAATACCACATGCTGCTAAAGCATAATATTTCTTGGGCATTTTTATTCCATATTCATTACAATATGCTTGAACGAATTTTAGTGCAACTCCAGCTCCACTAAGTGCTGGATTAGGATAGTCTATTTGACTACTTACTAATGCTATATCGTTTTCATATTTCCCATAGTCCATATCATTGTCTATTTCATGATGGTCGAGAATAATAATCTTTGTTCCATTCTCTAATAATTTCAGATGCTCTTCTTTTTGCGAACTACCTGCATCTGGCACAATAACTAAACTTGTGCTTTCTGGTATATCTCTTAAATCTATACCATGTTCTTTACCAGGATGTAATACATAATTTATATCCTGTCCCCCATTAATTTGATTAAGCAATGAGTATATAAGACTTCCACTAGAATACCCGTCTAAGTCACTATCAACTACTACAAGTATACTGCTTTCAGGATTCTTAATTTCAGCATGTAATAACTCTATCGCTTTCTTCATATTTGTTAGTCTTAATGGTGTATATTCATACTCTTCCGTTGGATATAACCATTCCACTGGATTCTCTATTCCTCGGTCGCATAATAAATCATGCAAGGCTAATTCTGGAGTTTCGTTATTGTAGTTCTTCGTACGTAACTGGTACTTCACTGGTGTCCTCCTTAATATCATCTCTAGGAAATTCTTCTATATTCTTTCTTTCTCTATATAACTTAGAATATATTTGTCTTCCTCTGTCAATAGGGGCATCTTTATTCCCCAATAAATCTCCATCCCAGTCATATATCAACTCTACTTCAAAACCCATATCTTTTATTTTATATCCTTCCTTAATCATTTTCTTTAGCCCATAAAATCTATCACCATCATCATCCCAGTCATTATCCATAGCTAAGATAATTTTTTCTACTCCAGCATCTTTTAAGATACGAGAATGATATTCACTAAAAGAGCTTCCTCCAATAGCGATAGATTTATTTTGAGTAAAATATGAGCCATGTTTAAGTACGGATTTTTCTGCTTCATATACTATAACTTCTTTTGCTTTTTTAATTACCTTTTGGTTTTGATAATAACCATAGGCTACCATCATCTTCGGATAATTATATAATTCCTTATTATGCCACAATGGCATATATTTTCTATGTTCTTCTATATCAGTTTGATTAAAATTACGAACTTTAATACCAACTAATCTACCCAAATGGTCATATACGGGGAATACTATTCTATTCCTTACCATATCAAACTTAACTCCAAATTCTCGAAGAACATCATAATCTATTCCTTCTTCTAACCATGGAGCTAAATATTTGGGTTGTTGAGTAAAACACTCCAAAACATGAGGATTATATACAGTTAATTCATCTGCCCAATTATCAGTTATCTTTTTGGTTTTATGTACTACTGGAGCTTCTATGACAGCAAACCCATGTTTCATACGGTCTTCTACCATAGAGTCCAGTAATGCATATGCTTGAGAATAAGTTATTTTACTTCCTCTCGCTTGATAACTATTCATTATGACATCGTAAATGCTCATTGCTTTACAATTTGTATAACAATAAAACCTTTTACTGCTTTCATAATAATATAATTTGTGAGATGAGTGAGAGCACAAGTCGTTATGACAAATAGTGGGGAAAATTAATCCATCATTACTATAACGGACTTGTGACTCTGGAACTCCTAAGTGTTCCATCAGTCTTAATACATCCGAAGTATTAAGTTTAGAAATTAGTATATCTCCAGTAGCCATTATACTTCTACTCTAATCTCTTCACCAAAATTTTCGTAAGGGTTGGGTTTATTTTCTGTTACTACAAACCCCCCTATCTTACTTGCTTGTTTCACCTGCACTTTCGTGCTATTAAAATCTATTGGTTCATTTCTACGGTCTGTTACGAAACAATCTACGGTTCTACAAGTACCGAGGTCTATATATCTCCATATTCTAATTCCCGTCCATTTACCACGACGATTTTTATATATGTCAGTTATAAAGTTTGGCTCTAAAGTTCCTAACTTTAATGCCAATGCTTGACCAAGTTCTTGTTCAGCATTATTCATAGGTAAGGTTATCGCACCTATATCTGCCTTATCGGCTATTGCTTTTGAACCTCTAATTAAATTTTGGTTCTTGACTTCCTTTTCTTCATAGTCACCGTTTAACTGAGTTGCTGTAGATATATGAATATTTAATTCATTAGCCAAGTTTTTTAGAGTATCCGATAATAACATAAGAATTACATCATCTCTTGTGTTCTTATCTCTACCTTCAGTTAAACCCGATGTTATATGTATATAATCATAAAATAAGTATTCTACATCATCTTGTAGTACATGTTTTTTTATAGTTGTTTGTATTGTAGCTAATGTAGGGTTTGGTAGAAATTCGATGATAATGTTATTATATTGTTGGATATATTGAATCGCTAATTCTACTCTTTCTCTTTCTTCTTGCGTATACTTATTATTAAGTATCTTATCTTCATTTACTCCCGATACATAAGCTAATACTAATGTTTGAACTTCGGCATGTTCCAACTCGGTTGTCACATATAATACTTTATTTTCTATACCTGTATTTTCCCAAGTCTCAGTCTCGGTATTAAAATACATTGGTATAGCCAAGTGTGCAGCATTACCAACCATACGACGAGATTTACCAGTACCAGATGCACCTGAGTCTATAAATAACTTCTTTAATCTCGCTCCCCTTGTTACAGTATTATATATTTCACCTTCTAAAGGTAAACCTACTTCAGGTATAGATTGAAGTTCTTTATACAATTCTTCTATACCTTCGCCTACATTAATACAACTTTTTTCTATAAGGTTTTGATATTTAGTTTGTAAATCATTTATCTTGGCTTCATAATGCTTAAATATATCTTCTATTTCCAAGGCATTAAATTTCGCCATTTGCTTTTCAAATAATTCAGGTGGTAAACTTTTATCATATATATCAGTTATATCAACCCCAATTTTAGTTAAGTCTCTTAAAAGACTTTGCTTCTTCATGAGAGAATAATTGTAATCAAAGTTTAGCGGGGTATCATCATTGCATATTTGATATAATATATCCATACCGCCATCACTAATAAACTTTTCATACATACCTTGTTGTTCTCTAAAGTAAGCCACTATATCATTAATATCTATATGATTATTACCTAAGGCATATAAGTTATATAGTGCAGTGTATATAGCTTGATATTTCTTATCTACGAAGTCCTCTAGTCTAAGAGGGTATTCATTTGATATTATCATATCATTGTTAATATACAACCCTGCTAATACTTTTTCTATTGCATGAGAATTATACACTTTAATCCTCCTTTCTTTATTCTATTCTTCATAATCGAAACTTATTAGTTTCTTCTTAGGTTTACTATGAATTATAGTAACGATATCTTCCGTCTGTTTGATATCTAACTTATCTCTCTGTTTTATTTCAGCAGTTTTAGTATAAGTATTGTCTATATTTTTATAGTAAGCTTTAGCTTTATCATAAACATATGGGATAATACCTATTCCTTCTTTAGCTTTGATATCATGTTTTTGGATAATAAAGAAATATGTCAAGGTATAATACATACCCATGTATGTCATACCTTCATCCCTATACTTCTGTATCTGCTTACCCAGTAGTTCCCATTTAGGTTCTACTGGATAATATAGACTTTGTATCAAATCGGTCACTTGGCGTAATTCAGCAGCTTCTTTTTTCGCTTTATCGTGACAAGAAGTATGAGCATAACGATTAGATATTTTTACAAAACTCGTTATCTCTCTATCGAACTCTTGACCACAGTATTTACACTTGACCCTTTTAGCCATCTTATAATTCTTTTAATTCGGCTAATGCTGCTTCAACTAAATCTTGTTGAGCTGGTGTAGCTTCAGTAATCTTTTTACCAACTCCAAGGTATTGTTCTATAATAGAAGTCATACTTTCTGCTAAGTCATTGTCTCCAGCTACTATTCTTTCTTTTAATTTGTTAATAGTAGATGTTACATCTTTATATACTTCACTGAATGATTTCTTCTTAGCTGGTTGTTCAGCTTTTGTTTCTTCTAAAATTGTTTTATTATCAGCAGATATTTTAATTCCAGCAGATAACATTGCTTCATCGGCTGTTTGTACTGCTTTTACCAATTCGTCATAATTGAAATCAATTTTAATTGGTAATCCTTCTCCATAACGAGAACCGGCTTCAATTTCAGTGTTTCCATAAACTCCACCACGAAGGTAAGCTACAGATTTATTTCCTGTTCCATCATTTTCTTCAGCAACGAACATAAATACATCTACTAGACCTGAGATAATTTCTTTTGGTCTCTTATCCATTGCTGGTGTAATACCACTGTGAGATACTCCTAAAGCATCTACATAATCTTTCTTTTCAGCATGTGAGATAAATACTAATGTATAACCCATTTGTCCTAATGAATTGATTACATCTTGGAACTCATCTCTTACAGCTCTATAACCTTTACCAAATCCTAGGTCAGTTAAGTCTTCAATATCTTTTTGTGTCTTAACAAACTTCTCAGCTAACCCCCACATTTGAGGAGCTGTATCTATAATAAGAGTATCATACATATCTCTTACTTCTTGTTTCTTTAATTGTTTAGCATAGTTCTTCATATCTGTCCATGAAGTTACATTTACTGCTTTAATTCCGTCAATTAAATTGTACCCTGGTTCAAATGCTAATAATAATGGTTTACTAAACTGGCAAGCTGTTGTTGTCTTACCAGTTTTAGGACCACCATAGATTAAAAACATTTTACCTTGAACACCAGCTTTAACTTGATGTTCTTGTATTGTTAATAAATCTAATGCCATTAGTTATATACCTCCTAGAATAATAAATTTGCTCCAGCTGCTTTATTTGTTGCTGCTGTTACTTGAGCTCTTGCATTGTATTTTTCTACAATATCATTGTTTTGTGCTACTACAGCTGCTTGTAATTCTTTTAAGCTATATCCACTTTCTTCAGCGTCAGTAGCTGGTGTACCTGCAGTAATTCTTAATAATCTAATTGTGTTAGTATAAGTTTGTTTAATAGGTTCACCAAATCCTAGTTCTTTTTCAACTGTTCTTTCTTGTTGTTCATATACGATTTGTCCACATAAAGTAACTAAGTCACCTGTATTATAATTATCGTTAATATATTTAATTGCAGCTGGGTCATCAAATCTTAAAGTTAATTCATTAACTCTGTTGCCAAATGCTACATTTAATAATTTTAAATCGTATGTATCAGTTGGATTACCTTCTCTATCAATTACTTCTTTAATTGAAGCGATAACTCCTTGTACTTCAAATGAATCTTGGTTAACAGCATCGCTTGCTGCAGCTCTAATAAATGAACCACCAATTCTCCAGTTACTTACAATTCTATTATCTCTTTCTGAGTAGAAACTATTATCTTCAATTCTAGCATTACTAATTGCTACTTTAGGTGCTTGTTGAATACCAACAGTTCTTGCAGAAGGCATGTCTATAACTTTAGCAAGTCTTTCATAGATTGTATTTTTTTCTCCTGAGTTTTTTAACTCGTAAGCAAATACTGATACAGGTATAACATAGTCGTTATCTACCATAACTTCTAATTCTCCTGATAAATATTTTCTTCCTTTTTTGTCTACCTTATTTTCAAGACTATTGTCCATTAAGGTACCTTGTAATGTTACTCTGTTTAACATTTGTTTTAATTCTTTTGCCATATATCTTATTCCTCCTTCATTTAAGATAAATCAATTATATCACTATTCTTTGTCTTTGTCAATATCATTTTTTATTTCTGTTAAAGTTTTTTCTTCGCCATCTACATTTATCTTAGCTTTAGTTGATTCAGCGAAGGCATCTAAGTCTACAAAACCTAAACGACCATGTTGATAAAATAAACCAAAGTTCATTTCTTTCATAGCCGGATGCTTATCTATGATATCGCTTACTCCAGCGACTATATCTTTAATGTCAGAGATACGGTCTGAGTAGTCAGTAAACTGAGTATTGTTTGTTTCTTCTACTTTCATAATTTCCTCCTTGTTTTCCTAATCATTATATCATATCTTAGACCTTCTGTGAAGTCTAAAAGGAAAACTTTTTTTAAAAATTTAAAATTTTAAAAAGTAAAATATATAAAAATTTAACTCATTTTTGTGGCGTATTTTGTTCAAAATATTTTAATAAATATTTTATATTATAAAAAGATTTTAATCGTTATACGCCTGTGTATTTTGCTAAAATGGTATTCATGCTTTATAAACAAAAAATGGAGAGTCATCGCTGACTCTCCGACACTATATTAAAAGAATGGAGCGACGAGATGTTTCCATCTCATCAAACTATCCTCCTCAGTTTTCCTACTAATACCTTATATCCTTTTGAAGTCAGTATATATATTTTGGTTTGTATTTTAAAAATTCTATTGTCGCTCCAAAAGTTTATATATATAGCATTACTCAGACAAAATAAGTATTAGGAGGAAGAAAGTTACCTTCCTCCTATCTATTTTTTAAAGAGTGGTTAAAGGATTAGTTACCTTTAATCATTTTTGCTACAGTGATGTTTTCACCTTGTCTTGGGATATAAGAAGCTTCTCTAGCTTGTCCTCCAACTGTGATTTGGTATCCATTAATACTTTCTCCGTTGAATGCTGTTGCGAATAATTCTGCAACTGTTTCAGTTCCGTGACTGATAACTGGGTTAGCTCCTCCTGGTACTTTTGTGATAATTACTGAATAAATGTTTTCCATATGAAAATTTCCTCTCTTTCTTTCTTTCTAATTTTTTTGAAATGATTTCTTTAATCATTTACAATATAATTATATCAAATTATATTAGCTTTTGTGAAGTATTTTTTGAAAGTTTTTGCTAAAATTTTAGAATAAATCTTCAACAGTAGCAACTGGAACTTCTTGTTCTAATACTTCTTCTACTTCAAATGCTTCTTCATACTTATTATAATGATTATCAAATATAGTTTTGAAGTAGTAAGTTCCAACTTTGTCCATAACTAATTCAATAAATTGAACTATCATTAAAGACGCAGTTTGTAATACTATTGGTAATACAGTTATTGATGTACCACATGCTGATACTTCAGCATTGTCATCTTCATAGAAGTCAGCTTCATATTTACTGAAGTCTTTTACTGACATATCTAAAGAATAAACTCTAGCTTGGTCAGACCCTAAACGACTTTCCCAACAGTGTACTATATTCTTATTTTCCTTAGCTGCCATCCATAATTCTTTACGAATTTTCATGCTGTCAACTAATAAGAATACATATCCTGACATTTCGTCAATACCTTTGTGTTCATCATCGTGAACTGGAAGTACTGCTGTAGTGTTTATATTAACTACTATGTTAGGATTAATTGCTTTTAACTTTTCAGCTAAAGCTTCTGCTTTTAATTTTCCCAAATCGCCTGTGTCATAATATTGGTTTGGAATATTATGTATCTCTACATCATCAAAGTCGTAGATATTTAATACTGGACAACCCATTCTTGCTAATTCCATAGCTACAAATGAACCAGTTGCTCCTACTCCTATAATATGTATTGGATACTTCACAGCATCTGGAGAAAATACTTCAATGTGTCTACTTAAGTCCATATTATATATTCCCCTTTCCTAAGTATCATAATATAATTGTTTTTTTCATTTCAATTATATATATATTATAATATATTTAAGTGCCTTTTGAAAAGTTTTTTTCAATAATTTTTTCAAATTATTGCGGGCATATATATTATAACTTGGTAGTGTAATTGATTTTTCTTTTTCTTTTCAATTACAAATATATTATATAATATTTCATGTCCTCTTGTATAGTTTTTATTCTATACAGAGGAACATAAATTATTAACTAATCTAAGAAGATGTTTTGCCAATAGTTAGGGTCATTTAATATTTCGTCTAAGCTACCAACATATTTTACATCTATATCTTTAAGCATAGGATTACTTACGCTTTTTTCTTGATTTTTTTTTGAGTATTTACTTTTACTATTAGACCAAACTGTAGAACTACTTTTTGCTGGTAAAGCAGAAGAAGTAGATTTATACTCTTTCTTACTAACCTTTAACTTAATTTCGTCTTCTATTTGTTTTCTCAACTCATTTTCAGCAGGGTTATAAGTTTTTAAGTCTGCTTGGTCCATATGTATCTTAAGACCATTAGCATAATCATATATATCTATATGGTATTCTCTTTTCTTATTTGTAATAAGTCTAATAAACCAAGGATTGCCATCTCTAAAATATTCCATTTGTGAGTCATCTTGACCAGATGGACTTACACTCATATTAACATGAGAATGTCCCCATAGTTTTATTTTTGCTTGTTGTTCTACAGGAGTGTTATTCCAAAACTCTAATAAGCCTTCAGCTGTTATTTCAGTTGTAGTTGCATGAACTTCTTGTTTTAATAAAGCACAATCAGTTATTAAGAAACCTTGTTTATCAAATTGTTCTACATAGGCTAACCATCCGATTTCTCCTTCTGATAAGTCGCAATACAATTCCATTTTATTTCTTGCTTCAGGCAATATATATAATTCATATCTATTATCTAAAAATGTTATTGTCTTAGCCATATTAAATAGCTCCTTTCTCTAATAATATATTATAAAAATCATGGTCGTATTCCTTACAATACTTGGCAAACATATCTTCTTTACCACTGTAGCTACTTATGCTATCTGATGTTATTCTAAAGTTCATATCACTGAACTTAATTCCATGTCTTAAACGCCATTCTTGGAATTCGGCACAAGTCATATCTCTAATTTCGTCTTTTTCTTTGTCAGGGATGTTACATCTTAATAACTCATCTCTCATTATATCAAGACCAGCACAGTATACCATATTACCTTCATCATCATATATAGGATACCACCATACTTTCTTACCAGCGTAATCTCTCATATTAGCAGTAGTTATATATTGTTTTAAACATATGAAGTAATACTCTAAACCATGCTCACTTGTATGGGCCATTACATCATTGAACTCTCCACCACATAGATGTCCTTGTCCAAAATGTAAATATCCTATGCTAGACCAGTTACTTCTTTTAAACATATCATCGAATTGATGGTCCATGGTTTCTAAAAACTCAGGTCTAAATTGAGGATTAACTCTTATTCTTGTTCCCACCATACCAAAATGATATCCTTGATATAAATATTTTGTAGCTTTAACTAAATAAGGATTATTTTTAAATGTAGACAAGTCTATACATTTACCAAATGGTTCAGATGGATAAATAGGTAAAGGTTTAATTTGTAGTATTAAGTCTTGTCCTTCTAATTTTATGTCATCAAGTAAGTTAAGATATCCTAAGTCTGCTGCGGTTATTTTTCTATCACACACTTTAGTTTCTTTAGACATTTTCTTGATATTTTCATTTATCACTTTAAGTTCAGATGGAATGGCTTTATAACGATTAGAGAACATTTTATATTCATCTAGCTTATCTAAATGATGTAAAATATTCTTTTCATCTAAGATTAGAGCATCATAAATTGATTCACCTAATTTATATTCTCTACTTCCTAATTCTCTTCCCATCTTAACTATATATATTTTTGTGTTAGGACAAGTTTCACTAATTAATAAGATGCATCTTTTTACCATTGCTTTCATTTCATCAGTGATGTGTCCTCCTGACATATCTTCTATTTTAATCAATACATATAATTCTTTAGGAGTGCTTTCTCTTAGAGCTTTTAAATAGTCAGTCATTGTGTTGTCTGTACCATTAACTACTAAGTTAACAACATTAAGACCTAATAAAGTTTTATTATGTCCTGTGAAACAACTCATAGTATAGACTATAAACTCTTTCATTTCAAAGTCTTTATTTGTAGTGATTAAATAATTATCTCCTATTTTCAACTTTAGCACGAGCAGCATCTCCCTTCAATTTATTATAGTATAATTCAATTACATTGCCTTGTGGATTATAATATTTCTTAATAGGTAAATCTTGTAGTATCATATCATTTTTCCCTAAAACTGCCATAAATTTTATAGTAGTCTGCAATTCTTGAATTGGTTTAATTTTTTTATTATTTATTGATTTAATTATAATAGATTTTGGTTCCACATGTAAACTTTTATAATAGTTATTTTTTAGTTTTTTATCCATAGAAACTCTAGGGATAGGTGAACATTTAGAGAAATCATAGCAATTTAAGTAAGTACTTATTTCTTTATACTCTTTCTCTAGGTTTTCTTTCATTTTCATATAGGCTTTTATAATACCGTCATCAGTAGTCTTTGATGCCTTAGTACAATATGTGAACCATTGAGATAAGATATCGTCTTCTTTATGACCTTCATCTAATAATGTTAGCTTATAAGATTCAAGTCCATCTGTACTAAAGTGACCATTAAAAATTTCAGAGATAAGATTTGATATAATATTTACAGCTCTTTCTTGAATATTGTTTTCGTCTACTGGAACTACAAACGATGCAAGAAAATGTCCAGGTCTATTTAACGCTAATGTAATAAATTGCTTTTTTTGTTTGTTTCCAGGGTTAATACATACTAGCCCTATATTAGAAGATGGACCTCTAAAACGAAATTCACTTCTAGACATATATATACGGTCTTTAGATACAAAATGTAATACAATCTTATTAAGATTTGGGTCCAACATATTACCAGTATAGAAAAAATCTTTGTTAGAACAATATTGTAAGATGTTTAACATCTTTACTCCCTTTGAAGCAAACTCTTCAAATTTTGTTTTAGTTAATTCATAACTTTTAGTTCCATCATAGAACACAGCCATATCTTTATAATATTCTAACTTTGGTTTACTCTTATACATTATTTTAAATACGAAGTTGCCATCTCTATTTTGTCTTAGCGTAGCAAAGCTCATAGCTCCAAAACCTAAATCAAATTGATTAATAACCATTGTATCTTTATCTTTATCTTCCATAGCTTTAATTAAATTGTCATATATACAATAAGATATTCTTATCATGGAACTTCTATTATATTGCTTATTTGTATTAGTTTTAAAACTAAAAGCTAAATTATGTCTACTGTTATGTAGTAATTGTTCAAATTCATGATTTAAAGCTGTATCAGTACTACGATTGATATATCCATATCTTCCTTCGTATATATTTACAACTCTAAAAGAAAAAGTAAAGTCTTCCATAGGTATTCTAGGACCTACGCCATAATCATAAGCATCATATAATACACTATAGAGATTTCCTTCTTGATTTAAGAAGCTGTATCCTCTTTCTAAACCTGATATAGCTAAATCTTCAGGCTTTTCCAATACTATTTGAAAATAAAAGTATGGTTGACCATTATCATTTATAATATTTTCCTCTTTGCTATATACAATTTTATATTGACTTAACTCAGTTAAATTGTTTTCCATAGCTGTTATTCTATCTAAACGCATTCCACTAGGATTATTTGCTTCTTTATATGCTCTAATTTCAGTATTTAAACTAGCTATGAATTGGTCTACTACTAATTCCTTATCCATAGGTAATTTAGATAAGAAGCGAAGTAATATAATACCTGACGCATCTCTTGAAGAATTTAAGTCGCTTAATTTTATTTTTCTATTTAATATCATAATTTCACTCTCCTATTTTGCTCTTCCGATATATCTAATTAGATTATAATCGGATATACTCATTTTTTCATTTGATAAGTAAGTTTTTCTTTTCATTTTTGGGTGAACAAATTCTTTATTATTTCTTTTTCTTTTTGTAGTAAGTTTTTGTACTACTACTCTATCATCACCATCAAAGTCTACTATAATACCGGGTCTAACTTTTTCCATATTACCTGGAGTTGAGTAGGGATAATTGACTAACCAAATATCCCCAATTCTAGGAAGCTTAGTAGTTCTCGTGGTCATAGACATATATTTCTCCATTCTCTATTACTATAATACCAGTATTAGGAAATTCTTTAGACTTTTCTAATGCTTCACTCAAATCTTCAGTATTATCAAAGTCTAATAATTGAACTCCTATGTATTTCATAAACTCATTTATATCATCTATTATATAGAAATGACATAATGGGCTTCCGCTTGATACTACCAATCTAAATCTTTCTTCGTCTATCTTTTGAAGATAGAAAACTGTTGATTTAAACCAACCCATTTTTATCAACCCGTATATTTTTTGTTTATTATCTATATTCCAATTTACTGACATAAGATTTACTTTGTCTTCTTCTTTTGGAATGGCATTAATTAACTTTGATGTAATTTTTTTATTATATCTTAGATTAGGTGTCATTAATGAATACCTATTTGCCAAGTTAAATCTTTAACTAAATCGACAAATTCCTTTTCATTATCATCTACACTTACTTTATCTAACCCAAATAATTTATTTAATACTTCAGCACTCATAATTCTTTCATGAGAGCAATAAGTAATACTTTTACTTAACTTATCAGTAGTTTCTTCTTTAATTTCTAAGCTCTTAGCTTCTTCTAGATTTAATATACGACTCTTTTCAAATGGAGTCATCATATGTTGTACTAACATATATGGTGCATTTTCATTTTCCGTAGCATTACACATTCTCTTTAATACATTGTTATAACTTTTAATGTTCTTAAAGAATATATAGCTACTAAATTCTTCTCTTAATCCCATAAGTGGTAAGTTATAGATTTTTTGTTTGTCTATTCCTTTCTCACTATGGTCTTCTAATTGAAGAATGTAATAATGTACAGCTACTCTCTTACAAAATCTAATTTGTAACTCAGGGAACTCTTTATTCAACTTTGTTAGAAAGTCTTTATACGACCCTGCATGAACTAAAACTGTATAACTTATAAAAGCTGGTACTCCTTTAGCCATATTATCACTCACTTTCTTTTTTTCTTTATATATATATTATAATATATTTTGGTTCCTTTTATCAAGATTTTTTCCCAATTATAGCCACATGAAATTCATATATATCCATACCATCTGTTATATCTACTTCAGTTTGTATACCAGTATATCCTGCTTCTATTGTTACATTAGGCTCATCGGTAAACAAATATTTAGAATTTCGGTCTAATAGTAATGAATATATAGCAGAACCTTCATAATGAATTAATCTATCTTCTTCACCAGTACAAGCATCTAATACTAAAAGACAATCATATCTTTCACTAATGGTTAACATATCATAAATAAAATAGATGCCATTACCTTTCCCATAAGTATTAGTTAAGGCAGTTTTTAACAGGTCTTTATCTTTAGCTATAATATATGTACTTTCTTCTTGATGAATAGCAATAAAGTCCAAACATGCAAAAACAAATGTGCATAACTCTTCTACTTTTCTGCCAGACATCATTACATCTACTTCCATTATAGTGTAATCGCCATTATCATACTCTGCACTTAAGTCCATAATTTGATTATAACGAGCTATTACACCCTTGTTAAAATTATATTGAGTTTTATCAACTAACAATGTAAAGGCAGTCATATTTAACATAGCAACTCATTCCTTTCTTTAAGTTCTCCTATAATAATAATCACTATAATCGTAGTCATCATAATAATCACCCCAAGGATAATCATCATATCTATAACGATAGTCATAATCATCATATAAATTCTTAGCTGGTTCAGTATCTTCTAGGTCTTCATCAAGAACAACTAAAAATAACCCAGCTTCATCTATAATTGTAGCCCACCAAATAGTTACATCTGTATCTTTATAACTAGCTGAATGGAAATCTTTAGTAAATAATTCTTCTACATGGTCTTTCAATTGTAATTGGACTCCATCTTTCTCTTCTCTTACTTTTAAATCTTCTAATTTTATAACTTCTTTTGTTTCGATATAGAAATATTCCATTAAGAAATGTAAGCGTTCTAAATCAGTAAGCATATCTCCTATGAAACACATTCCAGAACCTTCCCAACTATACATATCATCTGATATGATATTTACTGTTATAGGGTCTACTATTATTGCGTTAGTCCATTCTTCATGAACAGCTAAAGCACCTGTTAAATTTAAAACCTCATCAGGTGTATAAGCATTTGATTGATTTATTGGTTCTATGATTAGTATAAAGTATTTATCATTAAACATATTCTCTGCTTTACTTATGATTTTAAAGTCTGCTTCATCAAAGGCATCAACCTCAGGTTTTTCTAACATTATAGTCCATCTTGGTTTTAATACATCTTTCATAGCAAAACTCCTTTCTTTTTTTCTATATATATATTATAATATAATTTGGTATATTTTGAAAAGTATTTATAAAAAAAATAGAGCTTTGCAGCTCTATTTAACAGTTATCTGTGTGGTTATACTTGAACTAGAATTACTTACGAACAAATCTATAATGTTTCTTTTCATAGCTGCTCCGCAACTATCTAATACTATAGCTTCGTATTCCACTCCATCAATTACTAAAGTGAGCGTGTCATAATATTTACGATATGTAATTCCGTCCTTTCTAGCGTATCCATAATTTAATAAATAGGTAGTTGCTGTAGCAACAACTAGTTTACCTTGATATGTATACCACCCTTTTTCATTTACTTGAAAATCTTTGGCTCTCAATCCTGAACCAGTTACATCACTAGATTCACAATCGTCGCCTGTCCAATAAGATGTTAATCTATACTGACTACTTAGTTTTTTTTTAATTCATTTACTTGGTTCTTAAGTGAATTATTTTCTTTAGTAAGACTTTCAATAGTTGCATCTCTTTCTGAGATATTAGTTTGTAGTATAGTTAAGTCTTCTGTCATAGCATTATAATCAGCTTCTAAAGCTTCGTATCGCATTTCAGCTCCAGCTTGAGCTTCTAATGCGTTATCTCTTGCAGTAATTATATTATGTCTATCACGGCCTAGGTATATATTAAAACCTAAGGATATACATAATGCTATGGCAACTAAAACATATACTACTATCTTAATTATTTTTGTTTTCATTTTTAGTTATCTCCTTAATCTTCTTCATTAACTCATCAAGCTCTTTTTTGATAGCTTCATCAGCATCTGAAGGAACATATCTGGATAACTTACGATGTTTGCCAGCCATACATAAGTCAGCCATTTTTTCTAACTTACCCAAGCTTGGCTTTTTTGCTTTTGGGTAATATCCATATTCCATTAGTTTTTCTACATATTGCTTTATTGCTAATAATAGGTCCATAATACACCTCTTTATTTTTTTTTATTTTATTTTATATTAAATATACCTCTCTCGGCTTTATAAAAACCTCTATACGCTTTTAAAATTATTTAATAATATAATTATTCATTTTAATTTTAACCGACCTTATTTTACTTTTTAAAAAAGAAAAAAGAGATACACAAATCGGTATCTCTTAATCCCCAGGTCCCTGTCCGAGAAAACCGCACTGACTCAGCCATCTCTTATATAACCGTTACTGATGAAATCGCCTTTAGTTGTTAGGTCATCACTCCTACAAACCTAAAGACTGGGCTGGTATAAGAGTGTATAGGCTAAGTTTTTTAATATATAAAACACAAGGAAACAATAATAGAACATAAATCTATAAGTAATAATAATATTGTTCCTTGAGATGAAAGCACTCAAAAGGAAAGGTAGGGTATGGGTGCTCTCATCTCAGGGAATAATATTCCCTAGAGATTAGTTATTTGCTGTTGTTTTCTTAGCGTCTTTTTTCTTTGGAGCAAATGGATTAGTTCCGTTACTAAGCATAGACATCATAGCTATAGTTGATAAACTATCACTTGAATTGTCTCCTTTTAACATCATAGCTAATGCCATAGGATTACTTCCTAAGTCTCCATTGTTTAAAGAGTTTAATAACATTAATTGAGTTAGGTCACTATTTTTACCTTCCATTAATGCCATAAGCATCATTGGATTGCTAAATAAATCTCCAGCTGAAGCAAAATTGTCACCAAACATTGAGAATACTTTAGTGAAGTATTTGATACCAAACATAGTTGATTTAGGTATTAATACTGTTTGAGTGCAATCATCATATGAAACAGCTTTTATTTCATTAGTTGTGTCAACTATGAAGTAAGGTTTGTTTTCATGTATAACTGTATCTCCAACATTAATATCAACTGCTGGTAATATAAATAAAGCATCTTTAATATCAATTAAAGTATTTGTAACATCAACAAATTCATTGTTTTCCTTGTTGTATACTACATATTTTCCAGTGCTTTCTTGAGCTACTGCTATACCGTTCATAGATATTTTAAAACGGTTACCTTTTAGTTTTCCGAAACCTAAGTTTCCAAATAAGTTATCCATAACTTTACTTTCCTCTCTTTCTTCGGGACAAACATTACACATTTTGCTAAATCTATCCTCAACAGAGTCTACACAGTTTTCTAATTTGGCTTTCTCTTCAAGTTCTGCTAGGTACTTAAGACCTTTTTCAGTTAATGTGTAGTATTCTTCCTCTACTTCTTCAGCTAAACTTTCTTCTATAAGTTCATTATAATATTCTCCAGCGTTTACTGTACCATAATTATCTGGTAATTCAACTACTCCACAATATACTATTGTTAAGTTTCCTTGAGTAGCTACAGCTACACCACTTTCTACATTTAATGTATGAGTGTCATTAGCATTTAAAAACGCAGCTTTCTCAACATTAACTGGAATAACATTATCTTTTCTAAGTTGTTCTAATAGAGGGCTTACTTTTAATATATCTTCTACATAGTTATCTATAAGACCGACATATGTATCTTCAGCATATACTTCATCACATTCAATAGTAACAGCACTATTAGAATAAGGGAAGACTTCGTTGTCGAATAGGTCAACCAATATGTAAGCATCACGATATTTTGTTTCTGCCATATTGTTTCTCCTTCCTTTATATTTAATATAAAAAAGATTTTTTTGTTCTTTTTCATATTACAATAATATTATAATATAAAATTGAACCTTCTGAAAACATTTTTTAAATGTTCTCTGAAAACAAAATTGGTTTGGTGGGACTATTGCATACCCACAAGTCTTTTCAAGATAACCATGCATTCAGTCACAGGATAGGGACCGATACCCTATAAACAAGGCATGAACTGGAGTTTGACATGTATCCTAAATTATCGTTACATTTACGATAACTAATACCTGCTTTTATGTGGATTTTCTACACGCCCACAAGCCACACTGTTATACTCGGTTTAACCCGATTCAACCACTCAGCACTCACTTTCCCACGCTCCTGCTATCACTCCTGGCTTGGTAGTGATTGGGACATGTGCCCAGCCGCTTGTTGACTTTCCCCATACTCGTTATACCTTCGCCTGCTCACTTAAGCTCATCAGCCTTTTGACCTTTTTTCATAGGTTATGACCACAGCCACTTACGACGTTCACCGTTATTAGTGTACCAATTAATGGGATATACCTCTTCCAGCGTATATCAATGATATAACGAATGAGTATAAAGCTACTATACCATTTACTCTGGCCGGAGTAAATGTTTTATGTATAGAGAGGATTGATTACCTCCAACGCATAGAGTTCATACTTTTTCCAAAGTACGATGGTTTTATGCCCGTTACTTACTGCCCTCTTATTTCAACCACCAAGAGTCTGCCTTGGTCTGTTTACGACGCCAACTCGCACATAACCGTGACTCACGAGGTCAGTAATACCTTACACTTGTTATCTCGACAACTTCCTCCCCTCGTTCTTCCGAACTATTGACGCAACCTTTTGAGTTCGTGTAAAGGAATACTCTTAGGACGAAACCTATCCTTATTCGAGTAACAAACCAATTCTGTTTTCAAAGAACATTTATAATTTGTGTTTTCAAATTATATATTTATTATATCTCATTTAAAACCTTTTTTCAAGTCTTTTGTGAAATAATTTTTAAATGGAGCACCAAGTAGGAATTGAACCTACGCTCGTGGAGTTGCAGTCCACTGCCTTACCACTTGGCTACTGGTGCATAAGAATTACTTAACTAAATCGTCAAGTAATACTGGTGTATAGTTCCAAAGTTCTACACATACGCACTTATGCATTTCGTCATCGCAAGGTTTGTCATGCACATGACCATAAAGATTAAGATAATGTGCGTCTTCCTTTGGGTGATGTGAGAAATGGATTGTTTTATCTAGGTGCTCAAAGTAAACAATTACTTGTTCACCAAATATAGATTCAAATCCAGCTTCTTTATATGTAGTATTTGTTCCATGGTCATGATTTCCTTTAATCAATATCTTATGTCCTTTTAATTGAGAACATAGTTCCTTGATTACTTCTTTCCCACCAAGACAGAAGTCTCCTAGCACATAAACTGTATCTTCATCTTTAACAACGCTATTCCAATTATCTATAATAGCCTTATTCATTTCTTCTACTGATGAATATGGTCTATTACAATATTCAATTATGTTTTTATGGTTAAAGTGTGTATCACTAGTAACATATATATTTGCCATATTACATCACTCCTTTTTAATTTATATATATATTATATCATATATATTTCCAATTGTCAACTTTATTTTTCAATTTTTAAGATTTTCATTGCTTTATAATATTCGGTATATCCAAATCCATGGTCAACTCCACATAATACAAGATGTTCCATACAGCCATCCATATCATTATCGTCATCAAGTATAACATAATCAGGGTGTTTATCAGGATAATGTTTGTTTAACCAATCTAGTATTTCTACTCCTCTACGCTCTCCTAAATGTGGTGTAGCTCCTATAATCTCTATCTCTGGAAATAGTCCTGAGTTACGAAGACTTTCTTCTACAATATCCATATGAGCACGCCAAGTAGAACTAATTACTATTTTGGCATTGGCATCTAAGCACAGCTTATTTAACCACATTATTGCCTGTTTATTTGACACTCGCTTATCACTTGGAGAACATAAATCAAAATAAAATCTACCTCTTGCAACTTGTCTCCTCTCGCTTTCTTCAAACGGTTGGTCGCTAATCATAAGTGTATTTACTACACCATCTATATCCAAGAATATTAGTTTATCCATTTTACATTCTCTCCTTTAATATGTATGGCGTCCCGGGCAAGATTCGAACTTGCGACCCTTGGTTTCGTAGACCAATATTCTAATCCACTGAACTACCGAGACATATCCGAGGATGGAATTAATTCCACCCATTGTGAGAAAATGAAGAATTATAGGATGGGGGTCTCAGGCCGCCAGTTCTGAGATACAACACATCGGCTAAATAACAGGAGGAACTTATCCGTTCTGCTAATGGCATTAATCATACCAGCCTACCCTTAAGCATTTACTTCATGCCGGTATTGGAAGCGGACTTTCCAATTTACCCCCTTTATGTTCTATTTATTCTTGTGTTTTAATTCTTCAAAACGGGTTTGAACTAATTGTTTATAGTTCTCTTTATCCTGTAACTCATAGCAATCTGAGATAGCCATAAGCATTAATTGCCAATCAGCTTTCTTTTCAGGTCCTGTGCTTTTAGTAGTATATACTACTACAGGTTCTTTACTAATTTCTTTCTTCTTGTTATCAAATCTAGGCTTTTTGTTATATCTAGGTTTTGATTTATTGTAATTTTTCTTTTCCATATAAATCCTCCTTTTCCTGTATATAAACAATTATATCATAATAAAATGCTTTTGTCAACATTAAATGGCAGGGAGAGTAAGAATCGAACTCACGTCTAAAGTTTTGGAGACTCCTATTCTACCATTGAACTATCTCCCTATAAAAGATGGTATTACCATCTTACATTATTATCAGCATAAACATAACCATAGTTACCAGCTATGCCTGCATTGTTTATAGTATATACAAAAGTTCCATCCATACCATTATAACTAGAAGATGTAATATGAATATTACCATCGTCTGTGTGTTGAGGCTCAGGTACTTTTTCATGTTCTGTCTCTGTTGGTATTTCATAATCTTCTACAACTAATACATTAACCTTATGAGTTAAATTAGTTAAACCATCTATTGCTATTTTATTACCTGTCATAAATATACGATTTTCATCAGTATTGCCAAAAGCAGCCATGCTTCTTTGTTTACCATCTGTTGCAGAATAGTATCGTGCTTTATCTATATCCATTTCATCTAATCCGTCCTCTTTTGCATTAGCTCTAACTTTAGCAGCATGATGATGTCCTATAACAACTATTTTATTAGTATTAAAACAAGGTTTATGGCTATTTTCTATATCCCATAATAAATGATGCTCATCAGTTTGTCTCCAATCTTGTAAACTTGGGTCTATACCTGCATGAGTGAATATAAAGTTTTCTGTTTCATAATATAATGGTTTACTTTTTAACCAATCCAATACACCTTGATTAATATGTTTTTTAGCATCATCTAATGTAGCAGGACTAAACATTTTATCAGGTATACCTGTAAAACTTTTAATAGTTTCAGCTAGTCCATTATGTAGAATATTAAATAGAACAAATTCTCCGTCCATACCTTTTTCTAAATATTCTTGAAACATACAATCGTGGTTACCTTTTACACTAATAAGTCTTTTTGGGTTTGTATTCATAAGTAAACTATATACTTGTTTGCTAGATGGACCTCTATCAAAATCATCACCTAAAGAAACTAGTTTATGTGTTTTATTGCTTGAATCGTACCCAGCTTCTCTTAATGCAGTAGATAAAGCATCGTATTCACCGTGTACATCACTAAAAATAAAATACTTATATAGTGTTCTATCATTCATCTTAATCACCTTACTTTTTTATAATTTTGCTGTCAATAAAAAATGGGCTTCTAATATGCTTTGTTTTATCTTGACTTTAGCCTGATAAATTCGAGCCAAAAGCTTACGATTTAAGTGAGACAGCATTATTCACTCACACACATTAGAAGCAATTTTCTAAGGCTATCCGCTGGATTTGCACCAGGTATCTGAGCTTTTAGGTCAGCGCTCTACTGTTAAGCTACGGACAGCATATGGTGGAGATGACGGGGTTCGAACCCGTGTCCAAAAATAATCTCCTATCATTACTTTCTTACAAGTTTAGTTATCTTCTTTCTATCCAGCTCCCATCTTTAAGATAATCCAATAGACAGGGTGGCTCTATTTCTTAGTAGCAAGTATATAATTTACAATAGAGAATAAAAAATATACTGGTCTCTTTGTATAGTTGATACGCACATTATGCTTTCTCTGAGACCACTGATACTAACATAACATGTCGCTAACGCTCTAGACTATGCTAAAGCTACTGCATTAGCAGTGAATAATGATTTAACTTTATTAGCGAATTTTGAAAATAAGTTTCCGTTTATTTATTTGGTGGATTTAACGCATTCCTACGACTTGTTTCACAATACTTAATTATTCCTGTCGAAACCATAACATCCCCATAAAATGGTAGCTACAGTAGGAATCGAACCTACGACCTGTGGGGTATGAATCCACTGCTCTAGCCATCTGAGCTATGTAGCTATATAAAAAAGGGACTATGTCCCTTGTAATAAAAGAGAGACATTTGTAACGAGTGAGATTCGAACTCACACATTAATGTTCTTCCTGTTAAACTATCGACCGTGTAACTGTCATTGATATAACAATTTGTTACCATTTTAACCCAAGAAAATGCGGGCAACAACCTGTATACACAGTAATACACTATTTATACCGTCAGGCCGATATAAAGTTGCATATTTTACAAATGCTTGATATTTTTCTTAGAAGTTTCTTTCTCCTGTTCAGTTATTTTGTACTAAAGCTTTATATTTTATCGTTTTCGACCTACTAACTTCGCAGGCAAACTCGAACCACGGTTACAACGATGGTAACTGATACTCGTTCTTTTGTTAATACTTTAGCCTAATGGTCAACTGTCTTAAGTCATTTAGGTGATTAGTCTATCTAACTTTTTTCTTAAAACCTATAATGTTTTATCAATAGCATTTTACATAAAATGACCTCCGAACAAGATAACTAAATTTGTCATCAGGTTCTACATAGTACATATTACTTATTATTACTATTAACTTTGTCATTACTACAACGGACTCAAAGCATTTCCTCAATGAATTCGTCATTTCAAATTACAATATAATTATATAATATTTTTTGACCTTTTGAAAAGTTTTTTTATCAAAATTCTATTTTAAAAAATATTGTCTTAGATTTCTTCTTTGTCCATCTATCTTTATAGATGTAGGTTCAGTTTTTTCAACTATACCTTTACGACAAAGAGAAGCTATTATAGTGTTTACACTTTTTATATTTAAGTCCATAATGATGTCTACAAAATCTTGTTCGTCCATATCTTTGATTAGGTCGTGGTCTTGTAATTCTTCATTTTCACTTATAAAATCTAGGATTGTATAAGCATTTACTTTATTTTCCAATCCCTTAGCATTTAACATTTCAAAAGCAGCGTATACTACTTTTGCTTTCTTACTTAAACTTTCCATAGTATACCTCCTTATATTATTCTAGCGTCTATTTTAAAAGTTCCAACTTCTTTACCATTACTATCAAATAGTTTTTTAGTTTTGGTATTACAATCTAACTTTTTAGATTTAGCAAAATCCTTTATCATATCCACTAGTTCTTGTTTTTTAGTTCCTACTTCAGTTGTAATACTATATTTCATTGTATCAAAGTATAAATCAATATCAGCGTAATACTTCTTATTCATAAAAACCGTCCTTTCCTTTATATATTCGTTTTTCTTTTTACAAATATATTATATAATAAAATGCTTCATGAATTCAAGTATTTTTCTATAAATTAGCGTCCATAATTTTTTTGTATAGGTTGCAAGTTTGTTCATAAACTAATTCAGCTTGTGATTTAGCTGACGCCTTAATCATTTTATCTATAACTTTTCTTTGCTTTTTTACAGCTCTACGATTTCTAAAGCTGTCTGGACACTCTATTAAAGTTTTTAGATAAGCAGCTTCATTAAAGAATTTTTTTGTATCCATTCTGCATCCTCCTTTTTCAAATTGAATGACGGGCAAGATTTTAAAACTACGGCTTACAGTCAATTTACATAAGTAAAGTCCTGCGTAGATTCTTGCCCACACATCCGGGTGTCATGAGTCACCCCACAGTGCTTCGAGTCTCCCACCTACTCACCCAGCTCATACCGAGCCTCTGAGAATTTTCTTAATTTAGGTTGATTATAAATTTTACCGTGAAGTCTTATAAGTCCCTTCTCGGCTATCCATCACTTAATGCGTCTTCATATCTAAGTACTATATATTTTCCTGTCATTTCATAGTCTAATACTAATCAGTCTAACAGTTCCATATACAATATATCAATTCTTACGCTTTCATATAGTAGGATATGCTCTATAATTCCTAAGCGCCAGTGATTCTCCCAACTGGTTTTTCAATATGTTTTTCAAAATTGATAAATAAATTATATCAAAATATTTTCCAATTTTCAAGTGTTTTACAAAAATTTTTAGCGATTTTTATAATGGCACTTGTCTAAGGTACATTTACCTTTGCCAGTATTGTAGTTGCATCTCTTATTGGCACAAGGTCTTTTCTTCTTGAATAATTTCTTCAACCAGTTCAACATATCTTATCACTCCTCCAGGTATTTCGTTTAATTACAAATCAATTATAAAATTATTTAAGTCCTCTTGAAAAGTATTTTAAATAAATTTATAGCACCTGACATTAATTATAGTAGCTCTTTTTGCTGTTTTCTTCATTATATAATATATAAGAATTTTTCCAAAATAACAGTAGATAGAAAATTTTTCTACAGAAGACTTGACAAGTTATAATATATCTACTATAATATATATAGATAAATTTTATTAAATTACTTGACAAAAGGTAGTATTATATATTATTTATTTTAATCATTATATATATAAGATTTTTAAAAAATTTTGCCTAGTTCTTGGTTTAAATACTTTCCAAGAGGTCTTATATTTGATATAATATAATTACAAAGAAACAAAAAGATATTTAAAGAAAGGAGAGATATGTATGTTAGATTTAATTATGGGTCTTATCATAGGAAGAAATACTACTAAAACTAAACAAAATACTTATATAACAGAAGAACCTAAAGAAGAAATAGAAATACCTAAAGTTATAGGATATGTACATATCCCCGAACTAGATAATCTAGATGCTACATTAGAATCTTGCTACATTGATTATAAAGAAACTGATTTAGTATGTATCCATAGAGATAACATGATAATTTACTACTTAGAAGTAGAAGTACCATATAATCAAATCATGTGGGGAGATAAAGAAATATTAAAAAATATTTAAAAATACTTTTCATTAGGTAATTAAATATTATATAATATATTTGTAAATAAAAGAAAGAGGTGTTTTAAATGGACAAAGAACTATTTGTTAAAACTATGAACCAAATAGAAGAATTAGCTAGACAGCAAGATAAACTTGATGCTATGCTTAAAGAAATAGACCCTGAATTTGGAGGGGGATATATACATAATAAATCTATATTTATATTAGAAGAATTACTAGCACAGCTAACAAACGACAAATATGAGAATATAGCTTATTATATGTGGGAAATAGATTTTGGTAAAGAGTATGTAGATGGCATGATAACTGATGAACAAGGGAATAACATACCTCTTTCAAACGCTGAAGAATTGTATGACTTAATAATGAGTAGTCAAGACTAATCTTCTACTCTTTTAGAAGAATATATCCTAAACAACCGGAGAGGTCATTAGACACTCAATGATGGCACTGTTTACTTCAGGCGATATATTTTTCTAAAAGAGCAGAAAATTAAAAAAAATACTTGATAATTGCTCTTGAAAATGATATAATTGATTTGTAAATTTGAAAAAGAAAGAAGGAAAACGAAATGAAATTAACTGAAAACCAAGAAATCATTTTAAATATTATGAAAGAAAAATTTGCTGATGGAGCATTTGCTGAAGAAGTAGTTCCTGAAACTGATGGATTAACTGTTCAATCAGTAAGAGCTACATTAACATCATTAGCAAAGAAAGATTTACTAGATAAATGTAAAGACATTTATGAAGGTAAAGAAAAAACTAAATACACAGTTAAAGCAACAACAGCAGACGCTGAGTAATATAGATTTTGGCATCGGCTCCACCGTTATAAGTCCAACGAGTTTAGTAGAGTTCTCGTAATAATAACAGTCTCCGTAGTGTCGCAGCAATCGTATTTCTGCCCCATTTTTAATTCAAGTTTGTTGGGTGATGACAAACTGAAGTCCACGGGGGACATAACCGAGGTTTGAAGTAAAGTGCGTGCTGAATTGTAATCGTTAATGAGGACGGATACTATATATTTAGCACACATTCCAGAAACTTTGGCAACTCTACCGTAAGAGTTGTCATCTAATGTGTCCACATACTCAAGTTGGTGAAGAGGAGAGTTTGCTAAACTCTTAGGTCAGTTTTACTGGCGCGAAGGTTCGAGTCCTTCTGTGGACGCCATTATTATTTTAGAACAAAAGAGGTGTTATTATGATAGAGAAAAATTTACAGTTAGAAATTAGATATGCTAGAAAAGCTTCTGCTGCTTATTTTTCTAAACATTATATTAAATACTTATATTATAATGCTATGTCTAAGCATTATGAGAAAAAACATATAAAGACTATTATGTCTCGATAGCTCAGTAGGCTAGAGCATCTGACTTTTAATCAGAGGGTCGTGGGTTCAAATCCCTCTCGAGACACCATTTAATATGCCGTGTGTCCGGGTGGTGAGGGAGCGGTCTTGAAAACCGTTGGTCTGAAAGGGCTTGCAGGTTCGAATCCTGTGCACGGCGCCATTATGATATAAACTATTCAATATAGTATTATATAGATACAGCTGAGGCTAAACTATCAGTGATGCCCTAATGCAGGCTAAATATGAATGCATGAGCTCTATGGTGAGATTAGTATAGTGGCTAGTACGCGAGTTTGTGGCACTCGAGGGAGGAGTTCAAATCTCTTATCTTACCCCATTATATAAATAATATTTAATATAGAAAGGAGATAACCATGTCCAGAGAAGGTAAAATGGTTGTCAAATATTCTATTATAAGTGTTATTGTTTTATTTCTAATTATAACTTTATTTTCTAGTTTTAAGACTGTACCTACAGGATATATAGGAGTCAAAACGCAATTTGGTAAAGTACAAGGAGATATGTTAAATGAAGGTATTAACTTCAAAGTACCATATATAGAGAAAATTGTACTAATAGATTGTAGAACTAAGAAGGTAGAAGTAAACAATGGAGCAGCTTCAAAAGACTTACAAGATGTTAATTTAAAGATAGTTGTTAATTATAGTGTAAATAAGGACTATGCTAATAAATTATATCAAAGCGTAGGTGTAGACTATGAGGCTGTAGTGGTTAGTCCAGCTATATTAGAAAGTATAAAATCAGTAGCGGCAAAATATACAGCTGAGGAACTTATAACTAAACGACAAGAAGTATCAGGCTTAATGTTTGAAACTTTAAGTGCTAGGTTAAAAAACCGAGGTTTTACTATTGTAGACCTATCTATTACTGACTTAAACTTTAGCGAAGCATATAATCAGGCTATAGAACAAAAACAAGTAGCTCAACAAAATGCACAAAAGGCTCAATATGAATTGGAGCAAGCTAAGGTTGAGAACGAGAGAAAGATAGAGAATGCAAAGGCCGAAGCAGAAGTAATGAAATTACAAAACCAAGAAATAACTGATAAAACATTAAAATTAAAGGAATTAGAAATAAAAGACGCACTTATAAAGAAATGGGACGGAAAATATCCTACTACAATGTTAGGAGATAGTTCTAATGTCTTATTTGGAATAGGAGACTAAGCCTCTATGGGGAGGCTTTGTATCCCCAATTATATATACGCCTGTCGTCTAATGGTTAGGGCTTTCGGCTTATATCCGAACTATCGGGGTTCAAATCCCTGCGGGCGTACCATATATTCCTCAGTAGCTCAGTTGGTAGTAGCGTTTGACTGTTAATCAAAGGGTCGCAGGTTCAAGTCCTGCCTGAGGAGCCATTATCGGGTGTTAGTTTAAGAGGAACACCAATGGAGGTAAGAGCCCATTGGAAGAAGTAGTGCAAGTCTACTACTCCCGACCTTATATGCACAATTATATCAGTTGGTTAGATAGCTCGTCTGATACGCGAGAGGTCCAAGGTTCAAATCCTTGATTGTGCACCATTTTTTTGTCTTCTTAGCTCAGTTGGATAGAGCAACGCCCTTCTAAGGCGTGAGTCCGGGGTTCGAATCCCTGAGGGGACGCCATTAAATTTGCTGATTTAGTTTAGTGGTAAAACAGAAGCATGGTAAGCTTCAGAGGACAGTTCAATTCTGTCATTCAGCTCCATTTAGATAAGATATGCCCTGATGGTGGAATTGGTAGACACGCGAGCCTTAGAAGCTCGTCTCTTCGGGGGTGCAGGTTCAAGTCCTGCTCGGGGCACCATTAAGAAAGTAAGGTGAAAATTATGTATTTTATTACAACAGTTCGTATTATAGATGGTAAGATTGATTATCAACGACCAGTTGGATATTTTAAAGATTACCATGAAGCTAAGATAAGAGTTGAAGGGAATAGTTTTGACATCTTTGAATGCGGTTACTATAAATACGCAGCTATTATTAAACTTGATGAAGGATTATATCCAGACCCAAAAGAAATACATTGGTTTGAGTATTGTAAAATTACAGAGAATGTAGTACAAATTAACCAATCACCAGTAGATAGAGAAAATATGCCATATATTTTAGGTTAAAAACTTGAAATTACCAAGCTCTTTATATTATAATATATATATAGAAAAAAGAAAAGAGTGTGAGTATTATGAAGAAGTTAGAGTTATGGAATGTACCATCAATGAAATTAAGTTGGAAACAAAAACTTATATTAGATGTACTTAAAGATGAATTTGCAGGTTCTGCTTTTGGACCAGAGTTATTAGACTGTAGTGAAAATGAAGACCTACAAAAACTAACTATAAACGAAATTACTTGGCATATACTTAGACTTAGAGAGAATGGATTAGTAACAAGTGAAAAACTTAATTATAAAGGTAGAGTGTTAAATAAATATAGTATAACACCAGTAGTTATTTATGAGGGTATAGAAATTAAATAAAATTGTTGACAAACACTTATAAATAATGATATAATAGATTTGTTATTTGAAAAGAATACTATATATATGAGCCCACGGAGTTCTTCGGACGACCGTTAAAGCTATTAGTCTGCGGACGGGATAGCAAAAGGCATAATACATAATATACGGGCGACTGTGGAGGACAGGATATTCCTCTGGATATTTACTAGCTTCACATAAAAGAAACTAGATGGGGCCCGGTAACTAGTGGCTGTCTTACGAGCCGTTATCATAGCAAATCAGTAAGACATTGGGAAAGCTATGATGTCATGCTATCACCTAACAATAGACCCTATAATACTGTGAGATGTTAACGGCTTGCAGCGATAGTGATAGCGGAACGCCCGAGATTTAATGGAGTAGATAATGTTAGAGAATAAAGGGAGAACAGTGTTTACACTACTCGCTCTATGTATCATACTAGTTAGGTCTACTCGCTCGGGAGCCTTGCCGAATTAGCACAGTGGCTAGTGCAGACGCCCTGTAAGCGTAAGGTCGGGAGTTCAAATCTCTCATTCGGCACCAGTTTTAAAAAAAATACTTGAAATTACGAAGTATTTTATAATATAATTAAATTGTAAAAAGAAAAAGGACAAATTTCTTTTACAGGAGAGAGTAAATAGGAAGAAGAGTCGCTATCTTCAAAAGCCTTGAGAATAGAATGGTTGCATATGTTGAAAGCTAATAGAACCAATTAGTGGACAAGTAAGTGGGTTCCATTTGACAAGATAGGAGAGAAAACAACATCGAAATCTCCAATAGATGCAGTACTGATGTAATGGTAGCATAAGTGCCTTCCAAGCATTTCGTCTCGGTTCAAATCCGTGGTACTGCTCCATCGCGTTGTGGTGAAGCGGCCAAACACATCAGGTTTTCATCCTGACATTCGCGGGTTCGAATCCCGCCAACGTGACCAATTAGTTGAAGAGGTGAGTTATGAAGCATTGTAATAAATGTAATAGAGATTTACCTGAAAATAGATTTGGTAAAAATGGTAATGGTAGTCGTTCTATATGTAAAGATTGCCAATGTGAAAGGATAAAACAAGGACAAAGAAAAACAAGAGATTATATACAATCTTTTAAAAAAGAATGTGTAAGATGTGGCTATAATAAATGTATAGAAGCATTGGATTTTCATCATAGAAATCCACAAGAAAAAGATGGTGTGTTATCTCGTTATAGTCGTAGAGTTTTTTCCCCAGCAGTTAAATTACTTATTGACCAAGAAATACTTAAGTGTGATATTCTATGTGCTAATTGTCATAGAGAAGAACACGCAAAAGAAAGAGACTAGCATTCATGGGTTCGAATCCCATACTGGTCACCATTGTTGGTTCGTTGGTCTAGTGGTCTATGACGCCTGCCTGTCACGCAGGAAATCACGGGTTCAAATCCCGTACGAACCGCCATTTTGTTATTTGTAGAGAGTTGGCTATGAGTGTTTTATATAAGTCTAAGAAGCAAAAAGAAGATATGTTGATTACATATTGGATACCATAAGTCTCAACGCAGTAAAACATTCATAGGCAACCCCCTACCTGAAAACACACGCCGGAGTGAAGCGTCTACAATATAAAGAAGCGATGATGGTGTGACGGGAAAATGTTGTCCCAGGCGAAAGGCTTTGCTAGATTATTGCCTCACATAGTATGGTAAAAAACTAGCATTATATATGGCTGTGTAGTTTAAGTCTAAAACATACTCTGCCGATTATTCGGGTAAGGAGTAGATTCGGGGTGATGACCTGACTCAGCAGCACTTAGATGATTAGCTTAGTAGATAGAGCAATGGTTATATAAACCTTAAGTCGTCAGTTTGATTCTGACTTCTAGCTCTAGTTAAGATTAAGTTTATAACATATATGAAACCCGGATGTGAATAGTCGTTGTGGCTATTGATAGTAATATAAAGACGGTCCGGCAGTATCCTGTAGAGAGTGGGTTTGGGGATACATGTTATAGAGGTATAACTCAGTTGATTAGAGTGCCTCCCTTACAAGGAGGATGTCGGGGGTTTGAGTCCCTCTACCTCTACCATTAAATATATAAGAAAGGGGAAGTCCATATGTTACAAAAAGGAACAAGACCTTATTATGTAATTTATAGTGCCAGTAAATATGATGAACTAAATCATAATGTTTGGTACATAGGAACTAATAAAAAGGAAGCAATAGCTCGTCTCAGATGGATATATGAACATTGGGCTTCTGCTGACTATACAAACGATGAAGGAGAAATTTGGGCTGAACATGATTTCAACCTTAATGAAGAACCAGATGGTATCCATGTCAAAGGTAGTTTCTATTTTTGGGAAGATGAAGGAGAAGTTCAATACGCTTTAAAAACTATGAACACAAATGAGTTTAATTTGTGGGCAGGTTATGATAGAGAAAGGAACCGTTGGGAAGAAGCTTATCAAGCTTTTAGAAAGGGACAGTAATAATATGCTAGACGAATTAAGAACTACTCCAACAATACAACTAATAAATGGTATAAGTGAGTGGGAAAAGCAAGATAATCAAGCAATGGTAAATATACTAGCGTATGAGTTAACTTGTAGAATATATATACCAAATGATAATATATCATTTGAAAATATGCTTGCAGAATTTGGATACAAAAGATTAGATAAAGAGCAGGGGCAACAAAAGAAACTTGTGAAATCCTAGGTCTCACGCTAAAAGCCTTTTGTGTAAGTCCAATCCTACGAAACTTTAGAAGCCGTAGGACCATGGGGAATTAGCTCAGTTGGGAGAGCACTACCCTTGCAAGGTAGGGGTCACGAGTTCGAGCCTCGTATTCTCCACCATTTAATTTGTTTTTACGATGGCACACTATTCTAGTTTTATGCAAATTATTGCTGAGGAAAACTCCTAGAGTGATGCTTGTTAGATTTAGAGTATGAACTAAGTGGTAATCAAGTCGTATGTAGGGTAACCGCATACCGTAATTTTGAAGCGAAAGCGCAGCTCTGGTAACGGACTGTAATTCACGGAGAAAATCTACTTGACCTAAGTCATAATGTTATTTAATAAGTCGCCATCTTTAATATATATTTCGGGGCGTAGTTCAGTTTGGTTAGAACGCTTGGTTTGGGACTTAAAATTAGAGTTCCCAAAACATATCTTTACTATATAATATCGGGTAATGGCCTAGTTTGGTTTAGGGCGCTTGGTTTGGGACCAAGAGACTTCGGGGGTTCAAATCCTCCTTACCCGACCATTAAGAGGTGAAGTAATATGCTATGTAAAAATTGTAATAAAGAGTTTAAATTACAGCAAAAAGGTAGCGGAGGTAGCAATAGAATATTTTGCTATGACTGCATGCCAACCAATTCTGATAGAGGAGTTAGAAATAAGCAGAGATATAATTTGCTTACAGAATATTCTAATAAATTAAAATTAGAAAGAGGCTGTGATATATGTGGGTATAATAGATGTGCGAAAGCTTTAGAGTGGCATCATCCTAATACCGACAAAGATAAAGACCCATCAAATTTACTGCGTATTAGTTTAGATAGATATATGGCAGAAGTAGATAAATGTATGTTATTATGTGCTAATTGTCATAGAGAAGAACATAGTAAAGATTAGAGGGGCATGTTCAAATCGTGTCGCCCCGACCAGTTATTTATTAATGAGGATATATGGAAACAAAACGATGTAGTATATGTGGTAAAGAAAAACCACTAATAGAATTTGCTTTTAGAAATAAAACGAAGGGTATATATAGAGCTAATTGTAGAAAATGTCAATCTAATTATGCTTCTAAACGATACCAATCTAATAAAGAAATATTAGATAAGACAAAGGAAGGTAAATGTTGTGCAAGATGTGGATATTCTGAATGTATAGAAGCACTTGATTATCATCACATTGACCCAACGACAAAAAAAGATACTGTAGCTCGTTTATTAACTCATTATAATGCTAATGATGGGTTAGAAGAAATTGAGAAATGTATCTTACTATGTGCTAACTGTCATAGATTTTATCATTTTTTAGAGAAAAACAAAGGAATTACGCTAGAAGAATTCTTATCTATGTAATTTTTAATTATTGGGGTATGGGCAAGCGGTAAGCCACAACACTTTGAATGTTGCATTTCCCAAGTTCGAATCTTGGTACCCCAGCCAATTATGGTTTGGTAGCTCAGTAGGTAGAGCAAAGGACTGAAAATCCTTGTGTCGGTGGTTCGATTCCACCTCAAACCACCATTTTTTTTTATAAAAAGACTTGTTTTTTATCACCAAAATATATTATAATATATTTATAAATTGATAAAAAACTTATCAATAAAATATGCTTCGGTGGCGGAATAGGTAGACGCAACGGACTTAAAATCCGTTGTCCGAAAGGGCGTGAGAGTTCAAGTCTCTCTCGAAGTACCATTATTTTTGTTAAGAAAGTTGGTGTTTGGTATGAAAAAAAGACCTTATTATGTAATTACATATACTCGTGAAGGAGATGGCTATGAGGCTACTGTTATGTATGTTGGATGCAACTATAAAGCTGCTTGCGACAGATATAAATTCCTTTACGAAGATGTAAAGAGAAGAGAGTATATTGATGAAGGTATTAATGAAGATAATATTGATGGTCATTACTCAGCTCCTCAAGACCATTTAGATGTTGGTAATGCAATATGGTCTAGTCTTAGTGATAACGATTGTTATTGGGTAAGTATAGAGCTAAGAGCAATCTATCTAAATGAGTTTATTACTAATAGTAGAGAAGCTTGTTATAAGGATTATAATCCAAAAGCCAAATACTAATTTTTTATATATGGGGGTTTAGCGAAGTGGTCAAACGCGGCAGACTGTAAATCTGTTCCTTCGGGTTCCGTGGTTCGAATCCACGAGCCCCCACCATTTGTTATTGACCTACATCAATAACAAGTACAAATATCCTATATATTATTCCTTTAAATTAGTTTTTTAATTGCGAGGTAAAATAATATGAAGAAACAAGAATTACCCCTCTCCGTGATTAAAGGGGTTATGACTAAAAAACTATCACGATTAGCATTTACTATCGTGATAACAATCACATCAATTTTTTATCCTTACTCAACAGCATTTGCAATGACTAATGCAAGTATAGTAAGGACACCAAAGATAGAAACTCACCGAGATATCATTGGTGAGTACATTGAAGGTTTACAAAAGGAGGGCTATTCCGTTGTTAGTTATAGCTTAGATAAGGACAAATTACCAACACGAAAATTATTTTCGTATTATGGTGTTGACCGCAACGAAATGGACCAGGTAATATTAGACAGCTTAGATGTTATTGTTTCGTGTGTACAGCTCTCTATTGAGAATGATGACACTACTTATTACTTCAAGAATGAACAAGACAGTCAGGAATTTATTGATAGGTTAAATGCGATAGAAACACAAACATACAATTTAACTAATACTAATCAACATTATTCCACAATTACATCTACTACGGTTCTAGATGAAAAGATAGAACAAATAACGACAGCAAAACAAGAGAAGGAAGAACAAAAAAGATTAGAGGCTGAGCGTCGTAGACAGCAACAAGCCGTTACTTCAAGAAGTTCTACTTCGACAAGAGGATATCATGAACATACATTCCCATTAGCATCATATGTATATGTTAGTTCTAACTATGGTATGAGGAATGGAAAGATGCATACTGGTATAGATTTTGCAGCTGCATCAGGAACTGAGATTTACTCTTGGTATGCGGGTACAGTAACATTCGCAGGATGGTCTGGTGGCTATGGTAATTTTATTATCGTAGACCATGGAGATGGTTTTGTGACAAGATATGCACATTGTAGCAGAATAGCAGTCAATGTGGGAGATGCTATATCTCAAGGTCAAGTTATAGGATATGTAGGTACGACAGGTAACTCAACAGGTAATCATTTACATTTTGAAATAAAAGTAAATGGTAACTTTGTAAATCCAAGAAGTTATATGTCAATTTAAAGGAATAGAGATATTATATTGGTTTAAAGGATAATATCTATTAGGTCTGGTAGAGCCATACTTTTGTAGAAATCTACCACATCTAGAAATTTACATAAAAGACTTGTAATATGGTTTTTTATTTGATATAATATATATATAAATTAAAAGAAAGAGAGTGAAGAATTATGGCTAAAAGAAAATCAAGCAATAGCGGAGAAGCACATTTCTCAATTACACAAGCTAACTTAGACAACAAAGGAAAGACTAATAAAAAGTTAAAAAGAAATCCTATGGCATCTAAGTATTTAACAGCTAAAGGTAAAGAACTTAAAGAAGCTGGGGAAAAAGCATTTAAGGAAAACTTTAAGAAAGGAAGAAGACATCAAGCAGCTCCTCAAAGTTAATAGGAGGTGAGGCTTATGTCTTTGAACAAAGCAATAAAGTATGGTAAGGAAAAAAGAAAACCTTACACAAAAGCAAAAGCTGTTTGTAGAAGTTGTCGTAATCATGGAGGTTGTCCTTGGTGTGAAGGCAATAGATTAAACAAACAGACTGCTATGAAAAAAATAGCAGAAAAAGAAATAATAAAGTTTAGAAAGGAAGATAATTATTATGATTAAAAATGTAGAGGCTGATTTACAAAAATTACTAGGAGTAACAATAGGCGATTTAAGAGCAAGATTGGCATATGTTGATGCTGATATAAATGTTGAAGAATGGCTAGAAGATTTTGGAGGTCTAAACGATTTAGTTATAGACGAAGAAAGAGATATCCTAGATGATTATGAGGAAGACTTCGAAGACGAAGACGAAGACTTAGATGATGACGACTACGAAGAAGATTATGATGATGAAGATGATGATTGGGAAGAGGAGGATGACGAGCCTATCCCAGGGCAATTTAATTTACCCAGCAACGAAGAAGAAAAACTTGCTGAGCAAATTGCTGACGACATCGACGAAGGTAAATATCGTATTACAGATATTATGGGACTTTATAGTTTAGAATTTATTGATAGAGTAAATTATTTATTAGATTAAAATTATGGTGGAGAATTTAAGTTAAATACTTGAATTCTCCTTCTTTTTTTGTTATAATATATATATAAAATGAAAAAAGGAGTGATAGTATGATAAAGAAAGAGATATACCCTAAAACTCAAAGAGTTAAGTGTACAGGTGATAAGATTTATTTAACTGAAAAGTTAGATGGTAGTAACTTAGTATTCTTCAAAAAGAATGATGAGTTATATTTTGCTCAAAGAAATAATATCTTTGCCTTAGAGGAATTAGATACTGATACACAAATTAGTGGTAAATTATACAAAGGTTTATTCCAATGGTTAAAAGATAACGGGGCTACTTTAAAAGCAAACTTACACGAAGGAAGTGCTATCTGTGGAGAATGGTTAGGAATGGGTAAGTTAAAATATACTATTGATGAGTTTGATAAGAGATGGTATATGTTTGCTAAAGGTAATATTGATGATGACTTCAATTTATATAATCTAATCTATGACCATAGCTTATTCATCTATCCATTTATAGATACTACTATCCCAACATTTATTGGTATAGTTCCTGAAGTATGTGAGTTAAGTGTATTACCTAATAAGGAACATTTAGATAGCATATATGCTAAATATACTGAAAAAGTTGGCAGAGATGTAGAAGGTTTTGTAGCTAATTATAAGAACAATATAACTAAATATGTTCGTATGAAGAACGGAAAATTAGCTGAACATTTTGATAGAGAAAATTAAAATAAAAACTTGATTTTCTCTCTCAAAAAATGATATAATATTTATATAAAGAAAAAGGAGTGATTTAATTATGCGTAAAGTAGAAAGAATAGATACATTCTGCAATGAGTTAGCTAAGATATGGAAAGAAAATTGTCCAGACTGGCGTTTTGGTCAATTAATGGTTAATGTTTTAAACAGTATGCCTAAAGACCCATTCTTCCCTGAGGAAGATGAAATGCTACAATTCTTTAAAGATTTTTTCGCTCCTAAGGAAGACAATAAGGAGGAAGAAGATGTTTAGTATTCTATGGATGCTATTCGTAGCATGGTTCTTACAATTATTTGGGTTTAATAGTTTAGTAATAAATGGAATGGCTCAAGTATTTGGAGTAGAAATTGGTATGGCAGGTTATTACTTTATGTTTATTCTTCTAGGTATGCTTAAAGTATTTGCACACGCTTTCGGTTTTTCAGGAAGAATGGTAAAACTATCAGGTGACCTAGAAGATTTAAACGAAAAATTAAAATAAAAACTTGAAATTATCTACCAATTTATATTATAATTATATTGTAATTTGAAATGATTATAACAAATTACAAAGTTGGGGGAAAGAACTTAAAGCCAGCTTAAGCCATGAGCATAATAGGGGCTAACAGGTGAACAGGTGATAGAAGGTGTTCTCTCTGCTATATGAGGAAAATATAGTGTTGTGTCAGTTGTAGATTGTATCAACTGGGGTCCCAGCTCCTAAGATTTGGGTGACTAGTTGACAAGATGTCGCCAGTTTGATAGTTCTGTAAAAACTATCTCCCATATTTTTAAAAAAATACTTGAAATATGGAGGCTATAAATGATATAATATTTATAGAAAAGAAAAGAAGGAGTGATTAAAATGAAAACACTAGATGCTAAGAAAGTTAATCGTAATGTTAGAAGATTAAATAGACAGTTAAGGGCTGATGTATTTGGAACTAGATTTGAAGCTAGACAATATAAGAAGTCAAAAGGTGTAGATGGTATAGAATATTTTATGTATATCCTTATAGATAATGAACAACCAGAGAGAAATAAAATTATACCTTGGGAAACAGCATTTGCTATTTATAAGTTTAATCACATATGGGTAGAGATGAATAACTTCATCGTAAGCTCAGACTTCTGGGATAAGTATAATAAAAGCAATGGTTAATACATTGCTATCAATTAAATATGTAGAGGCCGGCTTGCACAGCGACGAAAAGCGAGAGACGATTACTCTGCCAGCGGGAAAGTCAAGTTTGATAAAGCGTGAAAGATAATCGCCGCTTTCACATACATATCTAATTGATAGGAGTGCATTAACTCTCTATATATAGCGGGATAGAGCAGCTCGGTCAGCTCGTTAGGCTCATAACCTAAAGGTCGGTGGTTCAAATCCATCTCCCGCAACCATTTGTTGTGAACCATATTAGTATGGGGCAGATAACAGGCAACAGGTCTCTAAAAATGAGCATAGGTTTGATTGACCAGTCACAGTAATGAGCAGGTAACAAGGAACAAACCTTGGGTCGTACCCAATTCACAACACCTAAATTTTTAAAAAATACTTGAAATCAAGTACCAATAAATGATATAATATATTTGTAAATGAAAGAAATAGACTTTTTAGAAGTCGCTATGAGGATATTTACAAACGATACCCGTATTAAGTGTGAAGGATAAATTACGGCTTTCACCGTAGTCAGGCGAATATCTTCATAGGGGTTTCTAAAAACCCTAGTATTCCATTTTTTTCTAAGCAGTGCCCTGCACTGCGATAGAGTAATTAGGAGCTACAGTACCAGTAAGTCGGAAGATGCCGCTTGAGGAGTGATTACCAACATTAGCCGCCAGCCCGTGAGTCTGTGTTGAATGCCTAATTGTTCTATCGGAGCGCAGGTCGGAAGCTTAGTGGGAACGCAGGTATCTATATATTTGGCTTTGTGCTCGATATATAGCTACGGACCAAAGGCCTGCCAGTAGACTGTAGTATGAGATTGGGTCTACATTGAGATTACTTTGCTATAAATATTTGAGTGTCGGTATTAACGACTATATATTTGGGCGGAGCAATTGAGCTAACCGAAAATATATAGGTTGTACTCGTTAATGCGAAGGACCGTACAGCTCTGGACCCGCGAAGGGCGGCACTGAAATATTGATAGGAGAGCAATCTCCAAAATCACAACCTTCCAAACATATAAAGGCAATTCCTTTGAGAAGCCTTCGTAAGAGGGCTTCCAACAAATTGCTAAAAATTTTTAAAAAGACTTGAAAGTTGGAAGATAAAAATGATATAATATATTTGTAAATGAAAGAAAAAGAATAATAAATTGGAAAGCGAGCCATGGTAAGGCTGGTAGGTAAAATAGAATAGGTATTTAATAATTCCTTATAATATTTAAGCCGTAGCCATAAGAGAAAAAACCTTACTTAAAAAAATGCACGGTAGATTTATGAGATGTTTGACATAATACCGTTTACAAAAACCTCTCTTACTCACCGAACGAAATTTAAGTAGTCAAATTTAATTGAAAAACTTGATTTGAGGTAGAGTGATATATTATAATAATTATAGAAAAAGAAAGAAAAATAGTTTAAGCAATTTACCAACCGAGTTGGTGACGAGGCTACCGTTTCTTTTCCAGCATACTATCGTAAGTTATTTGTAATAATGAAATGATTGGCTTGGTTTAGGTAAAGCGAAAGAATTGCGTTTACATCACTTGGCTCACCCATAGTGAACAAGCCACGGGGGCCCGAACCCTCCAGTAAACTATTCAGTTAGGAACTGTGCCAGAGAATGTGGATAAAATTGGAAGTGATGTAAACTTTAACTTAAAAAATTATTGAAAAAACTTGTAATAAGGTAGTATTCAATGATATAATATATTTGTAAATGAAAGAAATGTGAACCCGAGTATGAAACACAAAACAAAGGGCAGTGTGTACTTAACCAGTACAAAGGAGAGTGGTCCGAGTTACGATAGTAGCGAACCTTGTGTGAAGAATATCAGTGTTGTAAATCTAAAACTTTCTAGTAATAATGCAATCTACTGCTAGCGAAAGTGTAGATATGTGGTGACTCCACCGAAAGATGCAGATACTTAAGCTACTCATCAAGTAGAAACAGTCCTAATCTTCCCTCCATCAAGTTGGGTAGACAATTCTTAATCGCTCAACTTGATGTTTATATATTTCTTTATTGGGGGGCTTTGGTCTTGAATTATTCTTGCTCAGAGCTTCGCAATAAGCAAATATATAATGTAGATGCTTAGATACAGGTCTTCATGATGGATAATGTGCCCATCTTAAGGTTAAGTCGAGCCTAGAGTTCGTAAGGAGTGATTTCCTAAGCGTTCCGAAACTAACGAAAGTTGACCTGTAAAAATTTGATTAAAACACTTGAAGATTGGTTATAAAAGTGTTATAATATATATATAAATTAAAAGAAAGGGAACTTATAGAGTTCAAGGGTGAAAAATATGAACGAAGTAAAATTAACTGCAAATCAAGAAGCTATCTTAGCTATCTTAAAAGAAAATTTTGTTGAAGAAGGAGCATTCGCTTGCGATGTATTAGAAAAAGTTGAAGGAAAAACTTTCAATGCTGTAAATGCTACATTAGCTAGCTTAGCTGGAAAAGGTTTGGTTACAAAAACTAAAGCTGTTAAAGGCGATAAAATGCTAACAAAATATACACTAGTTCAAACAGTTAGTGAATAATAAGAAGAGGGAAGTGCACCAATCACTTCTCTCTTTTTTTATTTTTAATTTTTAATTGAGTTAAATATGCCTTTATTTAACGAAATAATGGGGCGTATATCGCTTTAAATATAATTCTAATATAAATTATTGTCTAAAGGATAAAAATCGCTCTACGGTACCTTAAAATGCGAAATAAATAAATAAGCATAAATTTATTTAAAAGACTTGTAATTATGTACCTCTGTATTATATAATTATTATAGAAAAAGAAAGAAATAGAAAAAGAAAGAGGTGGAGTATGAAAAAAGAAAGATATGTATATGTAGTATGTGGCTTATGCCACGATTATGATGGAATTGCTTATCCAGTATTCAGTAATAATCACGCAGTTCATACAACTATGGCTAAAGCTCAAGCTGAATTAGATAACATATTAAACGAAAGTCAAGAAGAAGCTGACCTAAATGGATACACTATGACATCAAATAGAGGGGACGATTGGTTAGATATTGAGTATGAAACAGGCACAATAGAAAAATACCAAATATATCGTAGTAAGATAAACTAAGGAGGGATAAATATGATGAACCAATTTGTAGAGATAGGAAAGGTTTTTGATATATATCCAGATGTTATTGTAATACTAGCAAAAAATCCTAAAGGAGATGAATATAGACTACCAATACATATTGACCAAGCTATAAACTTTAATGATATAAGAGAGAATATACGCTTTGGTAGTGTAGTCGGACTAAAAGGATATATAGTTCATAACTATGGAGAAACAATTTGCTATGCAACAAAAATTTCAATCCTAAATTAAATTAAAAGACTTGAAAATTACTAACGATAAATGATATAATATATATATAAATGAGAAAGGAATAAATAAAAAATTACCCATAGTTCAATGTATGCTTCGGCTGAAGAACAACTCACACTAGGTGAGAAGATGTTATATCAAAATTAACTGGGTTGCTTTATTTATAGTAAGAGATGAGCCCTAGGGGATTCGGTGGGAAAGTAGTCAAGTCTTTCCAAACCACAGCTGATACAGTCCAGTACAGCTCGTAGGAATACGGTACAGGGATACCTTCCTTAATAGGAAACGTGGCTAGGTTGCGCAGCTCATTTCTATATCATTTATTTGGGGCTGATTACCCTAGGCAAGACTGTCTGACGGCACTCCTTAAGTGAGTTAAAAAAAACAGGGCAGTACTCGGGCACTTGAGTCGGAAGTGCAGTTCTCCTACCGAACGATGTGTAGGCCTAGGCGACTTCGGGAAGTCGTAACCTTTAATGCTTTGGATACTGGGAGAAAGCGTGCACTCTAGGTCGGTGCTGAGAGGACCTACTGCTAAGCAGGGTAAGAGGAGTCCGGAATCCTCCTATCGCATTATATATGTCGGGTAACCGACGCCAAACGAAAGAATAGGAAGGGAGTTGTTTATATGATAAGAGTAAGATTATTAAGATTAGTTCACAAAATGGTTATCCTAATTTCTAAATCAAGCGACCCAGCTCTAAGAGAAATAGGAAAAGAATTGGTTGTTATAGAGGGCAAGATACTTGCATACAACACACCAATCAAACCAAGAGTACCAAATAAAAATAAATAGGAGGTAATATTATGGCTATACGCATAATTTATGATGATAGAGAAATAGGATGCGAAGACCAAGATATTGGTAGCATACATTTTGAACAAGAAATAAAAGATGAAGCTACAGGTTATGATGTTATTCGTGCTATCGTAAAAGTAATGCAAATAGCCGAATATCACCCAAATACAATACAAAACGCATTAGCTGATGTATTAGAAGAATTAACACCTGAAAATAACGAAAAAGACTTGTAATCAGGGGGCAACATTTGATATAATATTTATATAAAGAAAGAAGGAATGGAATATGAATATTTATGTTGCTGTAATTAGATTAGAAGACGGTCCAGTAACAGGGCCTTACCGTTATACAATGGCTCAAGCTGAAGCAGATGCTAAAGAATTGGCTGAAAGATATAGTGGGGTACCACATGGTATAATATATGTTGAGGAATTATAGGAAGGGAAGTGTAAAATATGGAATTAAGATTATCTCACCAACAAGAAAGAATAGTTAAAAGATTAAACGAAGGTATGGCTACACCAAAACAATTAGCAGAAATGCTTGGTAAGGGTTATACTGAATTGAAGGCTCAATCAATGGTATTGACATTGGCAAGAAAAGGAGCTATCGACAAAGTTAAGGCAGCTCTTATATTACACGGAACACCAATGGTAAAATTCCTTGATATGTAGAAAATTGGGAACTGGGTATTGGGTGCATGCCCCAACGGCTCAGTATAATTAAATTAAGTAAAATTGTAGTTTTAAAACTAGTTATCTACTAACTAGTAAAAATAAATATAATATATATATTATATATAGTAATATATAGGTATATATATATTATATATAGTAGTAGTAGTAGTAGTAGTAGTATATAGTAATAATATATACTACTAATTATTTAGTATATAGTAGTAATAATATAGGTATATATATAATATAATATATAGTAGTAATATATATCTATTGGTAGTATAATAAATATAGTAGTAGTATATTATATATATAAGTAGTAGTATAAGTATATGTATATGTATATGTATATGTATATATAGTAAGTATAATATATGTAGTTATAATATACTCAAATATAATACCTATTCATTAGGGTATATATTGGGAATACCATTATTTTTAGATGGGGGATGAGCTCCACAGAGCTACCTCCTGTCAACTATATAAACGAAACAGAACTGGCTTTTGTCAGCTCTTTTTTTTATGTAAAAAATAGGGGGTTCTGCAGCTCCATGCTACGCAGACAAAAGGTGGCGGCGCACACTAGTAAGGAAATAGGATGGTGGCATACACGAGATAAAAAATTTAAAAAAATACTTTACAAGAGGTTCAAAAGTGTGGTATAATTATAATAGAATAGGAGAGTATTATTAAAAAAAAAAAAAAAAAAAG